GGTGTAAATGAGTTGAATATTCAAAGGTGGAAATATCAATTTGGAGATGATGATCTGGATGTAACATATGAAAATATGGATCCCAATATGACATTCATTATTATTTCTACAAAAAATCTATTTATTACCACAACATTTCTAAATACAGTTCTTGATAAGCTTCATGAGGGGATTAAGAGGCTCCAAAACACAAATTTTGACACTGATGTAGTTATTAGTACTATGTATCGTTATGATAATGTACGAATTGAAACAGAACTTATTAATAGTAAGTCATCTGAAATGAGGTATAACGAGTATACACATCCTCTACCTCCAACATATGATGATTTCATGAATTCACAATCACATATTGTAGAGTTATATTGATTATATTTTCATTAGCTTACTGTTTTATATTCAATTTAAAAATAAATGTAATTTATTACTTTTGTTATTTGTATTTAAAATTAAATTTACAATATAATTTAAAAATAATGGAGATGGAAGCTATCAATTATATATCAGATAGAATTGATGAATTACATGATTTTATTGATGATAAAATAATTAAAACGCCAAAACATAGATTATCTATTTCATCAAATAACGAATATCCTGAATATATAAATATGTATAATTCACGTAATATTAAAAAGAACGGGTCTTTTAATAATATTAAAGTTGAATCAGCACCTTTTGTAGATAGTTATATAATCTCAAATCGTGTAAATAATATTGATAATGCATTATTAATGGAAGATTATGAAATTGCTTTTAGTATAACAAATAAAACCATAATTCAATTAAGAAACCCTGGAATTGTAAGCATTAAACGAGTATATCTTGATAAAATAATAAGTGAATTTAAATCTCTACAAATAAATTTATATAAACGTTATATTGTTAATGCAATGAAAAATATAACAAATTTACAAAATATTTTACAAAATATTTATTAAATATTTTACAAATGATTTAAAGGATTGATTAAATAATTCAGATAATTACCTTTAAATGGATATTAAAATAGACGATTTACAAAACAAAAGTATTTGTATGTTGGAAAAGCTCGTAGCATTAGATATAATGAATCCATTAATCCAACGTGATTTAAATAACGAACGTGTAGAAGAGATAGTTAATTATCAATTAGAATATCATAAGAAAACAGGAACTTTTTGTTTTTTAGGAGATCTAACAGTAGTAAGATTAGATAATCAGTTATTTATTGTAGATGGACTTCATCGCTTTTCAGCTATAAAGAGGATTTATCTCCATAAACCTGATTATAAAATTTGTATAAATGTCATTACGGCTACAAATTTAATGTCAATTGAAAATATATTTTGTTTATTAAATAAATCGGAACCAGTTCCAGATTATATTATAAAAACAACAAATGATATAACAAAAAGGCATATTTTAAATGATTTTTTATTAAAATTTAAAAAAGAATACAGATGTTATATATCCAAATCAAAATATCCAAAAAGACCAAATATTAATATAGATAATATATTAGATAATATATTAGAATCTACAGCTTGTAAGCGTTATCAAAGTGGAAAAGCATTATTTAATTATTTTCAATATGTTAATATAAATAATATAAAAGAAATTCATACATCTGCATATAATTTATGTATGGAAAAAGCTGAAAAATACAGTTGTAAACCTCTTTTTTTAAGTAATGATATAGATAATATTTGGTTAAATAACGAAGATTGGATGGATGAATATGATGGTTCTATAATGTATGATTCATCTGATGAAGCTGATAATGATATTTGTGAAAAACCTGCAAAGAGGAAAAAGGGTTCGATTCCAAAGAATATTAGATTTATAGTATGGAAAAAACTAAATGGTAAATCAACAGATGGTATATGTCCTTGTTGTAATAATAATATAGATATAAATAATTATGAATGTGGTCACATAGTATCAAGATATAATGGAGGGAGTGATTTTGTATCAAATTTGTTACCAATATGTAGTACATGTAATAAATCAATGGGTGTTCAGAATATGAATGAATATTGTAAAGAGTATGGGATGAATTTTGATTATGATACGAAAGAGAATATAAAAATTGAAGTTAGAATAAATGATATTTGATAATAACATCTAACATCAATGGAAGAATTTAAGATATTTTTCGACGAATTATTGGGTCCTAAATATTTTTCAATTGAAAATGATGATGAATCTATTTCATTTATACCAATGAGTCAAAAAAATCCAGTATATCAAGCTTATTATATTCCAGATAATCTATGTAAGGTATATGAAAATATATTAGGAGATGATTTAATTGTAGAGCATAATTATGTATATTTAGATGATAGATGGCAAAAAAGGCATTAAAAGATTAACTATAATGATTGGATTTATATAAAATTTGATAGAGATTAATCATTAAATTATATAATGATTATAAAATGAAGTTATATTTTAACACAGAAGCGTCACTCGCTGATTCTCTCAAAGAGCTTTCAGATATTATAAAAAACATACTAGAAAAAATGACAGAGGAGAGTCAATATGATGACTTTGCAAAGGAATTTTATAATATTGTTGTTTTAATTGATATTATCAATAATAAAAGAATTACAAAACTCTTTGATTCTTTAATGGGTGAATTGTATAAAAGTAAAGGAAGTTTAGATTGTTGTAAAGAGGAGATAGAGATATTTTATAATAATGTAGTTAATTTTGAAAATCTATAAGATAGATTATGAATATATTGTAAATGTATGTTTTGTAAAAGATTGTATTTGTTGTAATTGAGGGCCATAAATCCATATATCCTTACCAAACCAGGCATTTTGTTTATAACTAATAATATTTAATTGGATAGGGATATTATCAATAATAAAATATTTACTTTTTTTCATTTGATTTATAAAATCGATTTGATAGTTACTTGTAGCAAAGCTTGGACTAAAATTTATAGACAATCCATCAAGAGAGGTATCTTCTATCACAATAGTTAAAGTTATTTGATTTAATGTTGTTGGGATACTGTTTAAATTTAATACATGTTGAAATTCTAAATCTGCAGCTAATAAATATGAATATAATCCACATACGCCTGGACCATCTGAACCAAAGGCAATATTAATTGTACCATATTGATCACCCCACTCAGGGCCCCAATTATTTTGTACTATCCAATAACTAGTTAATATATTACCTGAATCATAAAAGCCAATTACATTCATTGCATGATTTAATATAAATTGACCATTTATGATGTTGCAACCATTATAATCATAGCTATTATAGATTCCTCCACTATATGAAAAAAAATCACGACCCACTGCAAAATAAGCAATAACTGGTTGGATTAATACAGCATTTTTAAGGGAATTTATATTATAAGTTTTAATATATTTAGCTGGGTTTTTAGTTTTAACATATAAATCAGAATTTACTAAATAACTGATACACCAAGTACCTGGTGTAGTATATGGGTATATCGAATCGATATATATTGGATTATTAGATGAATATAATAGAGCTGATTCGGATCCTCCTCCATCACACCCACCACCTGTAGGATATGTACATTCTCTTATTTGTGATGATGATAATATAAAAGAGTTCATGTTATTAAAATTTAAATTTTGAGATATAAGATAAGCTGATTCAAGATTTGTAGCTGCTGCATAAGCCCAACAATCACCACATTCTTGAATCTTTGGATTTGTGACCTTACCCAGGTCACGCCAATTAAAAAAATAACCATTCACAATAGTATTATCCACCTGTAATCGACGCGTTTTGTTATTATAATCATTATGATTTGTATCACTGTATTTATATTTTCCTTTAAGAATATCATCAGGGTATAAATCTGAGAAATAATTTCCAGTAGCCCACCATGTTTTATTAGTATCAGAATTAATATTATTATTTCTACTAATAGTAAGTTTAAATATTTTAAAGGCTTTTTTAAAAGTCTTATCGTCTTTATATGATTTATTATAATAATTAATAAAATCATTAAACCATATTGGTGCTTGTTTATCAATATCTATATCTTTCATAATACGACGATTATTTGTTTTTCCCTTGGGATTATTTACAACTTTCCAGCCTCTGTTATCTGCAATACATATATTCATCAGAAGAAAACCAAACATAATAATTATTTTTAATTTCATTTTTATAAAATTCTAAAGTATAATAATTTACAATGTCTTTAAAATTAAACTTTTTATTTAATTGATTCGATATCCATTTCTGTAATTTTATGTGTAGTGTTATCGTATTTTATAAAATCATTATTTTTATTAATATTTATGACATCTTTAATTGTCTTAATTGTTTTAGCATCTGTAATATTATTTTCTTTTAAATATTCTTGAACAAGTTTCCATTTAAGATACATAGGGAGAGTTTTCCAATTTTTATTAATGTATTTATCCTCGATCTCTTTATTAATTAAGTCTCCAAACGCTGATTCATTATAATCATTTTTTTCACTAAAATTAAAAACGCTAACCTTTTTAAATTTAAGACCTTGTTTATCTTGAAGATGTTTATTTAATTGAGATTCAAGTTGTTTTAATTCAAAGGCACTACTATCTTTTCTGACTGTATCAGTTTTGGCTTTCACTACATTTTCAAAAATATTTTTAAGTTTGTCGTCAACATCCATGATTATTAACTTTAAGTATTATATATATAACATTCATATCCTTTAAATCAATTTTTAAATTAATATTTTTATTGATAATCTATTTTAATAATAATGAAATAAATCTATTGATTACTAAAATTAATGAATTTATGTTATAAATATCTATATGAATACCTCTTTTAAAATAATACACTAAAGATAAATAAATTTTTAAATATCAATTTTAAAAATTGATATGTATTTAAGATTATATTACTATAATTATAGTAATGGATTTAGATAGGATTATCAGGGAAGCTAATTATAGTATTGATAAAATTCCCGCATCAATGTTAACAAATCTTCATCCTACTCCCAAAAAGGATATTCAAAAACGTATCAGTCAACTGAAAAAATATAAAAAACAACTTGTAAAACTATTGAAGATTCCAAAGATCGAGCAGAAGACGGATGAATGGTACAAGGTGCGTCAGAATCTAGTAACTGCGAGTGATTTCGCCCAAGCTTTAGGTGAAGGAAAGTTTGGTACAACGAAGCAATTTTATCAAAAGAAATGTGAGGCTGCATCAGCAGATTCAGCAGCAGCTGGTAAGACAAATCCTTTTTTCAAATGGGGAAATATGTTTGAAGATGTAGCGATTGATATTTATAGCGATATGTGTAATGTTCCTGTACATAACTTTGGTCTATTACAACATCCCAAACACGATTGGTTTGGGGCGAGTCCCGATGGTATATCAGATAATGGTATCATGGTAGAAATTAAGTGTCCTAAAAAGCGAAAAATAATTGAAGGAGATGTACCAACACAATATTATTATCAAATTCAAGGGCAATTAGATGTTTGTGACTTGGATGAATGTGATTATTTTGAATGTGAATTTGAATTATATGATAATGAGGAGGATTTCTTTAATAATCTTGATGAATATAAATATTATGGTATTATTATTGAATTAGCAGATGATTCCTGGAAATACAGTGGTGTAAATATGAAAAAAGATGAATTAATTAGGTTTTTAAATGAAAATAGAAATAATAAACGATATTTATGGTATCTAAATGCATTTAATAAAACTAGAGTTTATAGAGATGTAAAGTTTGTAAAAGAAAAGATGGAAAAACTTGAAGAAGTTTGGAATAATGTTTTATGTTATAGAAAAGATCCAGAAAAATATAAAGTTGATGTGTTAAATTCAATTAACATAGATACAGAACGCCTTTACAAAAAACCTGTAAGATCTGATATTTTTGATGAAAAACCTGTTATAAAAGGATGGTCATTTATAGAGGATGAAGAAATGTGATATAATAATTATGAATTTATCATTATTTAAAGAATAAAATTGTATAATTAAAAATTTGTATATGACATCTTGGAGAGAAGATTTAATAGTACAAGCAATATATAAATATTATTGCAAAAGAAATGATACAACTTATAATTCAATTATTAAAGAATTACTAGAAATAAAATTAGAGAATCGTATGGATAAAATAACATCATCAGGATATGATATATTTGCAGTATATTTAGATTTTCAAAATCCTAAAGAATTTGATAATTTTCTCATGGATTTAAAAAAATCTTTGCGTGCAGATAATATCATTTAAAGAATATTTAAAATATAAATATAGATGTGTGGTATAATTTTTGCATTATATTCAGATGAAAGATCTAAAGAATATATATTAAACAATGTCGATTCTATAAAGCATAGAGGGCCTGAAAAAACCAATATTATTGATGATGAAAAAGAGAAATATATATTAGGATTTCATAGACTTAAAATAATAGGGGCCACGAAGCACTTGTCCAAAGGACGAGACCCTTGTTTTTTAGAGGAAGTAACCAAAGATTACGACATAGGTAATCAACCTTTTATTACAGATAATTATACATTTGCATGTAATGGTGAAATATATAATTATAATGCCCTTATTAATGCTCATAATTTAAACAAAATAGAAATAAGAAGCGATGTTGAAATTATTGCAAAATTACTTGAGATAGACATTGAAAAGAATAATCAATTGGAAACATTTAATAAAATAGATGGAGATTTTGCTTTTGCTTTTATATATAAAAATAAAGAGACAGGTAGATCTAAAATCATTATTGCCAGAGATAAGATTGGATTATGTCCACTTTATTATGGATTAGATGGCGATAATAATATAATTGGTTTCGCGAGTGAAGTAAAAGCGTTGATTAAAATACCGTGGTGTAGTAAAATAAAACAATTCCCTCCAGGACATTATATATGTGAGGATTTCTATTATAATAAAATTAGTTTAATTGAAAATGAAATGATATTCAAAAATTATAATGTATCAAATAATGTCAAAAATGCATCTACTGTTGTGAGGGTATTAGTTGAGAATGCTGTGATTAAACGATTAAATCATAGTGATAGACCCGTAGGTGTATTATGTAGCGGAGGAATAGATTCCTCTATAGTTTCTGCTATAGCTAATAGATATAGTAATAGTACTGTAAATATTTTTACAATTTCTTATAAAAGTGGTATGTCATATGATGCATTTTATGCTACAAAATTATGTTCATCGTTTAAAAATAGTATACATACAAATATAATTTTTACTAAGGAACAAGTAATAGCTGCTATAGAAAACGTAATAAAGGTGTGTGAAACTTCAGATTATAGAACAATACGAGCAGCAATACCAGGTTATTTATTAGCTAAATATATATCAGAAAATACAGATATTAAAGTGATTTTAAGTGGTGAAATTAGTGATGAATTATTTGCAGGCTATAGGTATTTTCAATATGTTCCAGATGCAAAAAAATTAGAGGATGAAACTACTAGATTAGTGGATAATTTACATTGTTTTGATTTATTGAGAGCTGAAAGAGTTTTTTCTGCATTTGGTTTAGAATTAAGAGTTCCTTTTGGGGATCAGAATTTAATAGAAGGGGTAAAATGTTTTAATGATTTGATATTTAATTTTAGATTTAAGGAAAAATATATTTTAAGGGAAGCATTTAGAAATTATCCAGAATTAATAGATGTAATAGATCGTCAAAAAGAGTGTTTTAGTGATGGTTGTGGTTATGATTATGTTCCTGATTTATTGAGAATAAATTCTGATTCATCTAGATTAGACGAAAAAGAAAAAGCAGAAAAAGAATATTATTTAAATATATTTGAAAAATATTACGGCGAATGTACTTGGATTATTGAAAGGACAATGCCGAAGTGGATTCCAAAAACAGAATCCAATCAATTATTACAGATGGTTTAAGCTATCAATCTTGGAGCTTCATTCAGATAGATATTATAATAATTATCAATTTTAATTGTTTCAATAGAATCTATATCACTTGAATTATTGGGTATTCCTATTTTTTCTCCTAATAAATTAGAATTAAACAATTCTAATCTATAATTGTATATATTTTTATTTTTGTCATATGGAATATTAAAAAGCGTTAATATATTTTGTATTCTATTATCATCAACAAGCCACCATACAGTATCTTCACTTGCAAAATAACTTATATTTGAATTAATGTCAATATCTATAGCTAATAAAAATGTGGGGGATAAATTTATCATTTTAATACATGATATACACATTTATTACGGATTTATTATAATTAATCATATAAGTTCCTTAAGTGATTAATGTTTATCATAATATTGATTTAAATTTACATAACCTAAAGTGACTTCATTAATAGCTTGAACAAATTGCCTTGGATTATTAGGGCATGTCAAATTAATATTTTGTAAAGCAGGACGAGGATTTAATGTTTTTGAAGCAAATAATCTTGTTGCATTATTAGTGTTTGTCATATCAATTGCCCTATATCCACATGGATCTTCTGCTGGATTTCTATAATTATCTATATGTTTAGCATATAACATTTTTTTACCAATATCTCCAGAATTTGTATCTTTCCATGAAGCGAAAGCATGTTTTTGATTTGGTCCAAAAGTAGCAGTAATATTAATAATATTATTGTTACTTAACCATGGTAGATTAAATATAAGATTTCTAGATTTGGGTGCATTGAATCCACAGTCGTTTCCATCACCAGATAATAAATACAAAGAATATGTTGATGAATTAGATGGGTTTATAGCTAATTGAACTGCGAATAAATTATTTTGACAACTATTTGTTCCACCATATCCGTTATTCATAGTACATACTATTAAATTATATGGACTATTTCCTTTGACATTATTATCATTAAACATATCTATAGTAATAGATATATCAAACGATATTGTAATTACAGGTATTATAAAGTTATAATACATTAATGCTATATTATTCATAAATTCATACATATCAACTTCGTATGGATTAGATGCCCAACGTTTAAATCCTGTATCAAAAACTGTTATACTATTATGTTGTGTAGATATTCTAGGATTACTTATGGGTAAGCTTCTTCCAGTACTTTGAAAATTAGATGATAATTCATCCAAATAATAAACCCACATATTAACTAGACCATCTCTTAAGAATGCATTTTGTTGAATGGACTTTAAATCACTTTCCAAAACTAATTTTTGTGATGGAGAGAAATATTTATAATTAAAAGCGGTATTTTGATCACATGCTGAATTTTGATTAGAGGTTCTTGTAAATTTCAAAGCTATACATTCGTTATTAATACATTTACCGTATTGATTATAATGTTTGATACCTGTTGCAGTACTAAATATAAAACCACCTGTATCGATTGTATATGCAACACTTAAATTATTATTAATTGAGAATTCTACAAAAAGAGGGTTTGATAATATAAATTTAGCAAAATTATCTCTATCTAAAGGGGTTTTATTTGAAAACCACATATAGAAAGAATTAGTACCATCTATAAGTTCATAACCTTGTAAATTTAATGCGATACAAGATTTTGAAAGGGTATAAAATAATGAATCTTCGTGTACAATTGCAAAACTAGGATTTAATACTCCTTGATTTTGTGATAACATACATTTACCGCCTGGTACGGTTTTTAAAGATGTAGTGTCAATAACAGCACGTTGTGTTGCAGTGAGGATATTTCTTGATCCAAAATAAGGGAAAACAATATTCCTTCCATAATCATTCATTATGTTAAGTGCTAATGAATCGTTACCTTGTTCAAAATATTCCTTAACTACTATGGGAGATACATATGAGTTTATTATTAATAATACGATTAAAAATATGATAACGTTAATAAGAACAAAATCCATTTTATATAAAATGTAGAAATTATTTAAAGATTAAATAATATATTGATTTAATCTAGAGAGAGGTCATGAGAGTTATTAAAAGAACTGGAGAATCAGAAGAGGTGTCATTTGACAAGGTCTTAAATAGGCTGAGAAATCTATCAGATAACCTTTCAGTTGATATTTTTGATATAACACAAAAAGTATGTTCAAGAATTTATGATAATGTTTCAACTAGTGAATTAGATGAACTTGCTGCACATATTTGTAGTTCTATGATCATTGATAATCCAGAATATGGTGTATTAGCTTCCAGAATTATTATTTCAAATCATCATAAAAATACATCACCTTCGTTCTCCGAAACTGTAACTATTTTATATGAAAATAAAGATTTAGATGGTAATTCTAATCCATTAGTTTCTCAAGATCTATATGACACTGTTATGAAAAATAAAGAAAAATTAAATAGTATTATTGATTATTCTCGAGATTACTCTTATGATTATTTTGGGTTCAAGACACTAGAAAGGTCATATTTGCTTCGATCTAATGGTAAAATTATTGAAAGACCTCAACAAATGTTAATGAGAGTATCTTTGGGAATTCATAAAACTGATTTCAAAGATGCTTTACAGACATATGATTATATGTCTAAGAGGTATTTTACTCACGCAACCCCTACATTATTCAATTCAGGAACACCAAGACCACAATTATCTTCATGTTTTTTACTTTCAATGAACGAAGATAGTATATCTGGAATTTTTTCATCTTTACAAGAGTGTGCGTTAATTTCTAAATATTCTGGTGGTATTGGAATTCATATTCATGATATTCGTGCAAAAAACAGTAGAATCCGTGGAACTAATGGTACATCAACAGGTATTATTCCAATGCTTCGTGTATTTAATAATACAGCTCGTTATGTTGACCAAGGGTCACGTCGTCCTGGAAGTATTGCAGTCTACCTTGAACCATGGCATTTGGATGTATTTGATTTCTTAGAGCTTAAGAAGCCTCATGGTCATGAAGAAGATAGGGCAAGGGATCTCTTTTATGCCATGTGGATTCCTGATCTTTTTATGGAGAGAGTAAGGGATAATGGAGTTTGGAGTTTGATGTGCCCTGATACATGTAAAGGTTTGGCTGATGTATGGGGTGATAAATTTAAAACATTATACGAAAGTTATGAAGAAAAGAAGATGTATAAAAAACAGATTCCAGCTCAGGAGTTATGGTTCAAGATTCTTGAAAGCCAGATTGAAACAGGTACACCATATATTTGTTTTAAAGATGCTTGTAATGCAAAAAGTAATCAACAGAATCTCGGGACTATTAAGTCAAGTAATCTTTGTTCTGAAATTATACAGTATTCTTCACCAACTGAAACTTCAGTGTGTAATCTAGCGAGTATTTGTCTTCCCACATATGTTGAATATGATAAAGATGATAAACCCTTCTTTAATTTTGAAAAACTTCACGAAATTGTTAAAATTTCTACAAAAAATCTAAATAAAATTATTGATGTCAACTTTTATCCTGTTGATAAAGCTAGAGTATCAAATCTTAAACATAGACCTATTGGTATTGGTATTCAAGGTCTAGCTGATGCATTTATTCTAATGAGATACCCTTTTGAAAGTGTTGAAGCTCGTGAATTAAATAAATTGATTGCGGAGACAATGTATCATGCAGCTACAGAAGAATCTATGGAAATTTCAAAGAAAAGGCATAATTTTGTTCTTGAAAAACTAAAAGACAGTTCAGATATTGAAGTAATTAACACATATCTAAATCTTAATGAATTTGATCCAGATCCTACATCTAAATACCCAGGTGCATATAGTTCATTTACTGGTTCTCCGGCATCCCAAGGTAAACTTCAATTTGATCTTTGGGGGGTAACACCAACTCCTGGAAGATATGACTGGGATAAATTAAAAAATGATATTATTGAATATGGGATGAGAAATAGTTTATTGATTTCTCCGATGCCTACAGCATCAACATCTCAAATTTGCGGATTTAATGAGGCATTTGAACCATATACTTCAAATATCTATAAAAGGAAGACACTGTCAGGGGAACATATTCTTGTAAATAAACATCTTGTCAAAGATTTAACAAAATTAGGTCTATGGACAAAAGATATTAAAAATAAGATTATTATTAATGAAGGTAGTATTCAAGGAATTGATGAAATTCCCAAAGATTTACAAGAGCTTTATAAAATTGTTTGGGAGATGAAGCAAAAATCCCTTATTGATCTTGCAGCTGATCGTGGTGCATATGTATGTCAATCTCAAAGTATGAATCTATTTATGTCGGATCCTGATTTCAAAAAATTGTCAAGTATGCATTTTTATAGTTGGCAAAAAGGTTTAAAGACAGGTATTTATTATTTACGTACAAAAGCTAAAGCAAAACCTCAACAATTTACTATGGAGCCTATTAAACCAGTTGATAATGTTGCTAAAGATGAAAAAAAGAAAAAATTTGTATGTACTGACGAGATTTGTATCTCATGTAGTGGGTAAATTTATTATATTCAAATACATATAGTTCTTAAAGATTTATCATTAGAAAAATCCGTCAAAATTGTATATTTGAAAAAATCAAATATTAATGAATTTCAATACTTCATCAAAATTTCCAGAATCATTTTTAAGAACAGATTGTAACTTTGACAAAATTTGTTTCTTATTCATTAACCCTTTATTTACAGATAAATGTTTTGTGATTTCACAAAAATCACTTGAATCTTCATCAAAAATAATATAATCTTTGTAAACTTTAGTAATATCATTTTGAATAGTTTTATAATCTACTTTTTTTCGCGTATATGTATCAAATCCATATAATCCTCCTACTTTTAATACAAATTTCCAGGCACCATCTTCGATTGGTAAGAATTTGTTATTTTTATCAAAAATAACTTCATAGTATATAACTTCATTAGTCCCTGCTAATGAAATACATCCATTCCAACCGAAATCTTCTATGGCCCTATTCATCATATTTATAAAGCTATAAATAAATTATGCTTAAAATAACTTTCAAATTTTAATTAAAAAATAATTTACTAATTTTTCCTATTGGTGCTCTACATATATAACAATATTTAGATTTTTCTATACAATTTCTACAAAATGTATGACCACAATTACAAAAAACATCAGATTCACTTGACATGCATGCCGGACATGTATGTAAACTGGACGTACTTTTAAAGATATTATATAAATCTGATAAAGTTTTTATTATTGCATTATTCTTATCGAATTTTGAATCAATATTTTGAGTCTTGATTTTAACATTATCTTTAATTAATTCTAGAATATTCCCTATTGAATACTCAATATTATCGATATGATTTTGTAATTCATTTGTATCTAATTCTTGATTATCAAAACATAATTTTAAATTATTTATTTTTTGTAGACTTTCATTACATATATCCAGAGATATAGATTCAAATTCCTCAAGATATATCTTATCATTTAGAAGTTGTCTGTTTTTAGATAATTCGTCTAGTAATAATTGTCTACCTTTTTTAACATTTTCGGTAATTTCATTTATTTCCTCTTTATTTTCAATTATAATCTGTTCACTTTCAGCGATTTTATAAAACAAATCTTTATTATCATAAATTTGTTTCCGAACTTGAAATACTTCATTTATATCTACAGTATCATTATTAGTTTCATTTATTTCTTTTAACATTGTTCTAAAAGGGATTGTTGATTTTGGAAGAGACATAAGATTATGATAGTATAACATAAAAATAAATTGATTAAAACTCGACAAATTTTTATTATATTTTTGGAATATAATTATCAATATAAAAATAAATTAAGATTTTTTTAATCTTGAATATTCTCCAGAAAATTCACATAAAAATTTATAAATAATTCCATTACATCCTGCAAATAATATAATAGCTATAGATATATTACATATAAAATCAATTCTATATAGAATAACACCAATTATATATATAAAAATAATAATTAACCACGTTGATTTAAAATATAGTAAATTTGCAAAAAAATCAATTGTTTTAATTTTCATTTTTGCAGACATTTTGTGGTCTAAATCTTGAATAAAAATCAGTATCATCATAGTATAAATAAAATATATTCCAGAAGCAATTATAATATCTTCAATCATATTTCCATTAATATTTTATGATCCTTTTAAATATTAACTGCATTTAATTTTCTATCAGCAAGTTGTTTTTTTGAACCGAATTTATCTTTGTTAGCATCAATCATATTTTTATAGAATGATTGGTCTGTTAATTGTGGGATTTTATAGGCTTCTTCACATGCTTTTACATATGATAGTGCTCCATCTTTGGTGGAGAAGTCGTGCTTGAATTGTTTGTGATTTTCTTTCCATTGTGGTCCAAAAGTAACAACAACTTTCATTAATTGATCTGCAGTAAAGAATGAATTAACTATGTCATCTTTTATGATACGCATCGGAATTGCATAAACTAAATTGTTTTTCAAATCTGAAACTTGAAATATATCAATATCATCAGGGTTATATGGTAAATTACCTTCATGACGAACATTAAAAGCCCTAGATGCAACTTTGTCTTGCACCCGTACATTTTTGTTTACAATAAAATCGACAGGTCCGTATGAATTTTCATGTTTTTTCTCGACATTGATATCAAATGAATTACAAGCAGTTCTTGTCATATTCATTGAATGTTGTTCTATACGATGTTCTTTACTAGGAATTTGTGAATCATCTTCATTCCAAAAAATTAATGAATGTTTAGTTCCATTTTTTATAAACTCGAGTTTCTGTTGTAATAAACGATTGCATTCTTCCGAAGATTTTCCAACATCAAATCTAAACATTTGATCATTCATAGCATTTGTAAAATCGTTAAAACTTTTTTTTGTTAGGTGCATTATTGGATGAAACCCTTGTTTTGGCTCAAATTTATTTAATACATTGATAGCATCAATTCCATAAAAGAACCAAACAACATCGACTTGATTATCTCGAGTTTTACCAATACATGTCAAACTTCCTGTCTGTAATATTGAAATCATTTCATTTACAATAATTGAACTATTCGAACCGGTTAAATTCAAATGTCCATCTTTATTAACTCTAGAGCTTTTAATTTGATCGGCAACAAAGACTTCAGCATTAATATCATCATTTTTCATACAATAAGCTATATCATATAATCTAAGTTCATTCAAATGTTCACGCTGTGTATAATTTGAAATACCAATTAAGTTATCTAAGTCATCTATTGCTTTTGATTCTGAATCATTAGTTGTAGAAAAGCCTTTTGGTCTAGTAGTACTTAAATCAACTCCTCTTTTTGTATTAATTTCATGCATTTCTTCTTTTGTTTTTAAACTACTTTCACCAGTCAACAAATGATCGATTCTCGCGAATTTTGTGATACCATTTCTTGATACATTAATTTTACGCCATCCATAATTTTTTTTACCATTTCTATCTATTGGAATTTCTATTTCATCGAAATCATCTTTTGTTGTTATCATTTTTAATCCAATATATTCAATTGCTGATTTATTACCTTCATATGATCTTACCCATTCAAATTTACCCATTTTAGATAATATACGTTTATCATTGATTGCTTTCCAAATATCACTTGCTTTTCTTGTATTTTTCATTCTGTTATTAGGAATTAATTTTTAATTATATTCTTTTCAATTTTTATTATAAATTTAAGGTTCTACCCTTTTTCCCTTTGTTTTTCTTTTTTCCCATTAAAATTCCATTAATAGATGAAGAATCATCTGCAGTTAATGCATCTAATTCACTTTCTGCTATCGAACTCATAGCTTCAATTCTATCATTATCGATATTATTATTTTCAAATTCTCTTAGAAGATCTTCTACATTTGAAGGTCCTTTCATATTTACTCTTTGTTGTTGTTGTTGAGATGGGTATTGTTGAGGGATTCTATTATTTTGCATTGGAGGAACTGGGATATATGGTGGGGGTGAATGATTCATAAAATCAGGTTGAGCTTGTTGCTGTTGCTGTTGTCCACCTCCTCCGAAGAAATTCGAGAACATACCTCCCAGATTACCGAATAAATTATTAGCACCACTTTGTTGCTGTGCCATGTGGCTACTAGTTGCAGCTGCAAGATTTCTTGCGAGTTCAGGGTTTTGTTTAAGGATATCATTGAGTCCAGGCAATTGTGATTTGAACATGGAGTTTGTCATATGAAACATGAAACCAGAACCTCCGAGTAACATAAGCAATTTAATTTCTGGAGGGAAATTGGCTTTACCTTTGTATTTATCATATAATTCCTCAAAAACGTCATCGTAATCATCGATGTTTTCATATACACTATCTGACCACCCATCTAGTTTAGCTCCAATGGGATCAAACTTTGAATTACACCATTCAACACCTGAAACAACAGCCATCATCATACGCCTTTGAAGTTTTACACTGCTATCGATGGCTCTATCTCTTTTAAGTCTTTCAAATTCAGCTTTCATTTCTTCAAGACTTGATGATAATGTAAACTTTTTAGGTAATTTCATTCCTTTTTTCTCTAATCTTTCGAATTGATATAACATTTCTTTTTTCATGATTAGAATATCTTCATCAGATAATCTTCTCCTTTGTTCATGCATAATACTACCAAGTGATTCTAATTGACTTCCTTCATCAGATGTATTATCACCACCCTGTTGCTGTTGTTGATATTGTTGTTGGAATTTTGATCGTCTATCACCACCATTGTTTTTCAATTGTGATGGCATTTCACTTTCATAACTAACATCATCTGTTTCAGTTTCATATTCATCATCGTCATCTTGATTCATATTTATATGATTACCGACATCAATAACATCTGGTCTTATTTCAATACTCCGAATACTACCACTTTTAACACTTATTTTATCATCATTAAATGAACTTCTTGAACTTAATGAAACAGCATCACTTCCTAATCTCTTTTTAGGATTCATCAAAAGTTCTAAACCTAGATCTTTTTCAAAAGAATTTGCATTATTTTTAGGATCTTGTTGCATTTGCATATTAATATATTAAATGTCTATGATACAACTTTATATGTGATTTATCCGCAATTAAATTATTTAAGAACAATTTGTTTATTTAAGAAAATGAAGATATTATCATGCGACCCTGGAATTAAAAACCTAAGTTATTGTTATTTAGATATTATTGATAATAAACCTAAAATTATTGATTGGAATACATTATGTGTAATAGATAATAATGAAAATTGTTCTAAAATGTTAATAGATGATATAGTAAATGCAGTATTAATATCTTTAAATGAAAATTTTGGGGATAAATTTGAAGCTGATATTGTATTAATTGAAAATCAACCCATGTTAAAAAATGGTGTTATGAAAACTATTTCAGTAGTAATATATACATATTTTAATATGATGCGTTTACAATATGGTAATATACAGGAGGTTAAATTTATATCAGCAACTAATAAATTAAAATGTAAAAAGGGTCAAAATATAATTATTAAAAAGGATACATATAAAGATAGGAAAAAGAATAGTATTGAATTAGTAAAGCTTTATATTACTGAACTGTTTCCTGAAAAAGTTGAATGGTTTAATAAGTTAAAAAAACAGGATGATGCCAGTGATTGTTGCTTACAAGCAATATATTATATTGAAAAAGTATTAAAATTTTTATAGATTAATTATTTCCTTGAAGCTGAATTTTATTGTTTATTTTATTGTTAATATAAGATACAGTATTTGGAGGGAAAATTGATATTTTTTTATATAATATAATATTCAATAAATATAAAAAGAATTTATCTTTAGCTTGAATATTATTTGATTTTAAAATATTGGATATATATTTTACATAATATATATAATACATCTGTTGAAATTCAAGATATGAATTCACATTTGGTAAATTCATATATTTATTTATAATACTGAATATGATATCTTTATGATTTGTAAAGATTGTTTCATTTAAGATGGCAGGTAAATTTTCAGGTAATTTAAAATCATAAGTTGGACATATTATCATTTTGGGACTATCATTAGATTCATAAACAGCAATATTATCAATAATAAGACATTTATCGTCTAAATTTTTAATATTTCCATATTTCTTTTTCAATGACCTAATAATTTCTGGTTTAATTTTTTTTATAGATTTTTGTACACTATTATTAACAATTGTACAATGTTGTCTTGTAAATATTGGTCTATTAATTTTAATATTTAGAGTTTTTTCAATATGAGGAATTAAAAATGTGGCCCATTGTTTTTCAGATGCAGTATAAATAAAAAATTCAGCATTATTATAATTCTCCTTGATTTTTTTAATAAATTTACTAAAATAAGGTCTGATTATACCAGATTGTAATTTATGTTGAAATTCTTTGACATTAAAAACATTTATTTTTTTATCAACTTTTTTTAAAGCAATATTCATTTCATACATCATTACTTGTGGTTTAATATCACCAATCATAGTACCATCGATATCGATAATAAAAATTAATGGTTCTCGCGGTCTTTCAGACATTATTAACTTTACAAATATATTAATTTTTTCTTGTAACAAAATTATTTTTATATTTGTTTACATCCTCATATAATTTGTTTAATTGTTTTGACATTTGTTTTACTGTTAATGGTTTTTGGTTTTCATCATATAATGAATTATCCCCATAAATTTTATTATCAAGTGGAACCCCTTTAAGATCATGTATTTTCTCTTTTGTATATTTTTCTATATGTTTTAAACAATCTACGACTTTTGCTTTTCGAATGCATAAGAAGAAATTATTTTTGGAATATGAATCTAATAAATGTGTTGTATCTGCAAATGTAAAACTTTTCCATGCATCAACACATTCATTATTCCATGTTGGAGACTCTAAAACAATTTCTAAACTACTTAATAATTTTTCAGTTTTTTCATATGTTAATTTTAATGAACTATTATTTTTTTTAATATGTTCTTTGAGATCATAATGATTTATATAGGATTGATAGAAATAATAATAGGGTTTACCACTATCATTGGGTATTTTTTCTAATATTAATACATGACCTGGGAAAAATAATGGTTCTTTAGTCGGATCTTTATTTGGGAATTTTCCATCAGTTAACAAAATATAATATAGATATCTATGTTTAGTTTTAATATCTAATATATCCTTTTTAAAATACGAAATAATATTGTTATTATTATCATCTTTATCTAAATGTCTTTTCCTCGTCGCAACAGTATCACAATAATTGGCTATTTCTATTCCACGGTTTTTACCTAACATGAATATTGATAACATCACAGCGGTATTGAGACATTTTGATGTCAAAAGTCGCATATAATATTCTTTAACATCATTTGTCAGAGTTTGCATAAGAGGTTTAACATAATTTTTTAAGATATAACCAACATCACATTTACGACAATTTTCTTCAGTTGTACATTTATCAAAAACCAATTTTGGCATTATTTAAACTATAAAAATAAATTTAAAAAATAGATATGATATTTTAATCTTTATTTCATTTGGAACGAGATATAAAAATAATTTATCTTTGTGACTATATAATAAATGAAAATTCTTGTAATAACATTTATTTGTTTATTTATATATTACGTATATAGATTCAAAAATATAAATGACCTTGAATTTTATATTTTAGTTTTGTCTTTTATAATAATTTTATTATCACTTAAGAGGATTGAAAAATTTACCGGTGATAATAATGAAAAATATGTTTGTGGTGAAAACAAATTATCAAATATAATAGATAAATATAGTAATAAATATAATAAGTATATAGATAAGTATGATATTAAATCGAAGATTAATATATTAAAAAAAAATATTAAAGAGAAAATCACAGACAATAGTATACAAATAAATAAATTATTTTCTCTCATAAAACAAAAACTAAATGGATACCAAATATAAAATTATCATTGTAGTATTCATATTAATAGCATTATTATATGCTGGTCATTTTATAATAGATTATATGAATTCAAATAAAAAGAAAGAAGCTTTTACATTATTTGATGATGATGTTGAACATTATGAAGAACCTGAACCTAAACCTAAACAGCAAAAAAAAAATATAGCTGAAGAAAACAAAAAAAGTAAAAATGAAACCACATCAGAAGAATCTAAATATGATTTAAGAGTTCTTATTTTAGATGACATTGAAACATTACAAATTACTGATAAAGATCAAAAGGGAAAATTAATGGAAATAATGTTTAATGAAAATACATTAAAAAAAGTATCTACATTAAGTGATAAAGAACGATTAAAGTTTGTAGAGGATAAATATAATTCTCTTGGAGTCACTTCATCATTAAATGAAGCTGATATTAAAAACGAAGATTCACAATTAAATAGAAGTGTAAAAAATGTAGTTAGTCGTTTTAAAGGTGTTGAAGATGATTCTTCTCCAGTTGAAGAATTACCAACTTTTTCAACATCTAAAAATGTTTCAAATAGTGAATTAAGTAAAGAATTAGTTCATAGAACTGCTGATACTATGACAAAATTAAAAACTGTACAAAATAATTTGGAAACTGTTCAAAAGAGTTTAAATGATATGCAAAAATATGTGGCAAATATTGATCCTTCATCTAAAGTAGATTTGTCATCTAAATCAGGTTTCCAAATGCCAAAAATCCCTGAATTACCTGGTTCTTCTTCAATAATAGAAGGCTTTGAAAATATTAGGGGATTTGCACCTGCATTTTAAACTATGATTTTAAAATAGCTAGAAATTCATCTATGACGAATTTTGTTTTAGATCCTACAACTCTTGAGTAAATATATTTATGATCAATATCAAATATTTTTTTAACTAATGGTTTTACTGTTTTTAACATATAAATTAACATTTGTATCAATAGAATACAAACATTTTCATTTTTCAATTCTAATGTTTTTTTGAGATCGGTTATAATGATATAACCATATTCTTCTACTGATTTTTCTAAATTAAAAATAGTCATTAATCTATTAATCATCATATTTTTCGCAATTAATAATGATTTTAGTTTTTGACTATTACAAAATGAATTATATTCATCATCTTTATCAATAGCAATATATTCATTCATCCATTCACTATTATCTATATAATAATTAACAAATTTATTAATAGCTTCTATAGCTATTTTTGATTCAATATCACTACATATATTAACAATATCTTCAATTAATCTCATATAAATATTTAAATAGAATACTTGTATACTACATTTATCTAAAATTTCTAGAATTATTTTACTTATGTTATGTTCATTTTTCATTAACCTTATTTTTGTAAACATTTTATGATAATTATCATTGTTTAAAACATTTAAAATACCTAGAATAATTTTATTTAAATCTTTAGGTTTTCTATCAGCATATGTTGGTCTTTCATCATTAAAATGATTTTTTTTATTATTATATCTATTATTTCCTTTAAATGAGTAATCATTTTTAGGTGGGACAAATAAGTTTATCTGAGTATTTGAGAAACATTGATATTTTTTAAATAAATCATCATATTTTTTATATATGCTGGTCTCTTTATCTAATTCTAAACGTTTTTCAAAAAAGTGGGATGGGTTTATTATAATGATATCAGTCATTATTATTATTAATATGCAAAATATTTAAGTATGTTTTAATATGCTATTTTAATTATGAATAAAATAATTAATTTCATTGATCATTTATATGAAAGTATTAATATTTACCAAACATTAATTATATATAATGATATGAATTATGATATAAATGATTTAAAAATATTATTAGAGGAGAAGGATTACCCTGTTTGTATTATCGATGATAATATTTCAATTAAGGAAAATAATTTCAGAGTTTTTATAATGAATGTTAATATTTTTTTGAATGGGTATATTAATACCAAAAGACTAGATTTATCAAAAGTTAACATTATTTTATGTTTGGATGATGTCTCTTTAAATAAAACAAATAATTATTTAAATAATAAGGAATTAAATATTAATCTCGCTGACGAACTCTATATTTTTTCTATTGATAATGTATAATAAAAATAATGAGCATCTTAAAAATTTTTTTATGGATTTTTGTAATAATTGTAGTTGTATATGCAATAGTGATGGCATATAATGATGTAGTTAAATATATTCCCCAAGAAAAGAAAAAGGTTGAGAAATTCGATGAACCTAAATTAAAGATTGCATTATTTTATGCCGAATGGTGCGGTCATTGTTCCAAATATATCAAGGCTGGGACATTTATGGATACATATGATAAACTAAAACAACAAAAGAAATTTGATAAAGTCGTTTTTGTTCAATTTGACTTCGATAAAAATAAAGAATTAGGTAATAAATATGGAGTTTCATCATTCCCTACAATTGTTGCTATTTCATCTAGTGGAGATTTAGTTGGTGAATTCGCTGGTGATCGAAACGATCCAGAAGCTTTAATAAAATTCACATCTGATAGTCTGAATAAAATTTAAAAGGAAATAATAATAATAATATGATATAAATATAAATAATGGATATAAAAACTATAACAAATATTGCCCCATCAATTATTGCATTTTATTTGATTATAGCAGCTGGATTTATTATAGAATTATTTGGGTGTAGATTACGTGATATATTATCAGATAGTATGATTGCTAAGCATGTAATTGCATTTTTACTTTTACTATTTTTAGTTGTACTCACAAATCCAGTTTATTCTGAAAAAAATATATTTGAAAATTTAGGTATATCAGTATTGATATATATATGGTTTATGCTTACAACTCATTCACATTACTGGGTAACTTTAATAGTAATAATATTATTAATGTGTATTTTTCTAATAAATAGTTTAACGGAGAAATATACCAAAGATAAAGATGAACAAAAACTAAAGAATATAAATAAAATTCAAATAGCTTTATTTATTTTAGCTTTAGTTGTAAGTATTATTGGTTTTTTAATGTATTTATTTGCAAAAAAACAAGAATTTGGTAAAGATTTCAATATAAATAAATTTTTCTTATCAAGTAAAAAATGTCGTACAAATTTAGATTATAGTGAACACTTTAAGAAGAGGTAGATTTTATATTCAAATCTAATTTTTCTTTAATTGATTTATAACCCATATTAATATATGTTACCCAGTTTTCTTTTGGGAATTTAAGTTTTAATTCTGTTAATGAAAACCAATCGTCTTCTATAAAGTCCATAATAATAACATTATTTTCAGCGTCATTTAAGGCTTTTGAATTAACTTTATCCACAAGACTATTAACGACAAAATTAATGTAACTAAAGAAATTATCTATACTTTTATAATTTTTATAAACTATATTAATACCTAATATATCTTTTAATACATTATCTTTTATATAATCAATTGGAAAATTATTATATAAACCACCATCCATATAGACATCTTCGTTTATTGTTATTGGTGAATAAATGATAGGAATACAACATGATACTCTGATTGCAGTAACAACACTTAAATTAGGCATAGTATCTACATTAAAAAATTCACTTCTTTCTTTTGATAAGTTTGATACACATACAACTAGATTTTTTCCTGTATATTTAGCTAAGTCTATAAAAGTTATATCATCTACTTTAAGTTTTTTATATAATATTCTTTGTATCAATAATTCTATATTTTTACCTGAACTGATCCCATAATTTGTTAAAATATCAAAACATTCACTTGGATCAAAAGTATTAATTTCTGGATCACTTAAATTATGGACTAGAAAATCTATAATTTCAACATATGTATAATCTAATGCTAAGAATAAACACATAATTGAACCAGCAGATGTACCTATATAATTTTTAATATTTTTAAGAGCATTTTTTTCTTGTAAATATTTTATACAACCTATAACAGCTATCACTTTTAATGCTCCTCCTGCAATAACAATTGAATTAAAATGTATATTATGTGATATAGGTTTGATTTCGTTATTTGCAGAATCATTTGACATTTATACTAGTAATTATTATATATATTTTCCTTAAATATCTTAAATACTTAAAATTTGATTTAATTATATTATAAAAATTATATTCATATGAACCTAAAATGATTGGTTTGCGTCACCGATATTGTTCTACAAATATCGATTATAATAAAAATGTTTACAAAAGAGAATTTATAGGTGACATGATTATTACAGACGATCCAAATGATGATTGGTTATGTATATCATTTGATTTATGGATTGGGGATTTTGTACCAGGGTGTTTATATATCAATAAAGTTACAAAAAAAACTAAGATTAATTATAATTCGTCATTTGTATGTTGGTTAGTTGGTTTTGTAATTCATAAAAATCTTGTGAAATTTTCAATCCAAAAACATCATAAAAATTTACTAAAAAAAATATTATTTGATATTTTACAAGATAAATTATCTATAGCTATTATTGACACTCCAATCCCTTGTTTTCAACAGAGAGTTTAAAATCTAAATCTTTAGAGTTGTACGAGATGGAAATGACAAAAGTTCTAAATTTATTATATATTTTCTATTGTTTATTTCTGTTATATATGGAGAGATATCTTCATTATAATTTTGTGAATTTTTTGATGCAATATCGAAAACTTGAGTTTGTGAAAAAAAATAATAAAATGTAGGTTTATCGATATACATGTCCCTATAGATTGAAAATGCATCTTTAAATACTTCAAAATTTGTATATGCACCCTCGCGACATTTACAAAATTGCTCTCCAAACTTAGAAGAAACTATTGTCAAGAATTCTTCCCCTTGTTGTTGATTTTTCTTATAATCAACTTCTTCTCTTTTTTTTACAGAAGAAAAACCAAGTCCCATAATATTATTTCATTATTAATAATCTTTAAATGATGATCAATACTTCGACAAAACTCAATAAAAATATCTATGTAATATTTAAAATGAAATTTATAGATTCGCGAAGCTGGAGTATTTTCCAGAACACATCACGTATAACTATTATTATTTTTATAATGATCACTATTATATTTTGTATACTCTCTTTATTACATATTTATGAAACTTTTTGTGGAGGTGATAGGATACCCGAATATTTGAAACATAAGTCCAAATGTTATGATTGCGAGACTGATATAAGACAAAGATATGGAGAAGAATCTGTCTGGAGGGCGCAACCCTCTAAAATGTTCTCAGCAGAACAACAAGGAGTCGATATGTATGGTGAAGAAGGAGGTTTTGTCGGAAAAACCATTAAATATTATTAAATAACTTTTAATTTTTGCATATTTTATAAACATCATTATAGTATTTTTCATTATCTTCTTCTGGAATATCATTTAATTTTGCCTTTTTCCAATTTAATTCTTTTGATTTAATATTTTAGGGCAATTGCAATTGCAGCTTCAAATGTTTTATTATAAGTTCCAAGATAATATACCTTTTTATATAAAAAGTTGCTCATAAAATAATAATATTTAAATATTTTAATCATTATATTATAATAATGAATTTTCGAAAAATATCTATAGATGCCAAATTAAAATCTTACAAGGTTCAAGAAATGGTTTTTTCATGTTTAAGAAGTAAGATTGCTTACGAGAACCCCGGGAAAATCAGGGATATATTTAAGAAGAATGGGGATCGCGATATATTTAGTTGTAAATTAATGACATGCAATTTAGATATCCAAAATAAAATAAACACTGTTGTTGACACTATTATTGATGATATGTATACAGAACCTATATTTTATGATGGGCATGTAAATAAAAATAATAAAAGAGATGCCCAGGCATATTTATTATATAAATCAAATACAATTTATATATCTTTTCGCGGAACCAATAATATTGGTGACGTAATCGATGTAATTGATTTTAGACCAAGAACAATTATGAAAGATATTGTAGTTCATAATGGATTTTATGAGCAATTTTTTTCAATTGAATCTCAAATTACAGATGATATTAAAAATATTATTAAATTACATAATATCGAAAGAATAATATTTACAGGTCATTCATTGGGTGCATGTGTTGCATCCATAGCAGCAGCTTATTATGCAAGTATGTTTAAAGATTTATACATAACATGCCATACATTTGCGATGTTACGAACAGGAAATGATAAATTTGTAGATTGGTTCAAATCAGGTGTAGATGAATGTACTAGAATAGAAATTCAAGAAGATATTGTACCGTTACTTTATATAAATAAAGATTTTGTTCATATACCGAATGGTGTTAAACTAAAAAGAAGTGGGAGTGTAGATGATAAATTATATGAAAGTGATGAATTAGGATGTGTTGATATTTTAACTACATTATTGAAAAAAAATGAATTAAAAGTAATTACACAATTTCATTCCATGGAGATACATATTGAACGTCTTTTATCTATTAAACAGATAAGGAAAAACTAATTAATTTTGTTATAAATATCAATAATATTTTTATAGATATAATTACATATAAAACTATTTTCTTTTTCTAATAATTTAGTTATTTCTTCTATTTTTTCTAATGATTTTATAATATTATTATCTTTTTCAGGATAATTATCAAAAAATGCTTCTTTACATCCCATATAATCTGCTAACTTTAAAAATTTAGATCTAATACTTGATTCTTTTACTATAAAAACATTAGTATTATTAATATTATTCCAATTTAATAATTGAATCCACATAAAATATAATAAACCAGTAAACGTATATTGATGCCCGTTACTAATTTGATTTGATAATTTATAAAAATTGGTTTCTAAACATTTAGTTTCTTTCATTGTTGCTAATGAAATTAACGGATCAGACATGATATATATTTTTTTAAATGGTAATTCCACATATTTAACATAATGACATCCTAATTTATCCCATGGTAAACTTCTACATATTATTCCTTTTTGCTGACAATAAATAGATAATAGATCATTTCCACAACCTCCCCAACTATTAATCCATAAATTCATATTACTTTCTAACATATCTAAAACCCAAACATCATCTTTAATAATAACAGAATTAAAATTATGAACCTTGATCATCTGTAAGTCTAGTTCTTTTTTTGAAATAGAAAATATACCCAAATTACTATCATCAATTCCTAAGCTAATATAAAACATAGTTTCATTTTCATCATAAATTACACCACATGGAAAATGAATATCTTGTTTATTCCCTCTATTTGGAATTAATTCCTTTAAAGTTATATGTAAAATATCAAAATTTATAGGATCTAATGTAAAACAAAACATCATATAATCTGTAGAGTGTACAAATAAATAAAGTAGACCATCAACTTCTATTGGTGGACAACCACCTCTCAATACCATATTTGGGTATTTTGGATGTTTCCAGTGTCTTAAAATTAATGGAACAGTATCAAATGATTCTAATAAATCGGATACAGGATTCCAAATTAATATTTCCAAAGGCATAATATTATAAACTATATAAATAAGTCCATTTTTCTCAAAGAATGTCCAATTTTTTTGTTTAATATTTTTTTCATTTAATTTTTTTAAAATAATATCATCGCCAATTTTTTTGAAATTAGTGTCTAGAAATACACCTTCAATTCTTATTATTTGTTTTAAATATTTTCTAACAATAGGATTTATAATTTTACTGTAAGTTAAAAATAATTTATCATTTAAACACATAACTCTGGGATCTTCATTCATTAAAAAATCAAATATTTTAATATTTTCTTTAATGTTTCCTTGAAAAGTTTTAAGATTAATAGGAGTTATATGTATACTTGAATTTAATGTTTGAAATCTAACATGAGTAGATCTATATACACAAAATATTTGTAAATCTTTATAATTTTTAGTAGGTATTTTATGAGAAAATATTTCTGTATATTTATTTTTTCCAGTTTTTATATTATATTTAACGAAAATACTTCCGTTAAAACAAAAATTCCCATTTAATGTATTTGGATCAATTATATTTAATGACATTATTTAATAATAATAATATAGTATAAAATCATTATTTTACGCCGAAAGAAATATATTATTTAAAATAAATAATTAATAATGGGTATATGTAAAGATGATCAAATAAAGAATCCTATTTCAAAGAAATGTGTTGCAATTAATGGAGCAACTGGAAAAAAATTAATTAAGAAATTTATAGATGGTGAAATTGTTTTAGATCCATCAAATGTTCAAAAAATAAGTTCTAAAAAGGGTGAAACAATAAAGTTAAAATCAATTATAAAATCAACTATTAAAAGTAAGAGTGTGAGTCCAAATATATCAACAGTTCAACCTTCAGTAAAATCATCAATTAAATTTTCACAATGTGAAAGTAATAAAATATATAATCCACTGACAAAAAAATGTGTAACAATATCTGGACCTTCTGGTAAGAAAATAATAAATGCCCATAAAAATAAAGAGTTAACATTAAATTTAGACAACGTTAAAAAACTCATTTCCAAAAAATTATTATCGCCTAAAAAAGTAACAAAATCATTATTGCCCCCCGGAGAAGTGTCTGAAAATGCTAAACTAAAAGTACATAACTTTGTTAAAGCGTGGAAAGCAAAACAAGAAATTAAAAAGAAAAATGAAGAGTATGAAAAATATTGCAAAACTTTAAAACCAGAAGATCTAGATAAGCCTATTGTAAATATGTCAATGACTGTTGATTTTCCAGTTGCAAGTATGACAACATCTGTTGGTTTTAATCTTGAATCTTTAAATCATCCACATCAAAAATTTACTTATAATAAAATTTCAGGTATTCAGTTAAACTTTAATAATTATAGTCTGCGTCATCTTTTATATAAAGGCGAACATGATAGTATAAAGTATATAGAAAATCTAATAGATGACGAATGGTTAATTAAGATGAATAAATATATTTCTGAACTATCCACAAAAGATATTTACACGTTAATTGGTTATACACATTATGGAGATGTTATTGCAAATAGTTATATGAGGAGAAAAATTTCAAAATCTAGTTTTTCACAAGATGTTAGGGCATATGATAAATGGTTTTCTAGTTATTATCCAATGTTCTTTCAAGCTTTGAATAAAATTGAAAAAATGTCTGATTCAGATATAGATTCTATATTAAAAGATGGCAAAGATATAGAAATAAGTATTCAATATCCAACTAATTTATCAAATGGAATGACATTAAATAAAAATAAATTTTTTACTGGTAAAATATTGGTTTCTAAATTATTAAAACAATTAAATATCGATAAAACTCTAACAGTTGTAGATAAATATATAATTTTATATAATACTGGAAGATATCTAAGTTTTAGTAAATTTTGGCAAGATGTAATTCGTCAATATACATATGATCTAGATTCAATTATTGATAAATCTCCTGCTATAACAAAGAAAATGATAGTTTATAGAGGAGTAAAAGGAGATTATTATTTAAAAGGTAATAAAAATCACATTTATAAAACAGATAGTTTTGTATCTACATCTATAAATTTACCATCTGCTCTAAGATTTTCAGGAGGTAAATGTTGTTTTAAAAGAATAACTTTATTACCAGGAACAAAGACTGTATTGTTAGCTGGAATTTCTAGATATAAAAACGAGATTGAATTGTTATTGGGTAGTAAATCACATTTTTATATTACATCTGCTAAAAATAATATTCCTAAATCAACAGTTGATATGTGTAAACAAAATAAATCAGGAGATATAATGGTAACCGATCTTGTTGTAGTTAAATAAATAACAATATATCCTTAATTTTTTCTCCGATTATATAAATATAATGGTAGTGTGTACAGAAGATAAGATTAAAAATCCAATAAGTAATAAATGCGTTTCAATTAAAGGGGTTACTGGGAAAATGTTAATAAAGGATTTTATCAACGGGAAAATTGTCCTGGCTCCTGAAAACGTTAAAAAAATAGGGACATCACAAAAAAATGTTACTCCTCAAATACTTAAAAAGGTAATTTTAAAGAAGAGTGTTAATGAAACCAAAAAATCCCCTGTATTAATTCCTAAAAAAACGGTTTCTATAAAGAAGAGTGTTAATGAAACCAAAAAATCCCCTGTAACAACTCTAAAGAAAAAGGTTGTTTTAAAGAAAAGTGTTATTGAAGAGAAAAATAAAACTTTAGTAGGAACACCATTAGATAAAGATGAGGTTTCGAAACAAGTAAAGGATAAGATTCATAATTTCGTTGAAGATTGGAAAAAAAGAAAGGAGAGGAAAATAAATGATGAAGATTATAATTTATATTGTAAAACCAAGAAATTAGAAGATATTAAAAAACCTATAGTAAATATGTCATTGACTATTGAATTTCCAGTAGCGAGTATGATAGTTCCTGTTGGATTTTCAATTGAATCTTTAAATTCACCAAGTCAAAAATTTATTTATAATAAAATAACGGGTGTTCAAATAACTTTTAATAATTATAGTTTAAGACATCTTTTATACAAGGGTCAAAATGATACTGTTAAATATTTTGAAGATTTAGTTGATAAAACATGGTTAAGTCAAATGAATAAATATATTTCAGGACTTTCTACAAAAGATTTATATACATTGGTTGCATATACACATTATGGTGATGTAATATCAAATAATTTTTTAAGAAATAAATTGAAAAAAGAGGATTTTGTTAAAGAGTTAGGTTCTGCAGATAAATGGTTAACAAATTATTATCCATTATTTTTTCAAGCCTTGGATAAATTAGAAAAGACTAAAAATATTAAAGATATATTAAGAGGTGGTAAAGATGATAATATTACTATATCATCAAATTTATCATTAAATGGTTTTACATTAAATAAAAATAAAGATTTTACAGGAAAAATGTTGGTTTCAGAATTTATTAAAAAACTTTTAACTTATAAAAATTTAAAATCTTCAGATAAATATGTTGGAATATATCTAATAGGAAAATATCTTGATTATGATAAATTTTGGAGAGATGTTATTGATCAATATATAAAAGATTTGGACAATTTAATTGATAACTCCCCACCTATTACAAAGAGAATGATTGTATACAGAGGTGTTAAAAATGATTATTTTTTAACTGGTACAAAAGACCACATTTATAAAACTGATAGTTTCGTTTCAACATCTATTAATTTACCCTCAGCAATGAGATTTGCTGGTAATGATTGTTGCTTTAAACGTATTACTTTACTTCCTGGGACAAAAACTTTATTATTAGCAGGGATTTCTAAATATAAGAATGAAATTGAATTATTACTTGGAACAAAGGCTCAATTTTATATTACAAAGGAAAAAAATACTATTCCAAGATCAACTACTGATCTATGTAATGATGGACATACTGGTAAAATAATAGTTACTGATATGGTAATTGTTAAATAAAAATGTTAATTAGTTTTAATAAATTAAATTAAAATATAATGGAATTTCCAGACAAAACTGAATTAAATAATATTTTAGAAAAAATAAGATTGCTTATAAAATGTGATAAAAATGATGATAGTCCACCAGAAATATTATTATGGAGAACAATAGTCCAATCTAAAGATATAAATAATTTTAAAAAACATTTTAATAATTTGCGTCTTATTTATTCTAATATGTTAATAAATTTTATCTTGGAAGAATGTGAAGATTTTTGTTATCCCAAAAAAGTTGGAAATACAAAACCATCAGTATCTTCAGATATTGATATAGAACTTGTTTTTAACATCCCATTACTTAGAGATAAAATGGAAAAAATTAGTTTATTATATAAGTCTATTAATAAATTTCATAATTATTATTTTCACAACAGTATTAAATACAATGAATTATTTGATATTAATATATATGCTTCAAGATTTATAAATACAAAAAAAACAAGAGAAAAATGTACCATTTTTGATAAAAATATCACTCAAAGATTATGGTCTATATCAAGATGTATTGAAATTGTACCTGATATATTATTAATAATACCTAAAGATAATAATATTTTTATACAAAATATTAATGATTGTTTAGAAATGTTAAAAGACATCCCTTCAAAAAAAACAGATGATGAATATATAAATCAATTATATAACTATTTTGATATTTTAATTAAAAATAAAGATAGTGATGATGAAATTTTATTAAATAAGGCTGCGAATGCATTTTCCCTTACAAAATATTATGAAGATGATACATATATGTCAATAGGTGCATATTTACATATTGTAACAGGTGATCAAAATTTATCAAAAAATTTATATATGGATTCCTTTATGGATAATTTTGGATTTGCTTTAGACAACTTATTTACTACAAATTCATGTATTAATATACCTATACAATGGAAAATTTTGAGAATAGCAAAATATATGGAAAGAATGTTAGACGCACTTTTATTAATAGATAAAAACTATAAAAGTTCATATGATTTAAATAAACTTAAAAATTTGAGTGTTATATTAAATGATCAAAGAAAAAGGGATATTGAATTTGATAATCGAGATCTTATTATTAACATTGATAAATTTATGAAAGAATTACATATAATGTCATCATCATATTCTGAAGAGGAAATTAAAATAGCTTTATTCGAATTTGTTTGTTCGCATTATGATTTAGATATATAAAATTCTTATTTTAATAATTATATAATAGTTAATTATATAATATTATAAATGTCATCTTCTGGAGAAAAATGTAAACTAGTTTATGCAGCTGATGGAACATTAATATGCGATCCTAAAAAATACAATAAAGATCCTATATTTGTTTACGAAGGGACACCAACTATTTCAGAATGTCCAAATGCAAAGTGTACTATGTTTGGTAAAGTATGTATTAAAAATAATGTTGAAAAATAATACATAAAAGGTCCAAAAATATAAAAAATTGATAGTTTATTTTAAAATTTTATTGTTATACATACAATAATTGAGTAATATGGATATTCAAATATCTTCCATCGTTGATAATATCTATAATAAGACTGGAACTATTTTTAGAGGACGATTCCCAGATACATGTTTATCACCATTTCATGCACTTTTTAAAAGGGAAAGTGATTTTATCACATATGTAACTATAGCAAGAAATACATATAAATATCATCAAACTACTTTTAATTTACGGATATTAACATTTTATGATATTGGTATTGCGTATATTATTAATATGGATGTTATTGAAAAATCAAGTGATATTCCTTATTATACTAGAATTTATAAAGGTAATTATAATAGTTATAATTATCTCACAGAAGTTTTTAAACCTATTGGAATAAATGAATTAAGATTTTTAGATGGTCCTTTATGTATTGAAGCGTTTTTAATGACTTATAAAATAATTAATAATATCACCACAAAAAATCCTTGTATTAATACAATGCTTGATATTTTCCCATTTGATATTGCTGACATGATTTATAACATTAATTTTAAAGAGAGTGATTCAAATTCTATAAAAAATATTATGACTAAGCCTTTTGAAAAGCCTTTTAAAGTCCAAGGGATTGATCATGGATCTAAGAGACCATCTTATCGTGTTGTGCTTTTAGATTCAAATGGTGAAGATGAGAATCCAGATATTAATTGGGTAGATTTGAGTGAAGAAGAATATGAAGAAGATGATGAAGAATAAAATGATTATACTTTTTCTCTAAAACTTTAATTAGATTTAAAAGTTTATTAATTGCTGAATATAATTATAATATTTTTTATATTTACATTCAAATTCTTTTAACTGTTTAAAGAGATCAATATAATTGTGCATTTGTAAATATATTCCTCAATAAAAATTTGATTACAATTTTTTATTATTATATAAAAATTGATTTAAATTATCATGTAGAATTAAAATCATATAAAATGAAAGTCATAGGCCTTGACGAGGTATTGAATCCTAATACAAAAAGATATATTAAAATTAATGGTGCAGTATTTAAGAAAATAGATTTTAAAAATTTTTCAATAGAAGATCAAGATAAAATAAATAAATTTAATAAAAATGTAAATGAAATTGTAGAAAAGAAAAAGGTTGTTATTAAAAAGAATGATAATAAATGTATAAATGAAAGAAGTTTCCTTCACATGATAAATATAAAAGATATTGATCAAAATGATTTAATTAAATTAAGTAACAATTATTGTTATTCAATTAATGAATTAGAATTATTAATTGATTCTAATACATTTAAGAATTTAAACCCTCATAATCAAGAAGATATTTTGTTCAATATGGAAAAAGATGAAAATATTTTGAAAAAATTTCCAAAATTTTATAAAAAAGTATTATTAGCACTTGATAATATTAAAAGAGTTGATGGGATTGAAGAAGTCTATAAGAGACTTGATTATCTTTATGGATTATGTAAAATGTCTGGTATTATAATTTTTGATAATTTAGGATCATTTTCGAAAAAATCCGAAGTATTTAACCTTAGTCTTAATGAATTATCTGAATTTTCTGAATCATTTGGTAAAGATAATATTTCGAGGGATTTAATTTACAGTTTAAAAAACCCCAAAACTGACGAGACAGTTAAAAAAATAATTGAAAATTGTAATAAAGGGTTAATATGTATTCATAAAGCAGGTAGTCAGATACTTCAGATATTTATATATTGGTTTATTAAATTAGAGAATATTTACAATATAAAATATGATGTATCAAAAGGTAAAGTGATATTTACAAAGGTTAATGGAAATAAATTATATTTTAGACAAATAAATTCTAATGAAATTCATGATAACGCTACAATTTATATAAGTGATTTACTAATGAATTCTTCTGAATTTAAAAAGAGTACTTTATATTTAGATAGATTAGACCATAACAAATTTAAATGTGTAAATCTTTCAAAAACTTGTATTAATAATGAGGATATATATTTATATACTAATAATTATGAGATATCAAGTTGGTGTGATATGGATGATAAAGATTTAATAAAATTAGGTGAACATTATTGTTTTGGTGTAGATTTTATTTTAGAATATATGGATAATAGACTAAACAGTAGTAATATGAATAATCCTTCTCCTTCATATCCATTAAATCCTTTTACAAATGAAATATTGAGTAAAAAGGATTTAAGAAAAATTAAAAAAATGGTTTTATTGGGGGCGAGAAAGGTACCATTACCGTTAAATATATTTTTAGAAGATGAATCTATATGGGTAGATGATATATTACAATTTGATAAATACAAAATAATTGATAAATTAGAGGGATATAATATTAGATATAAGAGAATTAATTTAAAAGATTCCCAAGATAATTATACAGGTTATTGGGTATCAAAAAAAATACCTTTATCTCCATTTGAAAAAACATTTTACACATATATTACAACATTAAGACCTTTATATAAAAATAAGTTACGTAATTATCCTACTGAGAACATTACTTATCTTCAATTATCTAAATATTATTTATATTCTGAAACAATTTAAAATAAAAAGTTAAAATAAATATAAAATGAGTAGCGATGATTGTAATTGTTCCGCTAAATTAACATATGGTGTTGGTATTTTAGGAAGTTTATTAGTAGTATCTGAAATTTTAGGAGTGATAACACATATAAAACCAAATTCAATAATTCATTTTGTATTTTTAACAATGAAACATTTATTAAAAAAAACTAAAGTAGATACTATCACAGTTATAGAATCATTAGAAGAGGCCTTAATTGATGAGAAAAAGGAAGAAGAGGATTTAGCAGAAGCAACAAAAATTAAAATAAATTCACAATAAATTATTTTATTTCTTCTTGTTTTAGAGTATTCATTTTTTAATTTAGACATAAATTATCTCTCTTTAAATGATTTAATAAACAATAAAATCTCTAGAGAAATATTTATATAAAAGAATAAATAGATTATTATCTACATGTTAAAATCAACTAGAACATTGGGTGTTCCTAAGGAAATTAAACAACAAGAGTATAGAGTTTCTATGACACCTAAAGGTGTTAAAACATTGAAAAAATTGGGACATAATATTATAATTGAAACAGGTGCTGGAAATAATTCTGGTTATAGTGATGAAGAATATGAAAGAATGGGAGCAATAATTTCAACAAAAGATAATGTGTTTGATTATTCTGATGTTATAATTAAAGTTAAAGAACCACAAGAAAGTGAATATGAATTAATTAGGAAAGATCAGATTGTTTTTACTTTTTTTCATTTTGCAGGTTGTTCTGGTTTAGAAGATGCAATGAAAAAAAGAGGATGTGTATGTGTACAATATGAAACTGTTCAAAAAGATGATGGATCATTACCTATTTTAATGCCTATGTCTGAAATTGCTGGACGCCTTTCAATTCAAGAAGGTATGAAATTTTTATTAAAGAATAATGATGGAAGAGGGATTCTTTTATCAGGGGTAGCAGGAGTTGAACCTGCTAATGTTGTAATTATTGGTGGGGGTACAGTTGGTTTTAATGCAGCTAAATTAGCTGCAGGTTTGGGGGCAAAGGTTACTGTACTAGATAATAATATTTTTAGGTTAAGATTTATTGAAAACACTTTACCATCAAATGTATTTACTTTATTTTCTACAGAAAGTACAATTGAAGAACAGTTAACACAAGCAGATCTTGTGATAGGTGGTGTTTTAATCCCAGGAAAAGAAGCACCTAAACTTGTGAATAGAAGTATGATTAAAAAAATGAAGGATGGTTCAGTATTTATAGATGTAGCGATTGATCAAGGAGGAATGACAGATATATCTAGTCCTACTTCTCATAATAAACCTATATTTAAATATGAAGGAGTTTCAATGTTTTGCGTACCAAACATGCCGGGTATTGTTCCATATACATCAACGAATGCACTAACAAATGCAACATTACCTTATGTAACAGCAATTATGGATTATGGAATCGAAGGGGCATCTATTAAATATCCTGAGCTTAATGGAGCTATATTAAAATAATAAAATGATTAATATCATCATTTTATTTATTTACAATATATACATCAGAGTTATTTAAAATTCTAATACTTTGAATTTTTCGATTTAATGTTTGAATGTACAGTTTCTTTTTTATTATTTTCTACAATTCTCGTAGAGTAATTTTCTGCCCTTTTATAATATGTAATCTCTTTGTATCCAGATGCGTAAGGATCCTTAACTGATGAACTTGCACAACCCATGATTGAATTGTCAGATGATTTGGATGTGTATGAAATTACCTATATTAAACCCTTTTCAATTTTTTACGATTATAATAGGACTTTTTGTTTAATTTTTTCTTTTTATTAATAGGATTATATACATAATCTTCAAAATCATCATATTTATCAAAAGGTTGATCCTGATAATTCAAAATAATATCAAGATTATATAAATTATCATTTCTAGGACAACATGAACAATAATAATATCCATTATTATTTATTTCAAAATTAATGTCATCATTATATTGACTTTTAATTATGAGTTCAGGATAACGGAAACTTTTAATACTTAAATCTGGAGCACCATTATAATCTATATTAACTGTAGATGTATTTAAGTCTATTTGATATGCTTCTCCAAAATTAATAGTTAATTTTAAAGAATAGTACATCGAACAAAAATTAAATGATAATTCAATATTTGAAATATCAGGTAAATAATATTCATTATCTTTAATTTCATTAAATAACCATTTAACATGATTATAGAATAGAGATAATGTTTTAACTAACATATTTCGAGCCTTTTTAAAAGAAACAGGATGATAATACATTTCATATACAATTTCATAAAATAATATTTCAAGTTGACAAATAGTATCATGATTATTATTATGAAGAGCCATTTCCATTAATTTAATTAACCACTTCATTCTTTTATTATTCTGATCTCTTGAATAATTTACATTTTTTATCCCTATAATATCATTTTCAGATATCTTTATATTTTTTGCTCCAATATTTTTAAACAAATTACATGTCAATCTGAAATTTTGTATTGCCAGAGGATCAGTGATAAAAGAACAGATTGCTGCGATGATTAATTCTGATATATACTCCATTATTAATTATAGTTATTGATGATGACATCATAATAATAAAAACATATCAATTTTTATTAGGTTTCTAACCGAAAGATTTATTTTTTTCATGTATTTCTACTTCATTATATCTATATATCAATTTAATATATCATTTTTTTAGTTTTTTGTTGAAAGATTTAACATTTTTCGGATTTTAGAAAGGACCATTTTATTTTCTAATGCTTTACCAGACTCAATATCTTGTATATCTTTAATTTGTATATTCAATTTACATGCAAGATCCTTTTGTGTTAATTTCATAGCAATTCTACCTTGAATAATCAATTGAGAATCAGCTTTTGATATATACTGTAGTGGTTTCCCATTATCCCCATCTACTTGTTGTTCTATTTTCCATGCCGGTTTATTTGTTGTACTACTAGTTGTAGCTGTAATAACACTGGATTTTGCTTGAATCTCTTTTTCAGGCCCCTTGTTTTTTTTAAATGTAATAACATTCCAATCTTGATGTTCCATTTTTATAAATGAAAATATATTACATATCAGAATTTTCTTTTAAATAATAATAATATCTGTTCTTGGTGGAATTATAATTTTACCAGGGGTTTTAAATCCAATATAATTTTTTTGTTTAGGATTAAGATTAAACAATAATTCATGCATATCTATACCAATTGTCAAAAGGTATTTATATGATTTACCCTTTTTAATAATTTCAACATTTTTATAAATATGTTCACCATCATCATCCATCCAAAATCTATCTTCAAAAATAATATCACCTATCTCTAGTAAAGAATACCATTTACAAATTTCTTCTTTAGCTTCAATAGAATTAACTGTAAGAGTAAAAATTTCGCAACTATTTAGTTGATAGTATTTATCATAAATACAGTTTATCTTTTTATATCTTTCACCCCTTTGAATACATTCATTATAATATAATACCAACTTTTTTCGTGTTTCTATATTATTTTTAAGAATAGATTTTAAATTTTTTGATGTTGAACTTAAATTTAATATAGTTTTATTATCATTTATATCAGTGTCTACAATTTTATATATAATATCTATAGGTAAATATTCAAAATTCATGTTTTAATAACATTCAAAACAAAAAATTAAAATCAATTTTTTAAGAATTACAATCATGAATTGCATTAAAACCTGGTAATTGTTTAGCTTCATCTATGGTTGATAAATATATAGCATATTCTATAGTTTCTTTAGTTAATTTTATATGGGGTATTTTGTTTCTATAAAAATTTGCCCAATGAAATTCTGAAAAAGGTGTAATATCTTTAGTGTAACCCCCTTCTTTTCTTACAATCCCTGCTAAACTTCTATATGGGTCATCCTTTAAATCTTTAATAGAACTTGGTAGCAAAGATAAAAATTCTGGTATATTAATTTGATTTCCATTTGTATCATAGAGCCATATATATTTATTTTCATTCATATGATCCCAGAATTTATAAGAGATTGGTAAGATTCTTTCACCTGGAGTTTGAGATGTTAATTCTGATAAATCTTTAACTATTTTACCATATACTTTATCTATATCCAAAATATGTGCAGCTAAACAAAAATGATGATGATCTATTATATACATAGTATTATTTGGACCTAAAATAATAGGTACAATATGTTCATATATAAAATCTTCCAATTCTTTATCTGATAATTTTTTCATTTTTTTCACTTTTTTATCAACTTCTTCATATCCAACAGATAATTGAGTAGGATGTAAATGTTTTATTTTAACAGAAAATGGTTTGTCTTCTGTCATTTATTATTCTCATCAGAATTTTTTTCATCTTTATTTTCCGATATTGATTTTAAAAATCTTGGAATTCCATATACAGGTTGTTGGGATTCCGAATATGAATACGATAAACAACATGGTATACATGATACTGGCCAGAAAAATATTAAACCCACTATTACAGAAACCCATCCTATAGTATTCATTCTTTTAGGCCTAGGATTTACCCATTTTAAATTATCGTTCCCATATACAATTCTATATCCTAGTAAAATTTCACCGGGCAATGGTTCATATTCTGGTTCAATAATTGGAATACCTTCTATTGGTGTCATAAATATATCATCTCGCATATCTAATCTTAATTTAAATGAATATATTATGATTTTATTTTTTTACATTTTGTTTCCCGAATTAGTTCGAAATACTTTCGATATCCTGTTTAAAAAGGGTATTTATTTCATCGATTAAATCTTGAATGCAATTATCATCATTTATATATAATACACGAATATCGTCTATATTATTTATTGGAATATTTGTTTTTAAACCTTGTTTATCTATAATACTTTCTAATTTTTCAAATCCATTAGTACAATTATCAATAGGGATATCTATTAATTTTTTATAATATGGTAAATTTTTTTTAAGTTTATATTCTACCAAATCAATATCAATTGTTTCTCCGTAATGATAAAGTCTCTTATTATGATATCTTCCAACATCATATAAAAAAAATACTTTATTACATGTAAAATAATCGACTTGATCCTTATAACTTTTACAATTAATTACTCTTAACTCTTTATTTTTTTTATTTTGCAAACTAAACATTTTAATGATAATTTATAATTATCTTTTATATAAAATTCCATGATCATCTGAAATTGGTTCTCTGAGTTCCCAACCTTCATTTTTTAATGATTTTAAATATGTAATAAATTCGTTGAGTTTTTCAACAGCTTCATCAATTGTTTTTGAATCATCGATTGTCCATTTAGCTCTAATATAAACATGTTCTTCTTCAGTTTCTGTGTCAGAATCTTCATAAGCTGCTTCATCAAATGCATGTTCTTCTTCCGAAGATACATCTGGAGCTGGTTGATGACAACACATTATAAACAGTTTATATTTTAAATTCTTTAAATTCATAAATAATTTTGTGTAATCATTTTTTTTAAAAAAAAACAATTTTTTATTACTTAAGAATATAGTGAGTATAATTATTTAAAATTTATCTGAACAATATGAAACGACCATATGAACCAGTAGAAGATTCTTTCCCACCATCAAAACGTGTTAAATCTGAAAAATGCCTGCCGGTAGATTGGCAGGATTATTATATTGGATAAAATGATATAAAGGAATTTATCATTAATATTTGTAAATGAATATTAATGATTATGATTATCAACACTCTATAAATGGAGGTGATGGATATATTGAAAATGGGGTTTATAAAAAAGAAATTCGTTGTCAAAAAAATCATAAATTTATTGGGTATTTACTTCAATCAAATGAGTGTATATCAGATTCATCTTATAAAATTAATGAATTATATGATAAAAACTATTATAATGTTGAAATTACATTATTATATGATGAATCTTATATTAGTAATATTGTACCTGTTTTAATGGCAGAGGTATACTATTATCCTCCATGTGAATGTTGTGTAGAAGATGATACTATACCTGTATCAGATATAATGTATGAATCCGAATTATATGAGGCAATTGAACCAGGTGATAGATTTGAATGGAATAATGGACAAATAGAGATTAAAAGAATATATAAACAATATTCGTGTTATATACCAACAATTATGACTTATTTTAAAGTGGATGAAAGAAAATCTGGATAATAAATATAAATGAATATAAACGCGAATACATTTCCGGATTGTAAACCATCAAATCTTAAAAAATATTTATCTCGTAATTCACCAGCATATCCCGCTCAATCTTGTCCTGGTTTAATTATAGATGGAAAAGATGGTAAATATGTATCAAAACAGGATAAAAAAGGAAATTATAAATGGTTTAAAGTAGGTGATAGTAAACATTCTTCACCTATTAAAATAAAGAGTCCATCTCCTGTAAAAGTAAAGAGTATATCCCCTATTAAAAAAGATAATGTTGTAGAAAAATTAGGAGAGATTAAAATACATCTTGGAGAAATTAAAAATTTAATTACAAGTATTAAAACTGAAGATACTATAAAGAATAATAAAACGAAACATTTAATTGAATTACATAATAATATGACCAAATTTACATGTGATTTTCTAGATAGCATCAAAGTTAAAACTCCTACCCCTAAAAAAGCAAGTGTTAAATTACCAAGTCCTACAAAAAAAACAATTAAAATTAAGGAATGCCCCCCAGAAAAAGTATTAAATCCAGAAACTAATCGTTGTATTGATAAGAATAGTAAAAAGGGTAAATTATTATCAAAATAAAAATTGAAAATTAATAAATTATTATAAAAATTCAAATGGGAAATATATTATGTTTTAAAAATCAAAAAGTCAAAGTTTCAGTTTCTGAAACTAATTATAATTATAAATGTAAATATACTTCACATAACTTTAATAATACTTCAGCTTCATTAGTAAAAGATCGTTCATATTATGTGAGATTTGTAGATATATATGATGCAGACACATTAACATGTATTGCTGAAGTGTTTCCAAGTTTGTTTCAAAAAATAACAGTTAGAATTATTGGAATAGATGCATGTGAAATGACTTCTAAGAATTCTGATGCAAAAGATTATGCTTTACGTGCACGTAATCGAGTTATTAATTATTTAACAAATAATAACATTCAAGTTTCTAATTCTACCAAAAGATCACAAATTCGAGAATTATTAAATAATAACATATATTTAATATATGTAAAATTTTTAGGACAGGATAAATATGGTCGTACATTGGGGGACGTTTATTTAAATGAAAATAGTGAGTCGATCTCTAATATATTATTAAATGAAAAATTGGCGATACCATATTCTGGAGGTAAAAGACTAGATGATTTAGAACAATTAAAAAAATTAAATGGTTAGAAACTATTTATGACGTTTTATAAAATAATCAAGTAATAAATAAAACAAATCGCTTTGAGATTCTTTATTTTTCCATGAAAAAGCTGCATCAGCTATATCATCAGAATAAGGCAACAATTTTTCATTTGATAATAATAATAATCTAGATGTATTTATATCTTTATTTTTAACAGCTATAGATAATGATTCATTATCCGGTTTTATACTAGCATATTTAATAAATAACTCTATACAATGTGTATATTTATGTTTACAACATGAATAAAATAGTTCTTGTAATAATTTTTGTTCTGAATCATATTCATGATCTTTTTTCTCTTTAAAATATTTTTCAATATAATCATAATTCCCTTTAAAAACTGCTTCTTCGATTGTTAGATGTTCATTATTTTCTATATCACTTCCAAAAACAGATATGACTCTTGTTTGTTCTAATACAGTTCTTAATTTTTCAGGGATTTCATAAATTACTTCATCCTCAGTTAATTCATCTCCATATGAATCAATATCATCTGTGTCTTCATTTATACAATCATCACCTGTTACTCTTACACTCCACTCTGATGAATAAAAACCTTCATATATTCTTGTTCTTGGACAAATTTGATCTAATATATTAGAAAAATATTTAATTAAATTTTTACAATGATCATCTTCTTTACCCCAATTATATCTCCCTCCAACATTATATATATATAATTTACTATATTCTGGATAATAAATAAATTGATGTCCATAACTATTATGACCATCAGGGGATCTTTTATTAGGATATTCTGTTGTTTTAATATGAAATCTGTATTTTAATATAGATTTATGTTCATCTTCATTATCTGAATCATATGTTTTATTATTCTCTTTATACCAATATCCATATCCAGATCCTCTAGCAAATTTTGTAGCTTTATGATATTTACCATCATCAATATGTGAATCTAAATACTGTTTTTTTTGCTCTTCATCAAACAATTTTTTTAATAAACCTTTTTTATATGTCATTTCCACAACATTATAAATCCCCATTATTTTATTATTATTCAATTTAATCCTTTATATACAATCTAAAACCCTAAAAACTTGTTTAATTTGAGTACTTGTTTGAGGAGCACCTATTTTTCTCCATTTATATTTCATAACTAATCTCCTATTATGTGCTTCTGCAATTCTATATAAAGATTCTGAGGCCGTTTTATGATAATATATTCCATATAAACAAGCAGCTATAACTGCTGATCTTCCATGACCACCTTTACAATGAATATAAATTTTCTGGTCCTTTTTAAGAAAATGACATAAATGTTCGATCAATGAGTATAATCTTTGATCATTACACACACTCATATCTACAATAGGGAACTTTATTGTAAATAAATCGGTATTATATGGTACCATTTTATCAGTATGATGAGTAAGATCAATAATTATATCTATTCCAATATTATTCAAATCATTTAAAACTTCATTATCAATATATTTTCCAAAATAAATTTTATGATTAACCCTTGCAAAGTGCTTATAGTCCATTTTATAACTAAAAATTATTTATTAACAATTTTTGACTCTATAAATTTCTTTATCGATATTTCGTTATTTATATAAAATTGATGTCTTTTCTTAACAATATCAATCACTTTAAGTATTTTTTTTGTCTTTTTAAAATCTTCTTGGGGGAGTTTATTAATATTTTCTAAAAATTCAATATGTAATGAATCAAATTTTCCTGTTGTCACTTTGGATATTACATTGAACATAATGCTGATCTGTTTAGTATTCAAATTTTTAAATAATTTATAGCCCTTGTTTGAAATATTAAAAAAAGATTCATGTTCATTTGGAACAGCTCCAAATACTCTAGGGGAACCCATAGCTCTATATAATAATGATCCACCAACATCGATTCTAAAAGCTTTCTTTTTTCTACCATCAGTTATAATTCCAACATTTCCTCTAGATCCTATATCCCAGTTTGCAAGAATACAATCAACAAAAAATGGTTCAATAGCACCAGATATCTTGTTTTTAATCAAATCTTCACAATCCTTTGTTATGTGTTCACATGCATCTATTAAAATAGATTTACTTCCTACCAAATATTTTTGGTCTGTTAATGTATTATTAGGTAAATCATTTACAACAATATATAAATTAATAGCATCAATGTTATAAACTTCCGTATATATTTTACTTGCTAACAATTCATTTATAGCTAGTTCAATATCAAAGACCCCATATTGATTTTTTCTACCCGATGAGGATTTTACAACTTCTTTAATATAATATTTTTCATTATTTAAAATCCCATTATATATTTTACTACTTCCTTGAGTTGATATTTTTTGAAGATCAGTAAATTCACTAAGATATTTTAAATAATTATTTATTTTAATTGGACTTTTAGATTTTGGTGAAGGTGATTTAGATTTTAATATTTGTGGAGATACAGATTTTTTCATTTCTACATTCAATATTATAACACCTTGTTTAATTAATTTCTTAGCTAGAACACCATCTTTATTAATATATCTTTTGGTCAAGGGATTTAAAACCTTATCAGTCATTTAAAATAATATTTAGATATATTTTTTAAAAATAAAAATTGAAACATTATTTTAATGTTAATACAACAAATACAATGACTACTCTAATTGCATCTAAAAATAACTTTGATATGAATTACAGACCTTTTAAAAAAACACCTAAACTCGAATATATTAATGAAGGAATTGTGAATTCTCGTTTAAAAGGTCTTTATAAATCTATACTGAATAATGATTATGATCGAACAAAGTTCCTTGTTGAAGATACAATAAATATGATTAAAACAACAACAGAAATTGATATTGATAAAGAATTATATAATAAGATTATAGATGAATTGTATCAAATGATTATGGAATTAATATTTAAAAAATATAATTCAGTACATGATCGTATTCGAGATCTACATTATTTAATTATTCAATCTTATTTACAATAAAAATTAAGCGTTTAATCAGTAGGAAGTTTAAAAAAATTGAAAGGTGTATATAAAATATATTGATATATCCAATTAACAAAGCAAACAAATATCAAGTTGTGAAACACAAGTTCAAAACAAGTCGTTCGTTGGGACTAAACATGACAATTATGGTTATTTCTCCTTTCTCTGTGATTTCAAACTTTCCCTTTGAGAGCTTCAAGACCATCTCCTCGATGAATACCAGCGTTAAGCCTACACACAAGATTGATTATATGGACGAGTACATTCTTGATAGGCGTATTATGGGAATCTATAAGGCGATGCAAAATGGGAATATTGATTACATCTGTAATCTTGTCTGTGATACTATCGATGTACTTGAGAATGCTCAGGAAATTGACATCGACGAGAATATGTTGTATAGGGTTATGACTGATCTTTACACTATGACAGTTGAACTATCTCTCAATCAGATTAACAATATTCATAATAGGATTCGTGATCTACATTATTTCATTGTGAATTTCTACAATTAGGTATTATATATTATCAATAAAAATATCTTAAAATACCAAAAAAAATATAAAAAATAAATACAAAAAACTTTTATTATTTTAAAATTTGAAACACATTTTGTTTTTATTAAAAGTTATCATCATATATTATATTTAATGGTAATTTTACATACATTACCAATCCCTGCTCTTTCTAAAATAGAATTTGATCTTCCTAGTAAATTATCAATAAATAAAAAAATTGTTGATATTTATCTAAGTAGCATATATAAAATATTGACTACTGGGAATTATAAACAGGCAAAGAAATTTATGACGAATACTATAAATATTTTTTGTGATACAACTATTGAAATTAACATAGAATTGAATTTATATGATAAAATAATTCATGAATTTTATAACATGTTAATTGAATTAAATAGTAAAAATTTAAATTCATTGTATGATAGGATTCATAATTTACATTATTATATTTATCTTTATTAATTAAATTTTATTATTGTAAAATGTTAAAGTATTGTAATAATTCATTATCAATTAAAACTGTTATTTTACCAGATTTTGATTTTCTTGTCAAAGTAGCGAAAAGAGCTAATATGGCATATTTTAATCAAGATGAAATAAATAAATTATGGGAAAATAAGGATAGTATTTTTATTAATGCAATAGAAAAACCGATATATATTACAAAAAACGAAGCAAGTGCATATTTTTGGATAGAGAATACAAATGATGATAAATGTGCTAATATTATATTTAGAGGTACAAATAGTATACAAGATGTAATAGATGATTTAGATACATGTTTAATTTCTGTAGAAAGTAAAGATGGAAAAGTAAAAGTTCATGAAGGATTTTATAGACAATTTATGTCTATAGAACCTCAAATAACTAAATTAATTCAAGATGGAAATATTACTTCAGTGCATATTTTTGCTCATTCACTCGGAGCTGGAATTGGACAAATTGCAGCAGCTTTTTATGGTGAGAAAAATATTGAGATTAGTATATATACAATAGGTTGTCCACGTACTGGAAACGATAAATTTGTTAAATGGTTTACGAAAAATGTAAAGAAAAATATGAGAATTGTTAATCAATATGATCCTGTTCCATCAATTCCTATATGGCCTACATGGGTTCATACGAATGATGGATTTATAATTAAAAATAATAAATTTATTAGTTGTCCTAAAGAGAGGAGGGGGATTTTAAGATGGTTACGTCCACTAACTACTATAACTTCAAGTATAAATTATATAAATCCAATTAAAGGGCATACATGTGTTGATTATATTGCTAATTTATCAAAAATGATATTAAAATAACAATTTTTAAATTTTATTTTTAGTTGAAAAAATTTCATGTATAATAGTTTCTAATTTTATATAATAATCACAAAATTTATGTGATTTTTCAGTATCAGCTTTCATGTACAATTTTTTCGCTGTTTGTACAGTCATCATTATTATTTCTTTCTCTCCAAAATCTATAGTATAATCTAAATCTGGTTTAAAATCCTTTAAAAGATGGGTCCTTGCCTTATCTCTATTTAAAAAGCCAAAACACAACCAAAGATCATCTAAATTCATAGTAAATTTATCACTATCATCATATTGTATATATGATTCAAAACATTTGTTGTATATGATTCTCTCTTCGTCGTTTAAATTTTTATTTAACAACAATGCAACGTCCTTATTTGATTCTTCAATAATTGAAAGAAGTGACATCTTAAATATAATATTATAGTTATCCTCTTATACTAACTAAATAATTTTCCAAATAAATTTTTTATAAATATCACCACTCTCACTAACCTTTTTAATTGTTTTATGACATATTCTATATTGATTACATACATCCTGTATACATTCAAAAGTTTCAAGTATATTATGAGTTTCAGGATCAATTTTTTGAACTTTTTTCGAACATGTAGAAGATAAGAGTGGTTTAGGTAATTCTTCATTAAATGTGTTCTTTAATTTATCGGGGCAATCTTCATACATTTTCCAGTAAAATTCACCAGATTGTTTATTATTCTTAATTGCAATTGTGAGAGTACATGCGGCTAATCCAATGGCATCAGCTGCTAAATTAAGATTTGGATAAACATTTAAAATTATATTTTGTTCTTTGTTCAATTGTGCTACTAGTCCTTTATGTCTAATAATTTTTTTAATCCCTTTTGTTTCAGGTATTTCTACAGGTTGTATATCTGAATCATCAACACAAAACCATCTGTAATCATTTTGTACAGTATTATTAGTGCACGCAGATCTAATATGATAATCATGTATTTTTGAATCATTAATAGATCTAGATGCTTCACGAAAACTGAAATATACAGCTATAGGTGTTTTAAGATCATTTAAATTATATTTATACACTCGGCGATTTGAATTTGGAATTTTTTCAATATCACTATCATCAGACAATTCAATAATTTCATTTTTTAAAATTTGTTTATCATTAAAATTTATAAGAGAATCAATTAGAGTTTGTTTTAATACTTGATCTTCTGTTGATGAAATTAACTTTAATATTTCTACTTTTTCTAAGTTTTGAGATTCCTGTAATTTCATTTTGGTATATTCTAATTTTTGATCAAATGAAGTTTTATCATAAAAATCGATATGTTTTTTAATTATACTTGTCAAAGTATTATATGTAAAAGCAACTGAAATATTTATCAATTCTGAAGCAGGTAATCTATTAGCTTTAATATCTGGTCTATTTAGTAAATATTGTTCAAATTTATGTGGTCTATTACATTCAAATATATCAATAAGGATACAACCTTTAAAATTTTGACGATGATCAATCATTCTAATTTTAATATTATCAGTTTCACCTAATCTTATAATAAAATTGTTATCATCTTCCTGTGAAATTCTAAGAATATAAATACATGGTGTATCTTCATATGCATTAAGTAGATTTTTTTGTTTTGCCTCTTCAATATTTCTTTTGCATTCAACTTGAAGAGTTTCAATAATTGCTTTATTTTTATTTTCTAGATATTTAAAGAAAATGGATTCCATCTTGGAATAGTAAAGTCTGACTTGTTTTCCCTTTTCAGTATTTGAAATCATAGTCAATCCCTTGAAAGTATTTACACTCATCAAAATAGTTTCTTTATTATGACCACCGAAGGACTGCTCCACATTTTTGTGGAACAGGTTATGTACTACATAATCAATGTTTTCCTCGAAATTTTTAATTAAAACTTTTTTTGCTACATCTTTCCTTGCAAATCCCAACCATTCCCAAACATTATCAAGATCAACAACAAATCTAGTTGGATCATTTCCATATATTAGATATAATTGGAAATTCATAACAAACTGTTTTTGATCTTCATTAGTAAATTCCTGTTGAAGTAAATTAGAAAGTTCTACATCCATCGTAGGTATTTGATTTGAAATAATTTCGTTTGACATTATAAATAATAAAATTGATTTATCTTTAAATACTATTAAAATCAATTACTCACATTCTTTTTTTGGGTGGTTGAAGTTGAACTTGGTTTTAATAAATTTGGATATGTTTCACCATAAAGTAAAGCAAGATTTTTATGCGTGAAATAGAAGGTAATAATTAAATATATTAATATAAAATGACTGCAGAGATAAATAAAAGAGGTGGAGGGGGTTTAATGCAAGTAGCTAATTCATATGGAGCTAGTGATAATTGGCTTCACGGTAATACAGTTGATGCACAATGTTATAATATACGTAATTCTATGATGCATTATTTTATTAATCGAGACAATGGATTCCCTTTAAAAGAAGATATAGATTGTAATACGAATCCAAAAGGAGATCATCGACCAGAATTAAGATTTGATATAGATAAAAGACCTGTAGAAAAAGGAATTGGTTTTTTTGCACATTATCCTGAATATTTGAAACCATCAAGTGAAAACTTAGATCCATTTAATAAAGTTCAATTCGGATCATCTCTACTTCCAGAGAAGTTCTATACTGGTGGGGTAGATGCTTTTTGGAAAAACGAGTCGCTAGTAAAACTAGCAACGAGACCAGAGGTCGAATCATTATTTGAAATGACTCAACAATATTATCTAGAGCAACGAGAAAATCTGTATAAGGAACAGGCTGAGAAAGTGAAGGGAGAGAAAAAATTGTATGAGGAGCAGGTTGAAAAATGGAAACGGGAGCAGCAACTTTTAAGTGTTTAATCGCATTCACATATTGCTTTACCACATCCAAAACAAATATCACATTCACAATCAGAATCGAAAGACGCACATTTATTACATCTAGTTTTGGTATAATAAGAATTAGTTTTAAGCATTATTTTTTCTAAAGCGGATAACCGATTTTCTAATTCTTTAATCTGTTTTTTACATGTATCTATTTCAAGATTTACTTGTTCCATATTTATTTGGGTGTGATATTATATTTAAATACTATATAAATATATGAAATAGTAAATTTATTATTTTTATGTAGATAATTCTTCATATTTTTCTATCATCATATTGAATTTATCTAATGTTGTTTCACCAAATTCAGCTGTACTCCATTGCCTCTTTCCTTGTTCTAAAAGTTTTGGATGTCTATCAATAATAAATTTTTCGTAACTTGTCTTTGTAGCTGCTTTATACCAACAATATTTAGGAATATCTTCAATCTTTACACCACAATTATCTGGTAATTTTGATACTGTTTTACGACCAGCTATTGTATTACGTTTAGGTACAATGGGGTCACTTTTATTTGATATCTCACTATCTGACTTATCTTCGATTTCAATACCTTCATACATTTTAATACATTTGCAAATTTCATCATATTCTTCTGTATTTTTTACCCTTAATTTTTTGAATTCATCATCTGCTTCATTATTAATGCAATTATCTAAATCTTTTAATCTAGAAAGAATATCTTGATATTTTTGCATAATAGTTAATTTTACAGATTTTGTTCCACTCATCATTGGTTTTGATCGAATGCCTTTAGTAACTTCATTTACTAAATGAGGATGTTTATCAATTACAAATTTTTTTTCACTTTTATCCCAACGAATATATTTTGGTAATTCTTCAATACCAACATCTATTAATTCTTGACACGGTGGTTTTTTATCAGATCTAGAAGTTCTATTACTATTTTGTTGTCCTTGAGTTGCCATCCGTAAATTTTTAACACGATTATCTAATTTTTTCCAATTAATGTGATCAACTGTTAAGTCATCATTATCATAATTTTTGATTTTTGCCAGTCCTGTAATAAATTTATGCATATAATTAACGTCGTCATCATGTGTGGATGCATAACCAATTTGAAGTACATACCAATTAAATTTTGATATTTCATTATCGAATTCATAATCATAGACAATAGGATATTTAAGATCTTTCCAAAATAATGCATAATATTCTATATTGTCATATTGAATGTGATATTTATATTTTAATTCATTTGAACTCCTAATCTTTTTAATCGGAGTTTTGGATTTAATTATTATCATTTTAATTGTGATAACTAATAAAAAATATTATTTTGATTCAATTTTTATAAAACCAAAATAGTAAAACATGTAAAGAATTTAATTGCTGTAAGCACCTTTATACCTTTAAGTTTCCCTAAAGGAGTGGACTGTATCTTAAGCGCAGAAACCGTAGTTTTCTACACCCACACCCGTTCAGTCTCTGACGCCCTACCACAAAGCTATTTAAAACTTTTTAGGTAGTAGGCATGCGGATTGCCCAATCCTTTCAATTATTACCATACCCAAGTTCTATTCTTGGCCAGTTAGTTCTTTCGAATCTAACCTTGGTATGAAAGGCTCTAAGGGGTTTCCCGATCAACAAGGAGTGTCGCAGTTGCAATAGTCAGTATGCAACCACTAGCATTTGATATTTATCCATTTTATGGATCAATGCTTTTTGGCCCTGGTCGAATAATTTTATTCCGTTAAGGCCACCCATGCCGCTCATGATACGTAGGACATTGTAGTTGACGGCATACACGCGAATCTTGACAGTAGCACCGCCTGCAACTGAAGCAGCAGTGAGGTTAAGGGCAAGAGTTGCGTTATCAATACGAGAGAAATTGCAAGTTCCGGAAGGTTGATGTTCTTCGGGTTTGAGGCCGAAGGAGTATACATTGATACCTTGGCTGGGGACGTTTTCGTGATGTTGGTAAGGTTGTACAAGGTTGAAGTATTTGCCGTCACGTTCGGAGAAACGATCATGGCCATTGAGTTGGAGTTTGCAGAGGGAGACGGGGTTGGTTCCGTTTTCGAATGAAACGGGGATGAAGACATTGTTGGCACCACCAGCAGCGACACCGGGCATGGAACCAACTTGATGATCACCTTGAATTCCAATGAGTGATACATTGGAACTGGTCCAATCACCTGAGGGAGTGTAGGTGCTATCAGCGGCATCAGTGTAATTGAACCATTGTTTACCGAGAGAATGGGTGGCAGCAGCAACTGCTCCAGATTGATCGGTAATATTGGAATCTTTTTGCACAACCCAAATGAGCTCTTTGCAAGGATGGTTAAAGTTGAGTTTGATCTTGTTGGAGGTGGTAGAAGTTGATTCTTCGCCGGTATATTGGAGTTGTTCGATGAGGTATTCGTGGGAGACTTGGGCGAATCTGCGGCGTTCATCAGTATCTAGGTAGATGTAATCTACAAAGAGAGAGCATGAGGCTAGAGAACCAACAGAGACGGCACCAAGATTGGTGGTCCAGTTAGCACCACCATCAACGGAGGTACCTGCCCAGTAGGCATCAGAAACGGGGCGAAGTTCAAGGTTAATCTTGACTTCGTGGTATTGGAGAGCAATGAGGGGGAGGGCAAGACCAGGGTTGCGAGCGAACCAGAATTCTAGGGGAACATATAGAACTTGGCCTCCAACACTGGCAGTGGATGCAGTTTGGTTGAATAGGGGAGTAACTAGTTGAGGAATGTTACCAACCATGTTAGCATAACCAAGTTGATGGCCAGCAGATTGGGTTAGTTCATTCCAGATGTGGAGCCAGTCACCGTAATGTTTGTCAATGCGTTGACCACCGATTTCGAGTTCAACATTGCGAATTAGGATATGACCGACCCAGTTTAACCAACGGAAACCAGTAATGGTTGATCCGTTTTGAGCGGGGACTGATACTGAAGGGAGTTCAACGCGGAGGTAAGTACGATGAATTAAATCACCGTTACGAGAAATAGTGCAGGTAACTTTCTTTCCCCAATCAGCTTGTCCGTTGAAAACTTGTTCAATGGATTCCATGGAGAAATTGGTGTGTCTTCTATAAATGACTTTGAAAAATGTAATTTGAGGATTACCAGTTAGGTAGATATCCTGTGCGCCATAAGCTACGAGTTGCATAAGCAGGTTGTTCCGTGAATTTACCATACTCACGGCCTGGACTGTATCTTAATGGCAGCAAACCTTAGTTTGCTGCCACCATACCCGTTCAGTCTCTGAAACGGTATCATGTTCTACATTTCAATAGTTCTGAATTATAGAATTTAGATACTCGCCTGCGGATCGCCCGTAAATTTATAACTTTTTTACCATTGGGAAGTGGAATTACCACTGTTCCTTCAAAAGATTTCTCTTATGAAGTGGTAGTTATAAACACGTATAGGGTGGGTTTCCCGCATCAAGGTATGTCGCAGTATGAAAAATTTATTTTTTTCTATACTACTAGCAAGGGATTTGATCCCCTCACTTAGGCCTGGATAAATTATTGACCTCCTCCCATTTCTTTTTATACTATATATAAAGAAAAAAAATAATCTAAAATAAATATTATTTCCGCATTTATAATTTAAAAATCCAACCAAACAACTTTTCTAAATAACATAAAACCCCTTTAAAATCCCTAACAAAGATTTTAAATTTTTAAAATAGATTTTTATATTTAATTTTAATTATTCAAAAATATATTAAATCATCATCCTATAATCGGTAAAAAATTGACGAATAAATATTAAATTATATCATAACAATATAAATGGACAATCTACTTGGAAATGAAATTGGTCGAGGTGGTTTCGGAATTGTTTACCAAAAAAAAGATGATCCTTCTAAATGTATAAAATTAAGTAATAAAAAAGGGGGGTCTATTCATTGTCGACAATGGTCAAATGAACATAAAAAAATAAGCAGCTTCATTAATAATATTGAAAAAAATTCAAATAATCATAAATTTAAATTTGTAAAAGTTTTAAAATCCATAGACTTTATAGAAACACCAAAAGAATGTTATATGGTTTTGCCTAGAATTTATAGACCAAATAGGGATGAAGGATATACTCTTCAAGCTCAATTAGGTTGTGATTCTTGTCATATGATTCATAAAGGACGTGGAGAATTCATTGGTTTAAAGGAAATTAGAGAATATCTACCCGAAGATGATATTGAAATTGCTTGTCATGAATTAGGTATGATGATGGCATTAATACATTTTGTAGGTAAAAATGATGCATATGATATTGAAGTATTTCTTGGTAAGGAATTGCATTCAAAAAAATGTAGATTTTATATCGCTGATTTCGATCTTTCAGAAGAAATAAAAGAATATGATTCTGAAACTATTGAAAGAATTAGTTGGTCACTTGATGCAGTACCTTATTTTCCAAATGATAGTAATAAAAAATTATTTGAATTATTTAAAAGTGGTTATTCAAAAATTGCTCAAAATCCTGAAATAGTTGAAAAAATCTTTGAAAATTATGGATAAAATATCTATTCCTCTTTTAATCTCCATTTAAAACCCTTACAAATTACATCAGAAGAATCACATGCCAATCTCAAAGATTTTCGTGGCATTTTAAATTCTTTTATTACTGCCTCAAATGTTGGATATATTTTTATTACTTCATTTGTTGTTTGATTAAGCTGTTCTACTTGTTTATGTTTAATTGAAATCTTCTTTTCTGGTACATATAAATTTTCCAATGATAGTTCATATTTTCCTGTTACCATAATATCTTGAATTATTTTACTTACCCATATTTGAAAAGGTATAGCTGTAGCCTTTGATGAATTCATTAAAAATCTATATAAGCCTATTTCTGTAAGATGAATAATTTTCTTTGCAGGAATTCCTTCAACAATCTTTTCATTCTCATTAAAATGTTTTACTGCTTTTTCAACATTTCTAAACTTTAATACCTTTTCCAGTTCAGAAATATTAATTAATTTCAAGCCATCTCTTTCAATTATTTCAACTTCCTTTCCTTCCAAAAAAGCTTTTATGATAATATCCATAATAAAGTTAATAGAAAAATAATGTTTAAATCATTATCAATTTTAATTTCCATTTATATCCTTTACAAATTATATCAAAGTTACATACCGAATTAAAAGTTTGTCTTGAAATTTTAAATTAATAAAAATTCATCTTTTATATTGGATCTGCTTACACTCATTTATATAAATAGATATATAGCTACTTAAATATATATTTAGTGGATAATTTATTTCCACAATCATGCATAAAAATATGTATAAAATTGTTTTTTCATGCCCATCAAAAACATATAAGCTTCGTGTATACTGTGAACCTCTAGAATTGTGTAACAGTATTGAAAGATTGCTTTCAAACCACATATTATTCTATAATACATTATTTAAGATTCAATCAATATTTCCAGAGTCTTCTATAAAACAAGATCCCCTAATAAAAATTTTCAAGTCCTTATAAAATATATTAAAACTATATTAAATGAAGAAAGGGATAGCAATACTCGAATTATAAAACCAAAATAAATTTGATCTAAATATAACTATTTAAAGGAACATTAAATGCTTTAAAATATGAAACTACAATGTATTCAATTTCCAACCAGAATAAAAATAACAAAAACCAACCGTTAACAAAAAAAACTATGGACATACAACATAGTTTTAAAATGCAACAATTTCAAGAAAAAGAGCAACAAATCTCTTTTCTACAAAATAAAATTAATAGTTTATATAATCAACTCTCAGTACTTGAAAGTAATAAGAGTAATGATGATGATATTTATACTATTATTGATATTAAAGATGAAATAATCAGTTATGAAAAACAATTACAAGACATTAATATTAATTCTGATGAAATTGAATATCTAGTAAACACCGGTGATATATTATTTAAATATTATGATATTATTGACAAAGGATCACCAAGAGAAGAGTCTATACTTATGAGTAAAAAAAATATTGTTGAAAATAGTGTATTAAAATACCTTATTTCACAAGAAAATAAAGATAACTCACAAAATGAAGAATCGGGGATTAATGATAAAGCTACATTACTTGATAAATATATGGAATGTACAGAATATAATTATGTTAAAAATATAGAAGTTGAAAATAAAGATAGATGTCTATCTTGTGATTCTGCAAATCGTAATATAATGCTCAATGATGGTATTATTTATTGCAATGATTGTTGTACTGTCGAATATATCATCATCGATCATGATAGACCTTCATACAAGGATCCACCTAAAGAAATCAATGTAGGTTTCGAAAAGCATCTAATTCCTATGGTTTCATGTGCGGCCTAGGAAAAAACTTATTAGCAGGCACAAATTAAAAACTGCAGATGCTAGTGGCAGAGAATATAATTTTTCTGCTGCGACACTATCAAATTGCGGGAACTTCCTAAAGCTTTGGGTACTAAATTTATATCGTAAGATTATAAATGGCAGAGAGTAGAACTCTGGTATAGTAAAAATCCCAATGATATTACAATGGATAATCCGCAGCCAAGTTTCTAACCCCATTAAATTTTAAATGGTTAGAAAAAGGTTCAACGACTAAATGGTAGTGGGTAAAATGAACCCGGTTTCGTTTTGCTTAAGATATAGTCTAGACCCCGGAGTATATCCGACAAATAGGTTGAAAAACCGGGTATAATCGCAGCTATTTTGCATACAAGCGTAAACAGATTTATGCGCTTAAAAGTCACGTGCCAAGATTATCGAAGATATGGTCTTGGAAAACATTTATAGTACTTCGGATAGATTTTAAACTATCATACTAGTGGCTAGTAGTAAAAAAATTAATTTTATTTACTGCGACATTCCTTGTTGCGGGGAGTCCCTTATAGTCTTCAATACTGCTTTATATTAGAAATTTTATAAAGGAACACGATTAATTATCGTACCCTATAGTAATAAATTGAAGAATTGGGTAATCCGCAGGTGAGTACCTAAGTCCATTATGTCAGGATATGGTACCATCTCAGAGACTGAACGGGTATGGGTGTGAGAAAAATGACAATTTTCTATGATCACTTAAGATACAGTCCGACTCTAATAGAAATATTCGGAGATTTATCGATTAATCATTTCAATGAATGGATTTCGCAAATACAAGGTAAAGAAACAACAGATATACCTGAAGAAGTTTACGATAAAATTCTTCTCGAAATCAAAAAACAAAAAATTAACAATATGGCAGATTTAACTACCAATAAAGTAAAGGAGATACTTAAAAAACTCCGAATAAACAAATATTACGAGCATGTCCCGCATATCATCAATAAATTAAATGGATTACCGACTCCTCACTTTGATTCAGAGCTCGAAGACAAATTAAGAAGTATGTTTAAACAAATACAGCCTTTGTTCTTAAAATATGCCCCTGGATTAAGGAAGAATTTCCTTTCATATTCGTACGTCTTGCATAAATTTTCGCAATTGTTAGGCAAGGATGAGTACCTACCCTACTTCCCTTTGCTCAAAAGTCGCGAAAAATTACATGCACAGGACATGATTTGGAAAAAAATATGCGAAGAATTACATTGGCAATTTATAACAAGTATGTAAAAAATTACATAAAGGTTTTACATTTAAAATTAAAGAGTAAATCATTTTTATAATTACCCAACCACCTTAAAAATTTGAAAGTAATTTAAACAAATACTATGTAAAAATTTTACTAAATACATACCTGGAAACTAAATGACATCTGTTATATCTCAACCAATTAATTATAAAAAATCTAAAATAGATTATGAAATGTCAATTGATGATATAAATCCTATCATCCAAATGTTTTCATCTTATAATGAAATTCCTATTTTGATGTCAAAAAGACCGAAAGTAAAGTTTCAAGTAAATATCATTGAAGTTGATTTGTCAATTCATAATAAACCATCATGTCATCCTAAAATAGTAATAATAGGATTTGACAATAAAAATAAATCAAATTATAAATAAATGTTTGAATACATCTCTGCAATTGGATTAGCATCATTATGGACAATACAACCATATATATTAAAATATGTTAATCATGTTGATCCAATTACAACTTGGATGTTTACATTAATATTCGCAGCCATAATAGCTGTAATTGTATATTTTTTATTTCCATCAAAAAATAACGCATTTGATATTCATCATATGGATTTAATGTTAATATGTATTGCAAGTTTAATTGGTATTGTTATGGCACCATTATTATATATTTATTTAATTAATAATAGTAAAAATTTACCATTTCTAATAGCATTAGTATTTTCATTTACAGTAATACTATCAAATATATTAAGTTATATCTTCTTAAGAGAAAAACCAACAATTACTAGTATTTTTGCAATTATTCTTATATGTACTGGTATTTTATTATTATCTAAGAAATAGCTATTATATAAAAATTTGATAATTAATTATTTTTATTTGAATTATTCATAATATAATAATGGGTGGTAATGCTATCGAAAATGCCGAAAGAATGTCAAGACAAGAATATATTGATATTTGTAATTATCTTAAATCTCTTGATAATACTATGATGATTACTTACAGCTTTGATACAAAAGAATCTTATGGTGATATTGATATAATTGTTATTAATAAGAATCCAATTATAGAAAATGTTTCACAAATAGTTAAAAATGGTTCATTAACATCAATAGGTTTAATATGGAATAATAAAATTCATCAAATTGATTTTACAGTCACATCTAAAGAAAAACAGGAATTTTTACATACATATTTGAGTTATAGCATTTTTGGAATGTGTTTAGGAATTTCTCTAAACAAATTAAATTTACAGTATGGTTCTGAAGGCCTTAAATTATCTTTTTCAATTAATAAAACAAATTATTATTTGCTACTATCAAAAGATACAAAATCAATTTTCCAATTTCTTGAACTCGATTTAAATAGGTTTCATCAAGGTTTTAAAGATTCTAATGAATTATTAGATTATATTTTAGTAAGTCCATATATTTCATATGAAATATTATCTAAAAAAACATTTACAGCGAAGGAAGATTCACGACTAAATGTTATAAAAGATTATAAACCTCTTCACCAACATACTAAAACTCTAAAACAAGATTTAGATGAAATTAAAAATAAAGTATTAAAGTTCTTCGATAAAGAAATAGAATATGAAGAAATGAATAAAGAAATTGAAAAGAGAAATGAACTGGCTCTTAAATTTAATGGCAATATTGTAATGAAAATATTAGATAATAAAATTCAAGGCAAAGAATTAGGAAATTTTATAAAAAGTTTTAAAGAAACATATGATATTGAAAATATGTCCCAAGATGAAATCGAAATAAATATTTCATCTTACTACAAACAATCATAAAATATAATAAATTAATTATTTCATTATAAATAATTTTTTACTTTACTTAAATTAATACGCTTTAAATGAATGAAGAGACTATATTAGTTATTGGATATTATAATCGGAAAAATATCGGAGATGAATGTTATAAAATAGCCTTTCCATTACTATTCCAAAATGTAAAAAAAATGTCTTTTGTATGTAGCGATGATATTGAAGTTATACCAGACGATGTAACCACTGTTATATGTGGTGGCGGGGATATTATCAATGACTATTTTATGAAAAAAATACATGAATTACTAAAAAGTTTTTTAGGTAGAATTTATGCAGTGTCTGTTGGTATACCATTCTTAAATGCAACAAAATATCTTCATATTTTTGATCATATCTTTGTACGTAGTACAACTGATTATGACAGGGCTATAGAAGAAGTCGGTGCGAGAAATGTTTCTTGTATAAAAGATATCTCAGCATGTATACCTGTAATACATCGTATTCATAATATACATTCAAATAAAAAAGTTCGCATAGGTATTGCATTAGCTCAGCCTTATTTTTACGAAAATCCTAATAAAACTAAATTAATTAACTCTCTAGCAAATGTATTAATTAAATTGTATAAAAATAATCATAATATAGAATACCATTTTTTAAATTTTAATTATGATGAATCACATCAAGAAAATGATAGAATTATTAGTAATACAATTAATCATATTTTAACTCATAATAATATACCATCTATTTTACATAATGAAATTACTTCACCAATTGTTATGATTAACTTTATAAATAATAAAGTTGATTTAACATTATGTATGAGATATCATTCAATTATGTTTTCATTGATAGCAAATAAAAGAGTCGTCCCCCTATTTTTATCAAGCAAAATTAAAAATATATTGAAGGATATTGAATATGATATGAGATTTGCAGTTGAATTACATGCCGATAATAATTATCAACCAACAAATATAGATGAATCTTGTTTATATGAAGCACTTTCTCTTGCTATTGAAAATCAAGATTTTACATATTCTCACACTCTAGATATAAATCAATTTGAAGATATAACAAATAAAATTCTGTGTGAAAAAAAAAATTCTGATATTTTAGTTTATGATAAATTTAAATCTTTTGAAGATGTTTTAATATCATGTAAACGTTCTCTATGTAAATATCTACATATAGATCCATTAACATTTGAAAATATATTAATGAATAAAGGTCCATTATATCTTAATGATAAACAACCATTAGAAATTGCTCGTTTTATATGTTTCATTATTTCGGGTAAAACACATCATCCTTGTGTTTGGGGTCTTACTGAAAGATTAACAGATAATGACTTTCAATTATATGAAAGTATAATGTTTATATGGCAGACTTGTAAAATAAGTCATGATATTATAGAGAGAGAACATTTATATTATCCTTCTATAAAGGGACTAAATCGTAGAGTGTTATTAAATTTGGATTATATATTTCAAAATGATTTTTCACAATATCATAGAGCTGGTTGGTCATATGTTATAGGTGGGTTAATGAATTTGGATGCACAACATTTATCGCGTCAAACTGATGTTATGTTAGATACATATTTAGATAGGAGTTTTCATTGGGGATATGATATACTTAAATATATTGGAATGGTACCATATGTAAAACCATGGTTTGGATTTGTACATCATACATTTGATAATGATCATAGTGAATATAATTGTAATAATCTTCTTGAAAATCCTGATTTTATTGAATCATTAAAATGTTGTAAAGGAATATTAGTCCTTAGTGAATATTTAGCAAAACAATTTAGAAATGCATTTTTAATGATTAATATTGATGTACCTGTTTATACATTATATCATCCTACAGAATTTGTTGATAATAATTTTACAATTGATAAATTTATAAATAATCAAAATAAAAAAATAGTTCAAATAGGAGCTTGGCTTAGAAATCCATATGGAATTTATGAAATTCCATTACCACCTGATGGAGGTGTTTTAAAAATTACAAAAGTTGCTCTAAAAGGAAAAGAAATGGATCAATACTTCCCACCACCCGATTTTTTAAAAACCATGGAAAATGTTCTTACAAATTATGATTGGTTTCATCACAAAACAATTGATCCAAACCATTCTAATGGAGAATTTCCAGATTCATTTTGTAATGATAAAATATGTAGAGATGATTGTAATTTTGATGATAAAATATGTAGAGATGATTGTAATTTTGATGACAATATATGTAGAAATATTTCCAGACCTCCTAAAGGGTTTGGAAATTCATCTGTAAATAAATTTTGTAAAGGATTATATGATCATATAGTATATCAATTAGATTCTGTTATAGTTTTAGATAAATTAAGTAATGATGATTATGATAATCTGTTATCTGACAATATTATTTTCCTTCATTTAGTTGATTGTAGTGCTGTAAATACAGTAATTGAATGTATTGTAAGAAATACACCTTTATTAGTTAACAGATTAGCCCCTTTAGAAGAAATTCTTGGTATAAATTATCCTGGTTTTTATGATAATTTAAATCAAGTTGCAGATATTTGTCAAAATATAAATAAAATTAAGGCAATTTCAGATTATATAAATTCACTGGATAAAACAAGATATAAATTAGAATTTTTCATTGATCATTTACAAAATATTATTGGAAGCAAAAATATTATTGAATATGAAAGCATTTACAAAAATTATGAATTATTTATTCATGAACCTCCTCCACCTCCCAAACAACCTATCATAAAAATAAATTTATACTCTAATTTACTCCAGTTTTTACCAAATAAATCTTTATATTATTCATCTTTAAGGAAGCTAAGTATTAATTACAGGTGATAAATTGTTATTGTAAATGAATTGTTTTTAAAACCTCATCGCTTGATTCATATACCATAATTTGATTATTTTTTTCACAAATATCAGCTTGTTTGTAAACTGATAATTTATAATTTTCTAATAACCAAACTGCTGTAAAGTTATCATTTTCCTCTTCATATTCTGGATTTAAACCCCATTTAAGTTCGTGTTTCAAATTTAATAATTTTTCAACAATTTTAGGTATATACGAATGTTCCCAACAAATTAATATAATAGAATATTTAGATTCCTGATCTTTAATATATTCCACTACTTCTTTAATTTCTTCACGCTTATAATGATCCGAAATTTTCAAATTTAAATGATTTGCTAAAGGTTGAACGGTTTCATAAGGTCTGTTACTTGAATCTTTATGAGCCTGTTTCATAACTATGATTTTTTCCGGAAGTATAATATTTTTAGATGTTTTAAAATATCTAATAAGTTCTTCTGCTCTTTTATAACCTAATGGAGATAAATTTACACTATCTTTTTTGGTCTTTTCACCATGTCTGATAAATATAATTTGCTTCATTTATAATATTAATAAATTTTAAAGTTTTTGCGTTTGAATATGAATATTCAATTATGTATATACATTAATTAATATACATCAAATGTACAACATATATTTTTTAGAAGAAAATGATAATATAAGAATTGTATTTGATAAACTTCAATTAATTAATGATCTAGTTGAACTTTATAAAAAAATCGGTGTAATAATGTTAATTGTTGATGCTAATACAATAGTCTCCCAAGTTGAAAAAGATATGATTATGAATATTCTTGGAAACAATTCATTTAAAAAAAGAGAAAGTATTAACACTAGAGGTTTGATTCTTGATATTATACAACATGTACAAAATATAGAAATATGTAAATCTAAAATTGATAATATACCAACAAAACCTGTATATTTATATAAAGAAAAAGAAAAATCACTTAAAATTAATGTTGAGTATGGTGCAGATATTACATCTCCAATCGACTGTATGAGTACTGAGACCATGAACATCCATTTCAGTCAAGATACTGTAGCTAAATGTGTCACGAGGCACAGTACCATAGGAGATGAAAATAAGAATAACTTATATAATTACAGTGCTGATATTCCAGTTCCAAAAGGAGGAAAACTAAATATACCAATTCCAAGAGGACTTGATGATTTATTATCACACAATGATAATTTAAATATTGAAAAAATTATACAACCTAATGATATAAATTATGGTGGTAATTATCAATATACATATTTAATAGATAGTTGGTGGGCTGAACATAAAAATGAAACACTTAATAATTCATATTGTATTTTATATAATCAAGATAACGAGTGTAGTTTAGTTTGTAATTATACACAAAAAATAAAAGGTATTGCTGATGAATTTGGTGATTTTATAATTCTAAGGGAATATAATAATATTCCTGAAAAAAGTGTTGATCTTTTAAAAGAACTTATTCATAATAATATGTATTGTGAAAAAATATCAATTGAAAAAAAATTAGTTGCATTTGAATCATTATATGATGTTGAAAAAATTAATCAACAAGAAGATGAAAAATCACTAATAATATTCTATATTAAACAAAATTATATTATTTCTGATGATGTTAATAAAAGAATCAAAGTTAGCACTCTTCTAGAAGAAGTTGAAACAGAATTAAAAATATCAAATACAAATTTAAAATATAATTTTGCTAATTATTTATATGATATTGGATTACAAAAAAAACGTTATTCTGACGGTATGTATTTATATGGAATTGAATCCAAAGCAAATGCTAAAATTAATGATCTTAAAAAAGTAAAACTCACAAATAAAGATTATGAAAAATTAATTGATTCAAGGGATAAAGAATTAAATGAAATTTATAATTCTAGAACAAAAGCAGGTTATAAATAAAAATGTTCGATTTATTTAAATGCAAACAAATAATAATTCCTGCCCTCATATGGATAGATTAATATGGTTCGATATTATAAGTTACTCTGAGCCATCCGTTTTATTACAATTATATGCAGTTGATAATGAATTAAAAATATTTGCTCAAGATGAAATTATTAATAGATTATCACAATATAAATTTAAATTATTATTTAATGATAATCGTGAAATAATTTCAATAGCAATTCAAAATCGTTATAACCCCAAACAGTTCTTTATTATTAATAAAGATGAATTAGATAGTATACATGATATATCCAAAGGTACTTCTTATCTAAATAAATATACAGATTTTGAAATTTATAGAAATAATAAAAGTTGGGCAATTAAAATATTTGGATTTTTAACTGAGAATGTTGATAATTATATTAATTATTTAAATAAGGAATTAAAAGAAAACGAAACTGTTTTAAATCAATCTATAGATAATGGCTGTTCGACAAAAATTATAAATAATTTTCAAAAAACTAAAATAATCATTGAAAATTTTTTAAATACTTTTAATGAAATTAAAAATAAATTATCAATTATTATTAAAACTGGTGGAAAATATAAAAAACCTAAATCTGTTATTTGGAAATCTACGGGTAAAAAAATTAAATGTAAAGACAATAAAAAAAGAGTTTTATATAAAAATAACAATAACGAATTTAGTGTCAGATGTATTAATAATGCAAATGGAAAAAAAATTGTTAAATATATTGGAGGTATATTTATTTTAAATGTCTAATTATATAATCTGTTAGTTTATGTTTTATATCCACATCATATCTTTCACCGCAAGCTTTACATTCTTTTTTTAATAACTTCTTTCTAACAACAAAGAATGTTTCAGGATTTCCACAAACATCACAGATAACAAATTTTTCTATATATTTTTCTATAAGTTTCTTTAAAATGTTTTCATCAAATTTACCATTTATTATTATTCCATTTGCAAGTGTACCTAATTCATAACCAATAAATTTCATAATACTTTCACTATCTCTTGCTAATGATTTTGATATATCTGATATATTTACCAATTCAGTTTTGACACCATTACCTTTCCCTTTATTTTTTATAATTAAAGCTGGCATTTTATATCTATAATATGGATCATCTAAATTTTTACTGCCTATATTAATGTTTTCTTGTACCGACGCCATATTGAGATCATTATTACATTAATAATATAAAATATTCTTTAAATATTATTCAAATTTTTTTGTAAAATTCTTGTTCTTCCAAAAATATTAAACCATATTCAATCCCTATATCCTTTTTAATCTTATGTTTTTGAATAACATCAGATGGTATTATTTCAACTTGTTTAAATGTAGTTATTCCTATACATTTACGAAGCCTAGATTCTTCTGTTGTTATTAATGAAACTGGAATTTTAAAAGAATTAACAATAATATCATTATTAACCCAATCATTTACAAAATATTTTACTAACAAATAATTTATAAAATGTTGTTCTACAACAGAACAATGATCTACATTGTCATCAATCATTTTTGATATAATAGAGAATTTATCATTTTCAATTAAATAATTATATAATTTAATCATTTTAGATTCTTCTTGATTTTTATTATCAGTATATTGATATTTAGACGGATTATATTTTTTACCACTTTTCAAATTATCATGTTTTCTCTGTATTTCCATATCAACTAAAAGTTCATTTAAAATGTCAAATGTATTTGATACTATACCATATGTATTATATGGTATACCTAATAAATCACATACATGATGTTCTACGGGAGCCACTAAATTACAATTTATACACATTATGATGTATTTATTATATACATCATACATAAAACAAAATATTCAAACGCAATATTTATTGACATGTGATATACGAAAATGTATCAATCTAATTTAATACCATTTCATTTGTGGATTATTAAATACCATAATTAGCATTTATATAATTTTAAAATAATATGTGTTTAAAATGGAATTTAAATTCCTTTATGGATAATAAAGAATGTTACAATGTGAAGCTTGTAATAAATTTTATTCAAGTATTTATAATTTGAAGAAACATCATATACGACAACCATTATGTAATGATTGGATTAAATTAAAACCAGGAATTAAAGATTATATTGATGATAAATTTCAACTTCCATGTAATGATATTGAATTGGAAGAACAAAAAACCAAATGTTTTATATGTAATACTGTCTTTTCTAATGTAGGTAATTTAAATAAACATTTAGATAATAGTCTAATATGTAGTAAATGGTCAATGTATAAAGATTTAAATCCATTAGAAACTTACATTAAACCAAGTAATATAATTAATCAAAATATTAATGAGGAATTTATAGCTCCAAAATATTCATTATGTCATATTATTTGGAATATATTTATTATTGATAAACAATATGCTGCATTACCAAATATAGACGAAATAATTAAAGAGAATAATGTAAAATATATTATTGCAATTTTACCTAATGAAAGTGATTATAAATTAAAGCATTTAAATATTGATCATCATATTATGATCTATAATAATCATAATACCGAAGTAGATATAAATGAATATAATAAACAATGTGAAAAAATAGAAGAGTATAGAAAAATAGAAAATAGACCAAATATTTTCATATATTGTAATAGTGGATATCAGAGATCAATTCCATTTCTTTGTTATTACCTCTTGAAATATCATCCCAATGAAGCACCAAATATAGAGAAAGCGATTGAATTAGTTTTACCTCAAATTGATCGTGCAAATTATGCACAAACAAAAGAAAAATATATAGATTCAATGACTACATTACTTCAAAATTATATATGATTATCATTTTTATGTAATAGTTTATGTGCAATATGACCACCAGGTTCTCCTAAATAATTTTTATATAACTCTTCTATATATATATTTTCTTGTGCTGATTTTTCTACTGCATTATCATCTAATTTATTTAAAGCATCCTTACGATTTTCTAGAATTTTTTTATCTTTTCCAACAGGTGGTTGTCCTCCACCACTTACACATCCTAAAGGCGCACACGCCATTATTTCAATAAAATGAAACTGTTTTTTACATGTACCAGCTAAAATATCTTTAACAATTTTTTTAGCATCACCTAAACCAACTACAATAGCTACATTCAATTCGATTGGTGTATCATTCTCTCTTTTAATAATAATATTAGCACTTTTAATATTATTATAATCCTCTTCGTTATGAAATTCGATTTTATCTAAAGTTTCCCCAGTGAATTTGTTATAAACATATCGTAAAGCTGCTACCATTACTCCACCAGTTCTACCAAAAATAACAGCACCACCTGTTGAAAACCCTAGAGGATTATCAAATTCAGACTCGTGAATATTAGTTAATTGAATATTATTAACATTAATAAATTCTTTTATTTCTAATGCAAGTTCATTTGTTGTTATAACTAAATCAACATCCCGACTTCTTCCAGTAGTATCCCCTTCTGGTCGATCTGCTTCACTTTGTTTACGTACACAAGGCATTATAGATACCATCATTATATCTTCAGGTGGAGTGTTAATTTTATTAGCAAAATAATTTTTAATAACAGCACCCATCATCATTTGAGGTGATTTACATGTAGATATATTATCTACTATTGTTGGAAATGATTGTTCTGCAAGTTGAATCCATCCAGGACAACATGATGTAAACATAGGTATCTTGCCACCATTCACTAATCTATTAATTAATTCATTTGCTTCTTCTATAATTGTTAAATCAGCTGTAAAAGATGTGTCAAAAACATAATTAAAACCCATATCTTTAAGAACAGTAACTAATTGTTTAGCACTAACACTAATTCCACCTAATGGTTCACCAATAGCTACACGAACAGCTGGTGCTATTTGTGCTATTTTAACTTTAGAACTCTTCAAAACTTCGGCAATATTAATTTTGGCTGCAAAAACTTTATTATAATTTCTACGGTTAAATCTATAGTAATTCTTTTTACTGAGTAACATTTTATATTATATTTAAGTATTTTTATTTTCGATTTTCAGGCTCAACATAATCAACCTCTAAAAATTTAAATATATCTTTTTCATCATTAAATTCATATTCTACAAAATTTCCTTCTTTATCATCATACTTCAAACCATACTCGCTTAAACTATAACCTTTAGATAAAGCTATATTCCTCATTTTAATATTAAATGGACCGCTTCCTGTGAAATGCATTACTGCAAAAGGATATTCATGTTTTCTTGTATAAAATAAATCTAACCTTCTAAATGATTTATGACTTTTAAGACGACAGACAGCCATACACTTTTTACTTCCCAAAGCCAAAACATCTTTAATATAATCATTCTCCATTTTTTTAACGAGTAACTTTAAAACAGCTTCAAAGTCATCTGGATCATCTGGATGTGTTAACAATACATCTATGTCTCCACTATCATTCATTTTCCTTCGATAACTACCAGTTACAGTTGCTACGATTTTTGGATCAACTTCTTTAATTATTGACATTAAATATTCATCATGTTTTTCCATTTCCTTCCTGGGAATTCTTTTTTCAAAATCTTCCCAATATTTTAAACCTATTTTTTGTTTATCATTTAGTAATTCTGGATGACTTTTTAATTCCTCAATATTTTTAATATCGTTTTTCTCAACTAATTCTTTAGCTTTTGATGGACCTATACCATATACCTTAAGTAATTCATCAATTATTTTCAGATGTCCATTTGCATTATAATCTGCTAATTGTGACATAGAACCTGTTTCTAAGAGTTCCTTTATCTTAGATTCCATACTTTTACCAATCCCTTTTACACCTTTTACATCATCATATGTATATATAGGTCCTTCGAGATTTTTAAGCTCTTTTATAACTATTGAATAAGCTCTAGCTTTCCATGTCTCTTTATTAGCAAATTCTTTTTTCCTTAATTTATCTAAAGAATCAATTAAATCTGCTTTCCTATCTATTTTTTGATTTTGATGATTATTATATGATTTTTCTAATTCTTCAGGTTCAGGAGATTTTGGTTTTATAATATCTTTTTTCTTAACAATTACAGATTCATCTTTATTTTCTTGAACCTCAATATCTTTGATTTTCTTAATATATTTTTTTTTAACTATTTTAATTTCAGGTACAATTTGTTCTTGATGTATCAAGAGATCATCACATGAAGATTTAGAATTCATTATATTATTTATTATAATATATATTAAAAATAATCAAATTTTTCTATCTTGATCTAAATGCTTCAGTTCCCAATGAACTAATTATAGACAATTCATTTTTACGTTTTTCTTGTTCTTGTATCGTCTCTTGAAATGGGGGAGAATAAGGTTTTTTGAAAACCCATTGTCTTAAAGCATATTCTATTAATAAATAAGTTATAATAATAACAAAAATCCATGAAATAAACTCTTTTATAAATGTATCTATATTTGTATTGCTAATTGGCGCAAAAGCACCAGAAACAAATTTAACCCTGAATAAAAATAATTTATAAATTGTTGGTAATACAATATCAGCGACTAAAGACCGTATCATTACCCCTGTACTGAAACCAATTGTTACTGCGGCCATGGTCGTAAGTATATTATTATTAATGATAAAGGATGATAGATCACTCATTTTATATTTATAAATACATTTTATTAATAGAAAATCATATAACGATAATTCATAATATTTAAATAAATGGCCTGCTCAGTATGTTTATTTTCTGATAATTTAGAACATATGTATCAATGTGAATATTGTAAAAAAAACTTTCATTTTAATTGTGTCGAGTATTTTGATCAAAAAAATATTGAAATTTCAATTGATAATAATTCAATCTGGTATTGTAATGAATGTATACCATATAATAGTAAATTTTATAAAGAACCCTTGCTAAATAATAATTTAAATGATAATGACATTAATAAAATCGCAAATCTCACAATCAGTGGTCTATTAAATGATGGACATCATTCAAAACAATTATATTTAATTGAAATTCTTAAAAATTTATATGGTGAAAAATATAATGATATTGTTGATTATTATAATTATTTAGGATATTCTTGGGACGATTCTTGATTTTTTAAATTCCGGAGCTACCAAAACCATTATCACCTCTAATAGTTTCATCTAATTCATCAACTTCAATAATTTCACAATCATCAACAATTTTTTCTAAAATTAATTGAGCAATCCTATCACCTTTTCCAATTGCAAAATTATTAATTGTTGAATGGTTAACAAGTAAAACCTTACAATTTCCTCGATAAGTTTTATCAATTACGCCCGCATTTACTGATACACCTTTTGTACTCACTCCTGATCTTGGGGCAATTCTACCATAAGTACCATCAGGAACAACAATTCCAAGACCAGTATCTACAAGTTTCCAAGACTGTGGGGGAATAATTACATCCTCTACACTCGATAGATCCCAACCTGCATCACCTACACGACCTTTTTTAGGTAGAGAGGCTTCTAAATTGATTTTTTTAACCCTTAGCATTTTAGATATAATTAGATATAATTAGATATTCAAATTATTTTAAATCAAATTTTTTTAATATTGTAATTACCCTTAAATATTTTTTATTTTGATAAAGAATCTTGATCTTTATCGTCTTTTACAACAAATTTATAATTACATTTTGAATTATGACATTTATTTCGATGACATGCTGGCATCATACAACATTCATCATCTGAATAATGTAATGCACCCATATTTGAGATACATCGCATTTGATTATATCTTTTCATCATAGTGAAGGGTTGAGAATACATTTTATAGTTTATGAAAGTTATTTTTAAATAGTTATTTTAAAATTATTTAAGAGTAATTTAATTTACAATATTAAAATGAGTATTATATGTGTATCTTCGACTGCCCTTCTTACATTCTTTAGTTGGTGTGTATTTACTGGTGGACTTTCTTCAATGCAATATAATTGTGGGGATGATGGTATTTATGCAAATGTATTGAATGAGGTCTCGCCTTATATTTCATGTATGAATGTTTATAGACAATCGTGGTTTATTATGAGTTATGAAGTAACAATTTTAATGATTTTTATGATAACTATGTTTCTAGACATGTCTAAAAAAATTAAAATCCCCCTTGTAGGTTTATTTTCAGTTGCACTTATGTTATATATTGATTCATCAAATCAATTACTAAATGGAGAATTCATCGAATTTTATGAAAGTGGTTCACAACTTCATAGAATTAGAACGATGACAGCTGGAGCAATTATGACAGCATTATGTAATAGCTTTATGATTATTGTTCTTGGTTGGGATTTTGATATTGTTCCAGAATTAACAAAACCAACTACAGTATAAAAACCTTTGATTTTTTAAATAATTTATTTATATAAAATAAATGTTTTTTTTTGATTATTTTATTAAAAAAGAAACAGTTGCTAATATTGATAAAGAAATATCGCAAAATAATGATAATAATAATAATCATATAAATATAAATATTGAAGCCTTTAAAAATCGCAGATCTTTTGATCAAATAGCCTCTCCTTTTGAAAGCAATAAAAGAACATCTTTTGATGAAAGGAAAACTCAGAGAACTTCTTTTGATGAAAGGAAAACACAAGATGTATATAATGGAAAAATGAGTTCGTTAGAATACAAAAAACATCTTAAATTAAACAAAGATATGAATCAAAATATAGTTTCAAACCAGAGTGTTCAATCTGTTCAATCTGTTGATTTAGAAAGTAATTTTACATTTAAAACTAATGAAAGTGATAAAACAAATACTAGTTTAAAATCCAAAACACCCCATCAATTAAGATATATGAATAGTTCAAAAAAACCCGAAAATAATGAAAATCATGGTGAATTTAATAAATTTTTTGATAATATTGTTGAAGGCGAATATAAGAGAAAAGAATTATATACATCAGAACAATATGAAGGATGGTGTCCTATTCTTACAAATAGTAATACAATAAAAAAATAAAATTTTTTATCCAAATAAAAATATTATAAAATAAGAGTAATGGAAGATAAAATTGATAAAATTGATATAATAGATACTGAAAAATATAAATATGGTTTCAATTATGGCCTAGTATGTAATTTTATAAAAAAAATGAACACACAGTTTGAAATTTATAAAGAGAATATTCCAATATCTACAGAGACATCCTTCATTGAAGGTTTTAAAATTGGAGTCAAAGAAAAATTGAATTTAGAATATATTGAGGAGTGTTTTTTAATTAAACATTCTATTGAAGCAATATTTATTAATTTTGAGAATGAATCACAAAAAATAAGAAATATATATAGTATATTTTTACTAGCAGTATTAAGTGGTTTTAATATGGAAATTCCATCATTAATTTTTTGGTTTGCAATGGTATTGTTATTTATAATAGTAAGCATTAATAATAATTTATTCGAAAATATCATTGATTTATTACATCAACATAATTATAATAATTTGATTAGTCATGATGATATTGATATGAAAGACAGAGGAGATAAAATTTTTAGGTCTTTAGATGATTTTAAGGTTTCACCTATAGGCTTGATTAAAATTATAATGTTCTCACTATTAACTTTAATTGTATCAAATTATGATAATATAAAACAGAATCATGCAACTTTTAATGGTTTATTAGTTATCACATGTATTATGATATTATGTGAATGTTTAATTGATACTCAAAAAATTGTTATCAGACTTAATTCCCGTAAACTTAATTTATGGCAATGTTTCTTTCCAATAGAAGTTAACCCTAAAATTGATACTGTATTTATTAAAACATTAGCTAAACATTTTTGGATTCGACTTGAATTATTTACTCATATATGGAATAGTTTATCTGTATTATTAATAACATTATTTGGTATTTTTATAGGTAGCGATTATGGAATGTTTGTTACTCAACAATATTTTTGGGCTGCTTGGATATATGTATTTTATGATATAATTATAACTGCATTTATTGGAATTAATTTTTCAAAAAACAGAGTTAGGATGAAACATCGTAGTGAAAACTTGTCAATAGCGGAATATATATTTTTATTCGGTAGATTTTTAGAATTAGCCTTTTCAGGTATTTTTATTTGGTTTGCACTTAATCCAGATAGATATCTTTTAGAACATGATTTGTGTGATGAATTATGTCATAGTAGATGTTATGAATTTATAGTTGCAATATGTTTTGTTACATTTTCGCAAGGTTTGAGTGTAATAGTAGTATTTAATGAAACTTTCACACTTTTTTTCTTAAATGTTTTATCTCTTCTATTCTTACTTGGATTTGCTATAGATTTTATTAGCAGAATTTTATATTTATCTGTTATTTGGATTGGTAGAAGTCTTTATAAAGCCGTTAAATTATGTATTAGTGGAATATAAATATTATTTAAATATTACTAAAGAATCTGATATTAGATATATGTTCAAAGATGTTCTTCAAGAACGTTGGAAGGTAGAATGCACGGAACTAATACTAAATTACCAGAAGCACAAGCTTTCCTTATATATAATTTACCATATATATATCATCAATTAAATAAGGGACTAATCAAACTTAATAAGGAGTTTCCAATTAATTAATATTGATGCTCTTTAAATACAATTAAACATTAATTATCAAATGAAAACTATATAAAACTAACTTATAATAGTTATTTAGAATGTAATGGATATTAATTAATTAATTATGATTATTCATTAGATTCTACTTGGGGTATAACTCAGTTGGCAGAGTATTTGACTGTTAATCAAAAAGTCGTCGGTTCGAGCCCGGCTACCCCAGTTATTTTTAAAATAAAATTTGATTTTAATATTATTCAAATTTTATTTATATATGGTTAATTTTCAAGAAGTCGACAATGCTTTTAAAGAAAAGGGTTGTAAATTATTAATCAACGAAGAAGAATTTAATAAAAATAAACATTCCACTACAGAAAAATATAAATATATTGCTTCATGTGGACATGAACATGAAGTATGGTTAAATGTATTTAAAAATCGAGGGACTGGAATCATCTGTCCTAAATGTATTATTAATACTTCTGCAAAAATTCAAAAAGAAAATGCAATATTAAATCCATTAAAAAATTCCAATTTAGAATATGAAAACTTAATATATTTCAAAGAAATTAATGAAAGTTTATTTGATATTAAATTTACTAGAGAAGGATGCCTTGCAGATTTGGCATTAAAACCTAAAAATAATAATAATGATTTATGGATGATGATACAAGTTAAATCAACAATTAAACCATTGCGTGGATATAATTTCAAATGTGATTCTAAATATGAAAATTGCATTATATTATGTATTTGCCAAAACGATAAGAAAATGTGGGCTTTTGATGGAAATACAATTAATGTAAAAAGTAAAATAGCAATCGGATTATATAATTCAAAGTATTCTGAATTTGAGATTTCAATCGAAAATGTGGTTGAAAAATTCAATGCATTTTATAAAACTTTTCCAAAATATAATTTTAATATTATTAATACACCTATTTCAGAATGTCAACAATTAGAATATGAATATGTTAGATATCGTGAACAAAAAATTAATCTAGGTTATATTTATAGTGATAAACAAGGTTTGGTTTATGATTTTATTTTAAATGGATATAGAGTTCAAGAAAAGGTTGGTTATACTCAGAAAAAGAATGCTGCGCAATTTAGTCTTCATAAAAATAATGGAAAAATAAATGGTTGTAGAGAATTTACGTCTTATAAAAAGGGAGATGCCGATTTTTATTGGCTAAATATTCCCAATAAACAACACTTCTATATAATTCCTGAAAATGAATTAATTGAAAGGAAATACATTAATGTAGATACCAAAAAATCAATATATTTAAATCCAGAATCTGATGATAAATCATGGAGTAAAGCTTATTTATTTGAGTATACAAAACCTGATTTAGATAAAATTAAAACTTTATTTAAATTAAGATAAACAAAGACCCGCCATTCCACTCATTGTATTCAATATATTTTCATTTATATATAATATTGTTATATTGTAATCATTTTTTTTTTCAAATTCAATATTAATATTGAATGAATTAATTGTAGAAGAGAATATATTAAATAATGGAATATAATAACAATTTTCAAATGGTATATTATAATTGTAAAATTCTGTATTAATAACATTTTTAACTTTTAAATATTTCGCATCTATTTTATGAGTTTCAGTACCTATATTTAATTCAACTGATTTTAGTTTATCTGGTTCTATAACTAAAATTATACAAATCGCTGATAAATTAAAAATTCCTCTATACTTGAAACTCTCTTTGTTTTTAATATCTATTTCTTCACAAAATGACATCTGTTTTATAGAGTAATGTATCGACTCTAAGTTTGGTATTTGAAGATCTGGAAAATTATAACCTGTAATTTGATATTCAATATCACATTTTTTAGCTCTTATACATGTGTCATGATATATTATATTATGTATATTCAGATGATTCATATTTAATATTTCAATATAATCATCCTTGTCTTTTTGTTGAATTTGTAATTGTATAGGATGTATTCTTAAAATAGTTTGACCACCTATTTCAAAAACAATAGATTCAAATGATCCCTTTATTTTAATTGATGTAATAACATCAATATCACGTATAAAAAACAGACAATGATCTCCTCGAGATCTATTTCGAATTAATATATTTGGAATATATACACTATTTTCTAATTTATTTTCACACAGTTTTTCCCAGTAATCGCATTTGTTTGTATTTTTAAAAGATGAAAATTTTTTTAATAATTGTAAACTATATTTTTTATTTAATATATATTCGCTTGTAATATTATGTTTAGCACCTATAATAATTTGAGATAAAGATTTAGAGGCTAAGATAATATTTGAAATATCTGTGTAATCTAAATAACTACATGTTTTTCCAATGACATCGTTATTCAATGATGTCAATAATGCTACATCTAATGATATCTGTTCGGTTTTTGTTTTAAATATCATGTTTTTCAAGTTTAAAATAATATTGATAAACAAATTTAAGACCGGACATCTATGACAGTTAGTGATTATATCTGCACCGTAAATACTTTGACGGTATTTAAACATTTTGTGTCACATATTAATAAAATTATTTCAATTTTTATTATTAAATAGATTGTGATTTAAAGAATTAATGATAATAATAGTTTAATAAATACAATAATGTGTGGTATTTTTTTATATTTAAATGAAGCTGAACAATTTGATATCATTAATGTCCTTCAACAATTTATGAAGATTCAACATCGTGGTCCAGATCATTCACAAATTTTCATTGAAAAAAATATGATCATTGGCTTTCACCGTTTAGCAATCAATGATCTTAGTTATGATGGTAATCAACCAATGTACATGCATGATATGATATTAGTATGTAATGGAGAAATTTATAATTTTAAAGAACTAAATGAAAGTTTTGACTTAAAATGTTCATCACATTCTGATTGTGAAACCATTATCAAACTATATTATCATTTATATGAAAAATATGAACATAATATCGAAACTGCAATGTATCATCTTTGTAATAGTTTAGATGGTGAATTTGCTTTTATTATTTATGATAGTAAAAATAATAAAATTATTGCAGCAAGGGATAATGTAGGTACTAGACCATTATTTATTGGTTTTGATGAAAATACTAAAAAGATCGCATTTGCATCAGAATTAAAAGCAATTGATAGTTTATTTCCAGAAAACTCAGCACAATTTAGACCATCTACATTTATGATTATTGATACTAAAACTTTTGAATGGTCTGTGAAACAATATAATATTATTTCTGAACCATATCTTGAAAATATGGAAACAAATTTAGAAATCATATTACCTACAATTCGTAAACTCCTTATTAAAGCCGTAGAAAAAAGGGTGTCTAATACTGATAGACCATTATGTTGTCTTTTATCTGGAGGATTAGATTCATCATTAATTTGTGGAATCATTTCAAAGTATTCCCTTAAAGCCGATAATAAACTTAATACATTCTCAATTGGTATGAAAGGTTCTACTGATCTTAAATATGCTCAAAAAGTTGCTGATTTTATTGGAAGTGAACATCATGAAGTTCTTGTAAGTAGAGAAGAAATGTTAGATGCTATTGAAGAAGTTATTCGAGTAACTGAAACATGGGATATAACTTCGATCCGCGCATCTTGTGGAAATTACTTAGTAGCAAAATATATTAAAGAAAATACCAATTATAAGTGTATTTTAAGTGGCGAACTTTCAGATGAAGAAATGTCAAGTTATATTTACTTTAAAAAGGCGCCAGATTGCGAAGCTTTACATAATGAAACGAATCGACTTTTAGAGGAGGTTTGTTATTTTGATAATCTTAGAGCTGATCGTTGCATTAGTTCAAATGGTCTTGAAGCAAGAATTCCATTTAGTGATAGGGAACTTATTAAATATATTCAATCTATTGATCCAAAATTACGAATGTGTCATGATAAAATCGAAAAATTTTTATTGAGAAAAGCTTTTGAAAATGATAATGTACTACCCAGTAATGTTCTTAATCGGAGCAAAGAAACATTTTCTGATGGTCTAACATCGAATGATGAAAGCTGGTATAAGATTATTCAAAAACATATTGACACATTAATATCATATGAAGATTTTCTAATTGAATCGACAAAATATACATTTTGTACACCACATACTAAGGAAGCATTGTATTATAGAAATGTCTTTAATAAATACTATAAAAATGAACAGGTAATTCCACATTATTGGAAAAGCACATGGTGTGATACTTTAGAACCAAGTGCCAGATCATTAAAAGAATTATTCGTTCCTTCTGAATAAAAATTTGATTTATTATTTTTTACAACAATGTACGAATCATTTGTAGATCGTTTTAATAAATTAGGAGCAATTGTACAAACAACTAAAGTAGAGTTTGATGCTAAAACTGAACATGTTCGTAAATTTAAATTTACAATTATTTGTGCATGCGGCCATTTGCGAATCACCAATTATTATGATTTTGCAAGTAAAGTCAATCATAATTGCTTAGCTTGTATTAATGGTTTTATTTCAAATAATGATAAAAAGGGAAAAATGAGTTTATATATTAATCCTTCAAATAAAAATCAATGGACATACGAATATTTATATTCATATGAAAAATTAGATAAAGATGTTTAAAATATAAAACCGGCACCCAAACTGGTGATTGTCTGATTCTTCGAGCAAACATGGTCGGGTAGATTGTCTAATTTTTTCAGCAAACTTGCCGGGAATTGGAAAATTAAAACTTCCATACTGCTTTTATTATTTGGTTCAATAATTTTATCAATTATTTTTAATTTGATAAAATTATTACATTGGGCGAGCAGTTGGGAATTGTGCTAGACCGGCACCGATTCCAAATCCAGCACCTAGACGAGCTGACTGACCAATACTGGGTGCGAACATATCGAGGAGGGAAAATGTTGCAGCTGCAATTAAAGCTACAGTTAAAACTTCTTCAAGAGATGGCTTCTGTTTAGGAATTAAAGCAACAGCAATTGCTACCATAGCGCCTTCTAATACGTATTTGATAATTCTTACAACAATTTCTTTTCCGTCTACTGAAAAATCGCCTTGCATCTTTATATATTCTAATTAAAGAAAAAAATATATTAATAAATAATTGAATTAAATACGCAAAAATAAAACCACTTAAAACTATTTTAATTATAAAATTAAAATGACTACCGTTTCTGTTAAAGAAGAAGATTATCTCGATCAAGATCCTCCCCTTCGTGGGCAAAATTTCGTATGTATGTCTTTCTTATCTCCTGAAGAAATCCTGAAAAAAAAGGATGTATATTTCTTTGAACAATTCATTAGTGAATTCTCTAAAGATATGAATGAATTCTTTGATAAATTATCTAATAAATATTCAGAAGAAGTTGATGTTCTTAAAATGATTAAAGATAGATATACTTATGTCTTTAATCCTGATAATATCCAAGATGAATATCTAAATTTTGTTAATAGTAGGAGTTCAGAATTAGAATCACTTTTCCATGAAAAAGTAGATTTTCAAACAAGTATTCGAGGGATTAAAATTAGGGGCGTATTTGATACTATGAAAGAAGCTGAAATTAGATCTCAAGTATTAAAACGCATGGATGATAAATTTAATGTTTATGTTGCTCAAGTGGGCTGTTGGTGCCCATGGAGTCCTAATCCTGATGATATTACAGATCAAGAATATGCTGAAACACAGCTTAATACATTAATGAAAAATTATAAGGAAAACCAAACCAAAAAGGATATCTTCTTTGAAGAGCGAAAGAGAGATCTACAATTTCTCAAAACAAAAGAAAAACTTGGAGAAAAAGATAATTGGATTAAAAATAAAGAGAATGAAGTTATTGAAACACCATCTTGTCCTGTAAATTCACCAAAAGCTGAAAATGTGACTGAACCTGTAGTTGAACCTGTAGTTGAACCTGTAGTTGAACCCGTAGTTGAACCTGTAGTTGAACCTGTAGTTGAACCCGTAGTTGAACCTGTAGTTGAACCTGTAGTTGAACCTGTAGTTGAACCTGTAGTTGAACCTGTAGTTGAACCCGTAGTTGAACCTGTAGTTGAACCTGTAGTTGAACCTGTAGTTGAACCTGCTGTAGTTGAACCTGTAGTTGAACCCGTAGTTGAACCTGTGGATGAAGAAGTTATGGCACATGTTTATGCTAAGGAAAAGGGTATTTCTCTAGAAGCAGCATTCGCTGAATTATCAACAACTCGCCATAATTAATTTAATATTTAATAAAATTTATATGTAATTATGTTAAATGAGATCTATTATAATATTTTTCTTTTGTTTAGGTATATTTTTAATTATTCATAGCATTTATGAACAAAAATATACAGCCCTTAAAAAAAATGTGAGGGTGGAATATAGATTTATTCCAAAAACATATTATGAGGAACAATTAGCTCAAGCACCAGAATCATCTCTATTTAAAAATATGTTTGATCAAGAATCGCCGTGGTTTAATCGTACAGTAACATTACCAAGACCTCCTAAAAAATAAGTTTTTAAAATATGATATATTTGAAAAAAATTTGAATGTCTTATTTATTGTTATTTAACTATAACAATTATACATTAAATATATTATATTTAATATGGATTCATTTGATATTCCACTTAATGAATATTTCGAATATGGAAATAGAGAAATCTCTATTAATGAATTTGAAGATGTATTGTATGATATCACATATGAAAATGATAATGTTGTTAATATTATTAATATGTTAATAGGTTCTATTTATTATGGAAATTATCTCTCATGTAGAACCATCATTGATTATTATGATTTTAATCAATTTATTTATAATGAAAATTTTGAAGATCTTCTTAGACAAACAATATATCAACTTCAAGAACTTATTGATGATGAAGATCAAGAAGCAATTAATACTCATAATCTAGTGTATGAAGTTTTCCCATATCTTCACGATAATATACATAGGGAAAATAATTTTATTGATAATAGTGATGATGAATCTGATACAGAATCTAATGGATCTGAAATTATTGCCGTTGGATATGATAGTCCTTAATTTTACTATAATATTAAACATTTGCAATTACATAATAATAATCATTAAATTTAATATTATTTTTTATACCTTCTGATTCAGCGGCTTTTACAATAGCTGTCCATGTGTCTAATGTAGTATTAGTTTTGATATCTCTTTTTTCTACTTTTTTAGCCGTAGAAAAAGTTTTTTTGTGTAAAATTTCAGATGATTTTAAATTAATTCCGTAATATCCTTGACTGACACCATATATTTTTTTAAAAAATTTGATTAACATTTTAAATATCTTTAAAATAATGAATAAATATACTTATTATAAATGTCGATCATCTGCATTTGGTGATGTATGTAATTTTATTGCATGGGTTATTGGGGATATGTCAGATGAAATAGAGTATGAAATTGGTCAGATTAATATAGAAGAAACTAAGATAAATACTATTTTACACAATAATACAGATTGTGGTGTGGAATGGGAATTTAAATCACTAATGTCATTACATGATTTAATAAAATTATTTATAAAAGCTGAAAATAATGAAATTGATGGTATGCATATAATTTATGAAACCTTATCACCTATCGAAACATATACTTCAGAAAAAGATGATTAATATTTTTTTACTAAATAAATTTACACAGTAATCTCACCAAACTAATCAGTTCCCATTTAAAAACGCGTTAAATGTTTTAAAAATATTCAAAAGAATATATAAATGCCACAATTACAAATTAAAAAATTCGATCCAGCCAGTATTGCTGATGATAAAGTCCTTGTTTTTCTTGGAAAACGTAATACTGGCAAATCTTTTTTAGTCAGAGATATACTCTATTATCATCGGGATATACCGGTGGGTAGTATCATTTCCCCTACAGAAGGTGCAAATAAGTTTTATAGTAATATGGTTCCTAGTTTATTTATTCATGATGAATATACTCCACCACTTATCGAAGGTTTTGTTAAAAGACAAAAACTTGTTACCAAAAAAAGTGTTAAAGAAAAAATGATTTATGGTAAAAGTTCATTAGATCCAAGGGGATTTCTTATTTTAGATGATTGTCTTTATGACGGATGCTGGAAAAAGGATAAAAATATCCGTTACCTATTCATGAATGGTAGACACGTAAAGGTGTTTTTGGCCATTACAATGCAGTATCCGCTTGGAGTACCTCCCGATCTACGAACCAACGTTGATTATGTCTTCATTCTTAGAGAAAATAATAATAATAATCGAAGAAGAATTTATGAAAATTATGCGTCCATCTTCCCATCCCTTGAATTTTTTAATCAAACTATGAATCAATTAACAGAAGGATATGGATGTATAGTTATCGATAACACATCAAAATCTAATAAACTCGAAGATAATATCTTTTGGTATGAAGCTGATGATCATCCGCCATTTACTGTGGGATCTAAGGAATACTGGTTAATTCATAATCAAAATATAGCAGATGATTGTGAAGACGAACCAGAAGAAGAAATGTTTGATATTAAATCATACAGTCAGAAAAAAAATACACAATGTATCAATATTAAGAAAGTTTATTAGATTTCACTAACATTAATAACAACTTCATCTTTATTCAAATATTTTCCACAAGATTCACATTCAATCCATCCAACTTTTCCATCTTTTACCATTCTTAAACTTCTAATATTACCATTAGATAAATCAGTATCTTTACCACATGTACATTTGATTATATTTTTTTTTACCCATGTATATTTACATAACATACATTGAAAATTTAGACCATTCATATTTAATTGTATTAGCCCTGTACTACATTTTGGACATACATCCATTATTTTATATTATTTTATATCTTGATATCTTTAAATATTATATTGAAAGTTAATAATATATAAGACATTTTAACATATAATCTTTAATTATGAATAATTGTATTATTAAATTTAGATTTGAATTTCCGTCCATTGCTACAAAAGAAGATTTTTTATATGCAAATATAGAATTAATAATTAATACGTTCGGAGATCATTTTAATATCAAAATATGTAATAGTTTATCAAACGATAAATATTATTATTTGATTATAAGCTCTTATAACAATTTCGAAGATGAAAATATCAAAGTTTTAATTAACACCATCAAAAATACATATGATTGTTGTAAAGATATTACATATGATATTAACTTATTTAATTATAAAAATAATGATTACTTAATTGGAATAAATGATAATTATAGGGTTATAAATGGAATTTTGAATCCAATAGTCGAAGTTTAAAAAATTTGATTACTTTATGATATTATTATAATAAATTAAAATATGATTTCATATTTAAAAGAAAAATTTCAAAATGTTATATTTTTTTGTAAAAAAATATTTATAAATCAATTATATTATGATATTGAAAAAGCTGAATATGTTCAGGATGATAATATTAAAAAATCATGAACTTCTTGACTTTTTATTTACATTCTGATTATAAGTTATTATTAATAAAGCACTTAATAATAATATTATCCCAAAATCATTAGATAAACTATCATTTATTAATAATAATGTTATTGATATTACTATCAATAATATCCAATACTCTTTTAGGACTTGGATTTCATGAGAAAATGTTAGAACTAAAGCTAGAATAAATCCAATACATAATTTATAAAACTGGTTGTTAAATATATCATCAATCATTTTATTCTTTCATGATAAAAAATTATACATTAAAAAGGGGCTTCTCCAGTTTCTATTTCATGTCTCACTTCAGAATCTGGACCTAGAAACATCCAACCAAAATATATTACTAAAAATGATATAATAAAGATTTTTATTCCATAAGAGATCTTATCTCTTTTTGGATCGTTTGATTCAACTAATACTGCTAAAATTGAAATTATACTCGCTAAAATTAAAGAAAGAATCCAACCACTCATTTTTCATTGAACAAATATAATTTTTCAATTAAAAAAACGAATCTTGGCTTTTCTTCAAATCATATAATCTTTTTTTTATCATTTTTTTCTTTTCTAAAAGGCTCATCATTTTTGTACTTTTTTTTTCATCATTTATATTTATAACTTTTACATTTTTATCTGAAATTTTAGGTTCATCTATTGATTCTACTTCGTTAATTATTGTATTATTTTTATTTACTACATCTTTAATTATTGTATTAGCCTTGTCCTTTTCACACTCCTCATCCTCTATACCAATGTCATTATTATTATCCTCCTTTTCGCCTTCCTCTTCTTCCTCTTCATCTTCCTCTTCTTCCTCATCTTCCTCATCTTCCTCATCTTCCTCGTCCTCTTCCTCCTCCTCATCATCCTCTTCATCATCCTCTTCATCCTCTTCATCATCCTCGTCTTCATCCTCTTCATCCTCTTCATCATCCTCGTCTTCATCGTCTTCATCTTCATCATCTTCTTCATCCTCTTCATCATCTTCATCATCCTCTTCATCATCTTCATCATCCTCTTCATCATCCTCGTCTTCATCATCCTCTTCATCATCATCGTCTTCATCCTCGTCTTCTTCATCCTCTTCATCATCCTCATCTTCATCATCCTCTTCATCATCCTCGTCTTCTTCATCCTCTTCATCATCATCGTCTTCATCCTCATCTTCATCCTCGTCTTCATCCTCTCCATCCTCTTCATCATCCTCGTCTGCTTTTTCTCGGAAGCCTTGAAGTCGTAGAACATCTTCATCCTCTTCATCATCGTCTTCATCCTCTTCATCATCATCATCATCTTCATCATCCTCTTCTTCATCCTCTTCATCATCCTCGTCTTCTTCATCCTCTTCATTCTCTTCATCCTCTTCATCATCCTCGTCTTCATCTTCATCCTCTTCCTCTTCTTTAGCACCCTGCTCATCTTCATCTTCCTTATTATTCACTTGTTTAAAGTCTTCAATAATCTCATCTTCTTTGACTTCAATCTCATCTTTGACTTCAATATCTTCATCATTGTCATCTTCTTCTTCATTAACTTCAATATCTTCATCATTGTCATCTTCTTCTTCATTAACTTCAATATCTTCTTCATCATTATCTTCTTCATCATCATCTTCATAACATGCTTTTTCATTTAGGGGCAATAAATTAATAAAAGTGTCATTAATACTAGCACTAATAATTTCATCAACTTTCATTAAATTCCTTTGATTTTCAACCTTGTCTCCTTTATCATAAAATAACATTGGTTCTTTCCATAAATATCTTGCTATATTTATATAACATTCATGAATATAACTTGATGTATCTGGAATTGATATAAAGTCAAACTTTTTATTATTTATTTGATAATAAATATTTACATGTATTTTAAAAAGATATCCTATAATTGCATCAAATTTGCTATAAACACTGACAAATTTATTATATTCATTCTTTAAAATAGATTCATCCCATTTTGGAATATCACACAAAGCATGTTGAAATTCTTTTAATAATAATTTTTTCTGTTTGTTATTTTTTTTTACATTTTCATAAATACTGAAAACCCCATTAAAATAAACTTTTTTAGATATTCTTATTAATTTATCTAGATGCTCTTTACGTTTCTCCTTTAATAAAAGTAAATTGTCACGCATTTTTTTATAAAGAGCTATTTTATTCATTTAAAATAACGCATTATTAAGATGAACATTTATAGAATATAATTTATGCAGCAGCCATTAAATATTTAATAACAACAATATTTTGATTACCCGCAAAATTCCAATTACAAATTAACGTAGAAACAGAATAGAAAGAAAGTGCGGAGCCTGCAGCTAAATATCCTGTCCAGCCACAAACCGTATATGCATCACCATTTCCACTCATAGTATTATTAGAACTATTCATAGATGTACTTCCAATAATACTCATTCCCCAACTACTAGACATATATGTAGTAACTGTATGAGCAGTCGCAGAAAAAGGTACACTATGTATTCTGCATGTCACTGAATAAATACCCGCATTAGTAACAGTAATTATTTGCCCTGCTCCAGAAACTGTATATCCCCCTGTATTTGTAACACCGCCAGAAGCTGCAAATGTATTTAATGTTGAAGCTGTACTATAATAAGTTGGATCTATTGCATAAAAATATCCCCCCGAAGTAGTTATATTACTTGCTCTTAAACCTCCGTTTACATCTAATAGATATCCTGGATTTTGTGTACCTATTCCTATATATCCATTATATCCTAAACATAATGTATTTGTTACTGTTGATGCTAAATTATTAACAGTAAATCTATAACCAACTTGTGCTCCCCCTTGTAAATATGATGCGAGAACCATATTATATGCTCCTCCATCTGTTGCATCTATACAAAAACCACCTGAAATACCTTCACTATATCCATTTTTAATTGTAAATTTTGATAATGGAGTTGATGTATTAACACCAATATTACTGCTAGTAATATTTAAAGTTGAACTTCCATTATAAATCCCTATTTGACTATAATTTAAATTTGAATAATAATTTATATAGAGATTACTGTTAATTGCACTACCTATTTCAATTAAAGGCATACCATTTGAATTTAAAAAATATGCTATAGGTGTTCCTCCTCCACCATTTCCAGTTCCAATTACCGTTAATGGAGCTGTTGGAGTTGTTGTACCAATACCAAAATTACCAACTGAATCTAATCTTATTTTCTCTGACCAATTATTACCATCCCATGTACCAATCTGTAAATTACCTAGATATCCTATATCACGTGATATACCATCTATTACTATGCCTGGATATACTCCATCACCTATAATACTAATACGACCTGTTGGGTTTGTTGTACCAATTCCTACAAATCCATTGGAAGAGATTCTCATATATTCAGTATTATTTTGTAGAAACCGGATGGCGTTGCTTTGTACATTACTCATCGTAATTTGTACATCCCCATTCACATAAGCAAACCCTTGTAAAGCTGTTATAGCTGAAGTCACATTATTTGTAAAAGCAGAGGTTCTCTGGGTTAACATGATACCACTCAGTTGAAGTTGATTGGAAAATGCGACATTTCCTGAGAGTGACATGTTTCCACTACCACTCACTGACATGTATGTATTGACATTGGATACACCAAAGAGTATATTTTGATTCGAATTCCCAGTCCATATTAATAGATCATTACATAATGAACCAGGTAAAATAGAAGTGTTGCTAGGAGCAAGAGCAAAACTAGCTTTGTAAGGTGCTGACATTATCTATTAATATTACTAAATATAATCAAACAAAAAATATTTACAGAATTTATTTAAAATGGTTTTGTAATATCAATTCTATAAGGATTATCCTTGAATGCATCTAATAATGATACATCAAAACGATCATCTGCTTCATAAATGGTATTTTTCCTCATTTTTGTTACAGTATAATCACTTGAAGTAGGAATTTCATTAGTTATATGTGTATGATTTAAATTTTCTCTTTCTGTTCTTATATCACACTCATTTTTTCTAGGAACAGCAACATTCATACAATCATTAAAAACCTTATTTCCACTTTGTGTTGGTTCCCTATCAAAAAGTAAAACTTCTTTTCTTTCAGTTATTGTTGCATTAAACATATCATCATATGACATTTGCTTTTTATCTTCAACACCAGCAGCTCCACCATAATATTCATAGTCTGATAAGAATTGTTTCTGTGTATCCTTGGCATCATATTCATTTGTTACATAACCTTCACCACCATCCCTCATAGCACCTCCATAATAATCATAATCAGATAAGAATTGTTTTTGTGTATCTTTGGCATCATATTCAGTAGATTCATAAGCTCCTCCTCTAGCCCATCTATCTATATTACCAAATTCTCTTTCTAAATCAACAGTTGTTTCTTTTGTTGTTCTTCTTGCAATATCTTCAGGATCATATATCTTCCCTTTATATACTCTTGATGACATATTCAATTCATAATCATCTCTTTCAACAGTTTCTCTAATTGTTTTCTTTGCAACATCTTCGGGATCATAAACATATAACTGTTTAGCTCCTGTTATAGTACCTGTACCAATCTCGTCATGTATTAATGTTTCCTTAATTGTGGTTCTAGCTACATCATTTGGATCATAAATTGTTTGTTTTTCACTACCTTTTAAATTTCCAAGTAAATATTCGTGAATAGTTGTCTCTTTTGTAGTTGTTCTAGCAACATCATTAGGATCATAAATTGTAATTTTTTCATTACCTTTCAAATTTCCTAATATATAATCGTGAACTGTAGTCTCTTTAATTGTGGTTCTAGCTACATCATTTGGATCATGTATAGTCAATTTTTCATTTCCTTTCAAGTTTCCAAGTAAATATTCATGTACAGTTGTTTCTTTTGTAGTTGCTCTTGCAACATCATTTGGATCATAAATAGTCAATTTTTCATTTCCTTTCAAGTTTCCAAGAATATATTCATGGATTGTAGTTTCTTTGATAGTAGCTTTAGCAACATCATTAGGATCATAAACGGTTTGTTTACTTGGTATTTGTATCTTCATATTACCGAAATGTCTTGGGTTATCAACTGTATGTTGTTTCTTTGTAACTTTAATCATATCTTCTAATGGTGCTATTATAGCTTTGATTAATGATGTAACATTTCCTTGATAAACTTTTGTAGATGTTACATCTCTTTCATTATTATACACTAATATTTGTGATTTACCATAATCATATTTATTACCTACACCATATTTATCCATTGAACCCACTCCTAAATAATTTCCTTTTAATTGTTGTCTTGATGTTCTCTTTACTTTTGGATCACCTGTACGAGCCAATTGACTACTTGCAAATGCTGTACCTAATTGTTGCCTAGTAGTAGTCATACGATTTGTTTCCTTTACATTCCATTCACCATGTTTTGTTGGTTTTAAATTAGCACCTGTAGTTTTCAACCACATACCTTCCGTTTGTTCATATGATGTGTCAACACGATTTTTATTCATTTTACCCATTTTACCTCTTAAACCAGTCTTTAAACCATCAACTGTTCTACCAGCATATGTTTCTTTTGAAACATCAACCATACCAATAGCATTTTTATTGGGATTTAATTTTGTTCTCAATTGATCAACACATTTGCTCTTCGCATAATCTTGAGCTTCAAACTGTTGATATCCACCTGATGGTGTTGAAGTATATCCTTGACCTATACCTGGACCAACTTGTATTTGTGGTATAGGAAATTCATGAGCTCTTAATGTAGGTGCAACCATACGATCCTTGTAAAAATCAGAAGCATCTTGTGAGCCATTAATATTTCCCATATCTTTAGTTAAATCATAAAATGATGCTGTTTCACATTTATTTTTTTGTAAATCATTTACACCTGTAAATGTTTCAAGTAAATTCCTATTCGCTTTATCATCCATATTCTGTTTTATTGATCCTCCATAAAAAGGTACCATATTCTTATGAGTGAAATTCTCTTTATTTATATATTCCCCTGATAGTGATAAAATCTTTTCCTCCTCCTGATCTTCCTTTAAATTATCCATTATTAATCCATGATTATAAGAAATTACATTGGTTTTTCCAGGATTTAAAGAGGCTTGAAATTTTCTATCAGCCTTTTGTTTTAAAATCATATCTGTATCATTATAATGTGTCGATTCATATATATTCTTCATTGAAGGCATTTCATTTTGATGAATTATATTAGTATTGGTCTTTTTAACATCATTATTTGTTTTATTTAACAAATATCCTACAGCTGCAAGGGTTAATAGAACATAAACCTCTATCATTCTTTATTAATAATAAAGTATAAAAAAAATACACTTCAAGAACATAGTCTTAATCGATTTAATTTTTCCGCATTTAAATTTATTTCTATATTTATTATATCCATATTATCAAGCATCTCTTTAAAATAGTTATATTCATCTATGTATTTTTCATCATTAGTTTTATTAAAATCATCTAAAGCACATTTCATACAAATTTTAATAATCTCAATTCTAAAATTATTATCCATTTTTATAAGCCATCTCTTTAATATAAAATCAATTATTTTTAAATAATATTTAAAAGACTTTGAATTATTATTTTTAATATGGAAACATTAAAATATATTAAAAAAAATGATTTACATAAAGTTATTACTTTAAAAAATCATGAAATAAATTTAGAACCCTTTTTTACAAACTGTGAATTCTCTTTATTTGCTAAAAAATACTCTCTTTGTAAACACGATTTAAGATATTCTTTAAACGATTTTGATAAATGTATACAAACATCTGGGGATTTTATACTTGGATATAGAAATCCAACAGATGAACCTATCATATTTGACGTTAAATTTCTTACTATTGCAGGTGCTAAACAAATTTATGAAACCCGTGATATATGGAGAAATGAATTAAGTGAATCCGCAAAAATTTATTTAAAACCAAATGATACATGTTTTGCATGGACTAAAAAATATGATAAATATACAATTAATCCAATTGCTAATCAATATATAAGCGTATATCTTTTGGATTATAATAAAAGCTTTTTCCCTACAGAAATCGAAATAATACATGGTAATATTTTAAATAATATTAAAAGACAAAAATTAGCTCAGAGTTATGATATTGTAACTAAAATAAAAGATTCAAATAAATACGCTTCTATTATTAAACGTCAGTGGCATATTTGTAATAATAATCCTCAATATTTAGTTTGCAAGAAGAGATTATTAAGAGAGTTTAATGAATTATCACAACTAATTTAGGAAGTCTTGGGAGTATGACCAACAGTTGTCAAGTGATCAGTGCATGTCTTAACATGAATTTTCTTGGTTACTGTAATTTCAACATCACCCCGTTTAATTACAATTGGAGTTTTAAGCTTTTCAATAGTTGCCTCATAATAATGAGTACCTTTATCTGATCCTCTGCTGATTTCACGGAGAATAAACTTGATTTTATGATATGAATTGAATTTATGGTACTTGCTCCATTCTTTTTTATGATCTTTATTTTCAACCATACGGAATAATTGTTTGGCTGCTTTTCTTGCGGCTAAACCAGGTAAAGTGCCTTTGTATCTTCCACCTTCGAAACCTAAATCAGATCCTTGAATTGTAAAAGTTCTTTTAGATTCACTCATTGTATTTGTATATTATAAATTCATATTTTTTTTCATCATCTATTCAAAAAAAATAAATTGTATAATTTTAATGTTTTATATCATTTAAATAAAATACCTATAATAAAGGGATATTTGCACATGGTGCTAATTGTAAAGAAGGCATTTCGTAAGGTGATTGACTGTATCTGGATGCCCAATCATATTTGACTTTGTTATTGCAAGGAGGAGGAAGAGCACCACTTTGATCAATTGGTCTTTCCACCAGTGGTCTGTGATTATCTTTCACGACCAATCTATTATTAATATTCCAGTCGAAAGAAATTAATGCATTATCCTGAGGATTTTTACATAACCATTCCCATCTATTGACAGTCGTTTCATGGCCTGTACATTTAGGATTTGAAATTAAAGTAGGCTCGGGAATTAAAAAATCACATTCTTTTAACCCTGTAAGATTTACTTTGCAAAAGGGTTCTTTTTTAGGTAAATATTTATCTGCAGGACATTGACTATATTTCCTCGTAATTCCCATCAATTCGCTATCAACATCTATGAGTTCTTTATCACAAACACCTCCTCCATGTCCATTTAAAATAGGCCCCCCTCCTCCAAAATAGACACAGTTATCACATGGAGCTAAACGATCAAGCATATAATTTCCAGGTCCAATTGATTCGTTTAATTTTGTCTTATATGTGTCGTCATCATATCGAGCTTTGCAAAATGACATTTATTATAATATTATATAAAAAAATGAATAAAATGTTAATTAATAATATTTAAAAATGCTAAAATGTAGGGATGCTAATTGTAAAGTTAAATACGCATTATTTAATTTACCTGATGTGAAACAAGGGATATATAAAAAAGCTAAATGAAATACTAAATCATTAAAAAGAGGTGACCATTGAGAATATTTATTTTATTCAGAAATATTAAAATGAAGATTAAAATGAAAGGTGGTGACAATGAATCTATATCTAATTTTGCTATTATAATTATATTTTTTATATTTTTTGGTTTTTGTATCACATTTATTATTTTAATAGCTACTCAAAAATCATCAATAGTACCATTACAAATTATATATCCAATAACTGGTGAAAAAACGATTACAATAACTGCCGAAAAATCTAAAAATACTTCATCTGAATTAAATCCATATAATACATTTCCTCCTTGTTTTGATTTATCTGTTGATGCAAAAAAGGTTTTCCAAATCTTAAAAGCAACTAAGATGGATGTTAAATATATACAATTGTTAGATGTTTATTCTTTAACATTATGTCAACTCCAGGATTTTCAAACTTCTTGTACATCAGAAAATACATTAAAACAAATAAACCAACGGTTATCAACATTAGATTCATGGAAAGCTGATGTAAATAATGCAAAAGCAATATCAATTGTTAATTCAGTTACACATATTACTAAACCATCACTAAAGACTAGTCAATTCTTATTTAAAGTATGTGATATTTGTGAAAAAAATATAAATGCTATTCAACAAGATAATACATTTAATACAGCAACTAAAACCCAAATATTAGGTTTTAACTCTGAATTTTACAGAACAATATTTGATAATATTAATAAATTATGTACAAATATTTAAAAATTTGAATTAATTTTTTAAAATAATTTGTTTTCATTAGTAAAAATGTCTTTTAAAGAGATTAAACCATTACATATTGAATCTTGGAATGTTAATAAATCAAAACCAATAGATATTCCATCAGGATATGGTAAATATAAATATGCCCATCTTGTTAAAAATAGTAAAGAAGCATGGGTTAAAATTATAGATGTTTCATGTGATCTATATCAGGGAACAGTATGTAAAACACCTACCGATAACTTTTATAATAAAGGAGACAGATTTATTTTTCATAAAGAGAATATTCACAGCTTAAGGCATACTACTCCTAATTAGTTTAATATAATTAATTATTTATTTAAATGTCAATCAAATATAATTATATATAAAATGTTACAAAATGATTTCAAAGAATTTGAAAAATATCATAAAAATATATATAATATTGAATTTCACATAATATGTGGCTTTATATTTATGACAAGTTTATTTATTTTATCAAGAAAATACAGTAAATTATTGATAATTATATATTCATTATTACTATTATTTACAATAAATAATATATTAATAGTATTAATAATTTTTATTATTTTATTTATAATGGTCTATTATGCTTCAAAATATAATATTTCTAAAATTACAATTTTAGTATTATTTATTGTTTTCTATTTTTTACCAGATTTATCACATTATTTAACAAAAGAACCAACTTTATTAAATATAAATAATATTAATCCAATTAATATTATAACAAATATTTTATATCTTTTACCATTTAGTATGAAGTGTTTATTTAAAATATAGTATTTAATTAAATAGTTATGGTTAATGATTACTATGAATTTAAAAAATTTCACCAGAATTTTTATAACAGACTTATACACATTTTTTCATTTTTAGTAGGTTTTATTGCATTTTGTTTTATATTTCCTAAAAATATAAGGTATATTTTAATAATTTTGTATGTAGTAATAATTCTTATAATTTATAAGAATTTAGCTCTTATACTTAAAATAATAATAATAATAATAACAATATATATTATTTTTTATTATTTAAATATCACTTCAAAAATAACATTATTAATAATAATTTTAATTACATATATGTTACCTGAATTGTCACATATTTACTTTAACGAGAAAACATACTTATATAATAGATTATATAGAGAGACAAGTATATTTAATGCTATTATACAATTATTAAAACATATGATTAATTTGGTACCTTATTGTTTTGTGTGATTTTAAAATATAAATACTCCCATAATACAATCAACAAAAATATAATTATACATATAAATATAGTTTTTAATAATAATATTATTGTTAACATTAATAATGATGATTTTACAAATTTCTTTTTTGTTTTTTTTGTATTAAAAATTAAAATAAATAATACAATAAAAAATATAAAAAAACTTAGCAATAAATTATAATTTGAACCTATAATATATGATAATACTCCACAAAAAAATCCTAATACAGTTTTTGGATTTGTTCCATTCTCCATAATATATCTTGTTATTTTAAGGTATTTTGTATAGAAATTTGTCAAAAAACTAATATACCATTTAGGTAATTTACAATTTTCACAAGTCATAAAATGTAACTTTAAAATAATTCTGTATTTATTATTATCATAAATATTATTTATTAATACTTGATGTGATGTTTTATCAAAATCAAATGCTAAATATTCATATTTAGCAATCGACTTACCATAATTTAAATTAGGAAGATAAGTCATAACATTGGTATTACCATCAGTAATACCAATTAAAATCCTATATATGTGAACTCCTAGAAAACTAAAATGACCATCTCTATGAACATTAAAATTTCCAACAGCCCCATATAAATTTTTACCTACTTTTTTTTGAGGATTTGCATAATATATTTCATCCATACTATTCAGTTCAACAAAATCACATTTTTTTCTATTACATAAATTTATCCAAAAATTATCTTTCTTAATAACATCAATATTACTTTTTATATTATAATTTAAATCATCACACCATTTATGATATGTAATTTTTTCTTTATTAACTTCTGGTATTTCATTATAAAATGTCTTCTCTATAATATCAATATTATTATGTAAATGATTTGGAATAATCCCAATAGATACATTTCCTTCTTCTTTATCTTCAAATTTAAAAAATGTATTGTTATTCATTTTTAATATTAACTAATTTTAAATAATGTAAATCTTGCCCAATAAATGTATACAATTATAAAATATAAAGTTATCAAAGACATTAGGATATATAATGAAATGATTGAAATATTTTTGTATATAAATTTAATTTTAAATATGAATTTTAATATTAATATAATAAAAATTATTATTATTAGTATTATATATTGAATATATTTTGTATATAAATATTGACACCCCAAACCCAAAAAAAATTGGTAATATGTTTTAGGATCAGTTCCTGTCTTCATTATATAACGAGTAATATATTCGTATATTAAATATATATATTTAATATTTTTAACATATTGAGTAGAGTACTTACAATTTTCACATAAAATATAATGTAGTTTTAATATAATTCTTGGGGTAACTATATTTTTTTCATTAATTACTTCATGTGTTGTTTTATCGAAATCAAAAACAATATAATCCCCAGTATTTATTTTATGCCCAATATTAAAATTATTAAAATATGTTATAATACTATCGTTTCCATCAGTTAAACCAATAAGAATTCTATAAAATTTAATTCCATTAAAATTAAAAATACAATCTCTATGAATACCATAATTACTTGATGATCCATATAAATTAACCCTTTTTAAATTATTTTTAGGTTTTGAATAATATAATTCATCCATTTCATTAGCATTAAATTTAATACATTTATCACTGTTATCACATAATTTATTCCAAAAATTATTTTTTTGGATTTTTTCCACTTTATTTTTTATAGATGCTGGCATATCAAAAAACCATGTATGATAGGTTGAAACATCTTTATTTATAATTAAACTATTATACTCTTTTGATATATCATTCAAAAGAGTATTAATTTCTAATGGTAGTTTTCCAATTCCAATTTTACCTTCAACATTATCTCTATATGTAAATATATTATCCATATTAATATTTATAATATAAATATTTTATAAATATTAATATTATCAAAAGTTTATAATTTGTACAAAAAACTATTCTATGGATCAAAGTTCGCACACACACCGTTATTAAGTTCCAAAGCCTGAATATAAGTATATATGAATTATTTATGGTATACCAAACACCATATATATCAAAGTATTAAAAAACGGAACCTAAAAATGGTTAGGGACTTAAAAATTATTTTATTTTTTAAGACTGTTTATAGTATTTATAAACTTAATATAAAAAGAACTTAATAACGGTTACATTTTTAAAAGGAACTCTTTAATGGTTAATGAATATTTACTACATAAAATACTAATACTTCTCTTACCAAATATTTTATTAATTGAATTATAATTCTTGCAAAACATTTTAATAAAAATTTGTTCTAAAACTATTCTATGGATCAAAGTTCACACACACACCATTATTTAGTTCTAAAGACTGAAAATAAGTATATATGAATTATTTATGGTATATCTAACATCATAATATCATAGGTACTTCAAAATGGAACCTTAAAATGATATATGACCATAAAACAATATCTAATGTATTTTAAAAATTTATAGACTATTCCTAGTCTATAAATTTTTGTATAAAATGGAACTTATTAATGGTTACAAAGAACTCTAAAATGATTTATTTTTCCATGACTACTAATTGTTGATTATCTAGTATCATTGCATATATAGATTTTGATAGTTTATTTAAGACTCGTAAATTATCCTTTGGTAATATTGATAGTAACCAGGATTGTATTTTAGATTCATACGAATCTTCATCTAGCATCTTTTCAGCATCTGTGTTTGTAAGAAGACTTTGATTAATAATCCTTGCCCCTTGTATTATCATACTCTCAAGTGTTGTATTACCATCACATATTTCCCATCTATTATTTTTAAATACATATAATGTTTTATCTCTTTTTGTGTGTAATTTTATATTCATATTCTCTGGATATTCTGGATTGAATCTTACATTCTTTATTAATTCAATCAATCCATTATCTAACTTCTTTGCACATCTCAATATAAATTCATCGGTAATATATTCCATATTCTCACTCAAAAATTCCCTAATATTTGGTATATTATTTGGTGCATTAATTTGAATATTTACTTGAATATTATTATTATTATTATTTGTTGTATTAATATTATTGTTTATTATCTGTGTTGGATGACTCGAGTTAGATGAACAAGTCTTCTTATGAATTCTTAAAGTTTCTGTAGTCTTGTATTTTTTATTACATCTATCACACATATAGTTCTTATCATTTTGCATATCTGATAAATCAGATAACAGTTGTTCTTTAGATATATCTGATAATAAAGGTGAACAAATCTTCTTAGCATTGATATGTTTCTTATAATTAGAAGAATACTCCGTTATATAACCACATCTTTGACATGTATAGATCATCTTAAGATCTATTTTTATGATATATCTTTATATATTAAAATACTTATTATAATTAAAAGTACCATTATTAAGTTCTGTTATAAAATATAACTTATATCTATATTAACAATCTATATATTAGATATATTTAATTACGTTATTTTAAAGTACCATTTTAAAGTACCTATTAAATTACTCTATAATAAATGACTTTAATGTATAGTAAATCTCAAGGAGAATCATTATAGAGTTCTTTATACCCATTAATAAGTTCCTTTTTATAAAATATTATCCAGACCAATATCAGTCTTAGGTATAAAAATCTCATGTGATATTAATTTTATGGTCATATACCATTTTTAGGTTCCGTTTTTTAATACTTTGATATATATGGTGTTTGGTATACCATAAATAATTCATATACACTTGTTTTCAGTCTTTGGAACTAAATAACGGTGTGTGTGCGAACTTTGATTTATAAAAGAGTTTTTAAACAAACTTTTTATAAAAATGTTTCACAAGAATTATAATTAGTAAGATTATAGTAAATATAATTATAGTCCCCATAAAATATGTTTTGTGTAGATTTACATGTTTTAATTATTGATCATTATCTTGGATAATAATTTTTCTAATAAATGTTTCATGATGAAAAACTTGCAGAACTATTATATACCATTAATACTTTTACTCAAGGGATCATTATAGAGTTCTTTACAACCGTTAATAAGTTCCTTTTTATAAAATATTATCCAGACCAATATCAGTCTTAGGTATAAAAATCTCATGTGATATTAATTTTATGGTCATAGACCATTTTCAGGTTCCGTTTTAAAATACTTTGATATATATGGTGTTTGGTATACCATAAATAATTCATAAACACATGTTTTCAGTCTTTGGAACTGAATAACGGTGTGTGTGCGAACTTTGATTCTCAGAATAGTTTTGAAACAAAATTTCTAAAAATATTTTACCAAAATTTATAAATTAATAAATATTTCTATTTAAGTGAATTAAATACTATTAAAAATAAAATGAACTCTGATGATCATGTTGATAACATTATCATGAATCTTAAAATAATTGGGATGGTCCCAAAGAATGGAAGGCTTTGTATTAAAAAGGGATCATTAACTCTTGAGCATGATGATCAAATGCAAAAAATCAGGAGATGGTTTAATAAAGATTCTAGAGAATCTACAATGCTTCATATACGAAATACTATAATGAATGCTACAAAATTAACTAAAGGTGTTGTATCAAAACAAATCGATATTGAATTAAAGGATTGGGTATTAACAAGAATTTTTACAGAGATGACAAATTGTCAATCAGGTCTTACAAACTTAAAGACAACTTATAATGATGATAGTATAATGATTGCAAATATTGATGTATTGTTAGAAAGACTTCAAGCTAATTGTGAAGAATTACATATTTACTTGGAGGGAATTAAAAAGAACGTTTAATTCTTTATTAAACTCAATAAATTTCTTTTTATTAAATAAATTATTAATATACCAATCATTAATAGTAAACTGAGTTGATACTTTACCAATTAAATTATTTTTGTAGAGAGATGATAGTAATGTCATGATATTAGATGTATTATAAGTTTTGCCTCTATAAATGAAGTTAATTTCTGCAGGTATAAATCCAATTTTATTATTATATTTATAAAATGCTACTAGATTATTTTTTCCAATCATGATTAGTTTTGTTTGATAATCAAATTTCATTTATATTATTTAATTTAAATTTTTAGGATATAATATTGGTTTACCTAATGGTAAATTAGTGAATGGTTTTAACATTAAACTAGCTGCAGTATAATAACCTAAAATTGAACAAATAATACCACTAACTCCCCCTATTTTCATAATTATATCTTCATGTGTAAAATATCCAATAATAAAAAGGAGGATTTTAATTTCTAATGTTGTAAATATCAAGAATGATATTTTAGATATATAAAGTGACACTATCCATGCATATAATGTAAAAATAGCTATAGGAATTCTTATATATGTCATTGCTTCTGCAAATTCTGTATCTGTTGGTAAAGTTATATTGTATAATACAACTGATATCCAAAAAGATCCGTAAACACCAAATGTAGTTCCAGGGATTGTATTACCAATTTTAAGATGATGATAGGAACTTAATAATAATGTAATTCCGGCAATAGTTCCAACTGAAGTTAACCAAAGTAAATTTGATAATATACCTACATAATACATACTAATCATTAAAACAACAGATGAAAAACCTGTTAATCCTAGAGGTGTTGGATCAGCACTCATTAAACATAAAAATATTAATGATATATATGTTTAAATTGTTATATTTATAGGTTTTGAATGAACTAATAAATATTTATCAACTTGATTAGCAATTTCTAAAATTGTATCTTTATTAGTTGTTAATTCAATAATATATGGTGGTTTAAGACAACCATATGTAATTAAACCTTCTTTAAGAATCTTATTTAAGAAAATCATATGTTGAACTATACATATCGAATAATTATCTTTAAATTTATAAATTTTTAATAAAGTTATTATTGAAGATAATTTAATTAAAGCATCTTCAACAATTTTAAATTCTGGTTTAATAATCCAATTAAAATCAAATTGAATACATTTAACAGTATGTCTTTGTGATTTAGAAAATATAATTTTAATTATATCATTTTTTTCTGATTGAATAATAATATTTTGAGATAATTTCATAATATAATTTTTAATATCGACTTCATTTTCATCTAAAGGTTTTAATAATGTTGATAACATTTGTGTAATAATATTAAAATAAAATATTATTATAAATCAATTTTTTAAATAAATTACTATTTATTTGACAAAATTGCATATACTATAAAAAAATTGATTCATATTATTGGAATAGTATTATAGATGACATATAAAATCGGTTAAGTTCCTAATTAAAAATTTTAAATATGTTTTTTTCGACAATTTTGAGACGGAAACATTGGATTAACACCGTACCGTATTATGCTTGCATAATAGATACAAATGGATGTGTAGTAAAACAAAATGATTTATTTAAAGACAATTTTAAGAACATTAATAATATAAAGTCATTAAATCCGAATATAATTAAAGGTATTAATCAATGTTTACAAAGCAATACAAAATATAGTGATGTTATTAAACTTAAAAAAACTAATGGAGATAATAATTTAGAATTAGAAATTGCAACCCTTAAATTATCAATGTCACCTCGAGTTATTAAATCATTTGATATCGAAGCCGAGAAGACAAATGAAGTTGAAAATGTATATGAATTGAATATGGATTATTATAAACCAAATAAAATTATATGTTATTTTAAAAATATCACAAATCATGTGGCTACAGAAAAATTGTTAATTAAAATTACTAATAATCAAGAATCTGTATTAAATAATTTATATCCGAAACATATTCTTGATTCACTTCATATTACAGGAAACCTAAATGATTTAACTAGAGATCATCAATGTGTAAGTATAATGTTTTGTGATATAGTAGGATTTACAAATATGAGTAAAAAAATAAGACCATCTGAAGTTATGGATCTTTTAAACTCAATCTTTGGATATTTTGATAAATTAACAAATATTTATGATATATACAAATTAGAAACCGTTGGTGATTGTTATGTTGCAGTATGTGGACTTGTAAAAAAGGATCAAAATGGTGTTAATAGATGTAGTTTTGAAAATGATAATATAACTGATATCATGGAAGATGCCTGTAATTTATTTAAATTTGCAAAGAAATGTCTAGAAAAACCTTTTTATTCACCTGCTGACCATTCTTTATTGCAATTAAGAATTGGTATTCATAGTGGTCCAGTATATAGTGGTATAATTGGGAAAAAAATGCCTAGATATTGTTTATTTGGTGATTCAATGAATTGTGCAAGTCGTATGGAATCGACATGTATTCCTGGACAGATCCAAGTATCAGAACAAACATATAAATTATTTGATCTTAATACAAAATCCGAATTTAATAGAAATGATGATATTTTTGTTAAGGGAAAGGGTAAAATGACTACATACAGTCATATCGTAAATAAAAATGATGTAAGATACTCGAATGATTCAGAAAGTCCAGATTCACAGGGATTACTATTTAATCTAAATGAGACTTATAAGGAAATGAAAAGGTATAAGAGTGATTATTTTTGAATTATATAATTTTGATTTATATCGAAGAATAAGTTTTGTTTTTAATTTTTATTCATTGTCTAGCATTGCATTTGAATAGATTAAGTGGGGGGGGTTGAGGAGTATTTAATGTATCTGCAAATTGACATGATTTCAAATGAACTTTTGAGGTATCAATTTTAGGATGGCACACTGGTTTAATTGACTCATTGCCTTGTACAAATCCATCAGATCTAGGGAGCCATTTTTGTGCAGGGCAATGTGTATTTGGTCTATCAATACCGAATAAATTATTTTCTAGATCAACTAAATTACCTTTAATATGGCTTACAGCAGTTCCGCCAACGATTCCAAGTTCAGGTCTGCATGTTGAACAATGTTCATATCTAACGGGGTCAAGCATATATCCAAGATAAGATACACTTTCATTAAGTTCTGATTTGTATGCACAGTCATCATAAGATAAACGATTGAAACTCATTTTATGATATACAGATATTTTTTTTCAGTGAATAAAATTTAAATTATATATTCATGTCAAGAATTTTTAAAAGAATTTAAGAATATAATTTAATAAATAATTATGTCAACTACTTGGGATAAGAAAACTGATACACTTTTTTCTTTATATATCAAAGAGAATATAATTACCTATCCAGATATTTCAGTTAGAAATTTAATGTATTATTATTCTTTAGATCCAAAAATAATGTATATCTCTCGTTTTATAAAAATACTCAAGAGAAGTAATATTCCATCATATTCATTAAATAATTTATACAGCATGGCAAATAACATATGGAAGATTCAAAATAAGAATTCAAAATAATGAATCAAATGATATAAAGGTAATCAATATATTAAATAAAAATAATAAATGAATTTTTGTATTTGGATACTGTTATTTCCATTATTAATAGCTTTATCACCTATGTCTATTCTATTTTTCCCAGCTGCTACTGAAATGTTATTTTATTCTTGCAATGCATTAACAACTGGTAAAATTTTATCAATTGAAAATGTTGATTCTTTTCAATGTAATATGAATATATATTTATATGATTATGATAAAAATATTACGATTTATGATTTATCTTGTAAAGATTTAGTTAAATGTAGAGGGTTAAAAATGAAATGTAATAATGCAACTGTTGCATTAAATCATCTTAATTCAGATAGATGTAAAATTTTAGTTTTAGAAGGGGGAAATTCAAGATATTCAAATCATTATAAAACAGATATGAATTTTTATATTGGATCATTAATATCATTCATCTCATTTATCATAATAATAATTTTAATGAATATAAATCCACCTCCTATAGTAAATTATAATTAATATTTAAAGATAATAATTAATATATTTATAAAATGAAAAAAGTTTTCTTAATACTTCAGGAAAGTGGTGAATACTCTTCTTTTTCTAGTGAACCTATGGCTATTTATGAAAATTATGATGATACTTGTTTTGACATTGCTTGTAGAATTGAAACTGAAAAACAAGCAAATAATATATCGAATATTAAAGGAGATTGGTGTAGAGTATATGAATATAAAATATGTGAAATGAATTTTAATGAATCAAATGGGGATGCAAGTGATTTACAATATGATAAATCAATTGAATATAAAAATATATTACAATCACAAACATTTTTTGATTTTGTAGAAAAAATAACTAAAGATAACGAGATTTCTTTAAAAGATGCAGTTAAAAAGGGTGAAGAACGTAGAAATGAAAAAGAGGTAGCTGAAGCTAGAAAAAGGGAGTCAGAAGTGAAAAAATTTAAAGATATGATTGAGAATGATAAAAAATTTGCAGAAGATTATATTAAATCTGAAGCTAAAAATAACGTCCCTGTGTCTTTAGAAATTATTAATAGAATAGGAAGAGTTGCAATGCATACAAATGATAGGGATATGATTGAGTGGGTATTAAAAAATCGAATAATTTAAAGTTTAATTTGCTTCCTTGCGAATCCAATTTTTCCCGTTGTTTTCAAATCCACATTTATTCAAATATTCAGTGGATCGAACATCCCATCGTGTTGCCAATCCCCCATTTACCCATGGAGGTATAATATGATCTGGATTTTGTATTCCTTGACCTAAACATCCAACAAATGGAACCCAACGATCAAAATCATGTTCTGATATTTTATCACAACTTCTCCACCTGCTTGTATCTTCAGCATTTTTTAATCTGGAATCAATATTTGGTATTAAACCACCTTTATTAATATTAGGACCTCCTGTATTAACTCTTGCACACAATTGAATTTTTTCTTTATCGTGTGTTAAGCCTGTGCCATTAATTCTTAATTCAGAATCTGCATCAACAGAGCATCCGTTAGTAAAACCATATCCGTCTTTAACAACCATATTATTATCAAATAAAAAGTCATCTAAAACTTCACATTTACAGTCATTTGTATAATAAAAATTTGCTAATTGTCGATCTTCAACTGATTTATTTTGTAATTCTTTTGTTAATTGAGCACAATTATCAATTGTTAATCTATTTTCACTTCTATATACTTTCATTTTATATTATTAAAGATATTTTTGTTAGTAAACTATGCTTTATGTTATATTTAAACATAAGTCAAAAAAATAAATAAATTAAAGTAAATGTTATCTACTATATTTGAAATATTTAGAACATTCCCAATGATCTTAACGATTATTAGTTTTATGGACTCAATTTTATATAAAAGTTTATATTCTTTTTGGTTATTTATAGGTTTGTTGTTAAATGGATTGATATGGGAAGTATCAACAAAATATATTTCATTAAATTGGCCTTTATTAGAAGATAGACCCAATAGATATCATTGTGCATATTATGAATCTAATGAACCTATTACATCTGGTGGATTACCGAGTGGCCATTGTCAATCAATGGCTTTTTTTATAATGTGGGTGATATTAATTATATGGTATAATCAGGGTGAAATGAATATAAATATTATTATTTCAATAATTATTGGTGTTTTTTTGATTTATATGATGATGTATTCCCGTGTAATGTACTATAGATGTCATACATGGTTACAGGCTATAATAGGTTCATTTGTTGGAATATCAACTGCGATAATAATGTGGTATTCTCTACGATATTTAAATTTATTAAATAATTAATTTAGACCATCAAGATATAGTTCAACTTTAAATTTATGAAATAATTCAATTTCAAATGTTGTTATAAATGCTTGATGATCAAATGGATATTTAAAATCTTCATTTTTAGCAAATTCTATTGTTTTCTCAGAATATGTTAAAGTTAAATCATTAACATATTTTAATATTTTTTCAGGAATTTCACTTGTATATTTAGTTTTAAATTTTTCAATACCTTCCTGAATAGCATTTTTAATATTTGTCTCTGTATCTTTTAAGCAAAAATGAATAAATAATGTTTCATATGTTTTCATTTTATTTAATATAAAAATAAAGCTTTAAATAATGTTTATCAAGCCTGCCATTCACCAATTCCATTCCAACAAACTTCTAACTGTCTTAAATCATAAATTTTCCAATCGTCCCCATCTTCAATATCTTTTAATACTTTTTCCATAATATAATTCATAACCATATGCATTAATTTATCACCACCGGTTTTATAAATATATAAACCGATTTCTTTAGCTTTTTTATTAGGATTTCCATTTTCATCTAAAAATACATATCTAGTTTCTTCTTCTTTAACATTATTTAAATCAATAATATCAAGTAGTGTTGAAGCAATATCTTTAATCATTTTGTTTTAGTTTATAAAATGTAATTGAAATAATGCTTAAATCAATTTTTATATACTTGACTTAAAAACGTATTCATGTCATTTTTTGAAAAAGACAGATGTATTATTTCGTTACACCAAGTTTCCAGAAAATCTATTGCCAGCCAATAAGGATAATATGTTATTTGACCATATTCAAAAAAATTTTCATATTTCCTACATGAGAGGGGACCTGATCTTGTTGATTTCTTAATATATCCATTAGGTGGATATGATATGTCTGCTATAGAAGAATCTATAGTCTTCAAGCCTCTATAAAATATTTTCTTTTTTTGGTGTCCATCATCATGAATATATAATGCAGTAATAATACACTTGCCATTCTTATATAATATAAGTCCAAAGGTTATAATGTAGTGACTTGGACATTGATATGTATTATCATCGGATAATGTATAAACTCTTTCGACATGTATTTTAGAATTGTCAGAGAATTTGACATGTTTAGATTCGAACATATAAATAGAAGAAGGAACTTCTTCAACTTTTGGACACTCAATAATTTTGATATTTCCAGGTTTCAATCGTGTAGTAATGACAGCCTTGTCAAATAATTCTTTGGCACTGATCAAAATATTATTGGCTATTGATTTTTCGTCAAATTGTGATATCTCTTTTAATATAATGTCAACCACATCACCTGTCTCTACAAATACATTTTTCAGAGAATTAGCTGTAAACGCGCGGCTTTCAAATGGAACTGACCTCAAAATACGATATGTAGTCATTAATTTTATAGTGTTTATATTGATATTCAATTTTTTAAACAATTTGTTATTTTCTTAGTATAATAGTATATTCATTATGATTAATATCAACTTTTTCAAATAAATCTAAACAAATTGCAGTTTTATTAATTATAATACTATGTGAATTATATTTAAAACTTCCTAAATATTTAGAAATTTCAATACCATTTTTATCATTTTGTATTATAGTTCCATATGAAACATTGTAATATGGATTCATTTATTTAATATTTTAATTAAATATTAATTTAAAATCAAATTTTTATGTTTCAATATGTCTAAATTGATTACTATAACATTTTTGACCATTCCCTTCTTTACAGGTACGCCCCTGACCCCAACACCATTCCGAGAACGATTTGGCATCATTTGGAATAGTGGTTATTGGATTTGTAATAAATTCTCTATCGGATGATTCTTTATTAAAGATATCAGAAACGGATCTATATAGTTTTTTATCAAAAAATTTTTGTGACTGTCTTTTAATATCAGATCTACTGATATCACAAGCTTTTTTCCTAGTAGGATTTTCAGAATATTCATTCATCAAAACATTCATAAATGGATTATTTTCGGTTGGTTTAACACATAATTCTTCAGTATTTGGATTTTTATCCCAATTTTGCTGATTTAAATACATAGTTTCATTTGTTTTATTATCAGTATCAACACTGTATATAAAGTAAGTAAATAATCCTACAAAAATGGGTATCATAAAAATATTGGAATCTTTTCTTAATACGAATACAAATAAACTGAAGTATATAGATAGCCTTAATAATGCATTTAGTTGTTCAGCAAATGTCATGTCTTTAGAAGGGAAAAAATGATTATAATTTTTCTCTGTAAATAAATGTTTAATGTCCAAGTACCATATTTTTTCCATTTTTATATATCTTCATATTTTTGTTTTTTTAGTTTATACAATGTTTTTATTAGGGGAGAAATTGAAGGACTAGTTTTTCATTACAGTTATTTTGATAAAATGATAAATTTTGTTCAATAAAACAATTATCGGATAAGAAAAATAAATACAAAAAATAATTATTGCGATTTAATTTGAAGGGCCAGCTCCGGATTCATCTCCATCTTTATTTTTCCTGGCATTTAGCTTCGCTCGTAACCTCTCTCTTGCGCTTTCTTTCTTAAATGCGTCAGGTTTAGGCACAGCCTTGCCTTTCTTCATGGCTTTCATAGCTTCAGCCATCATAGGATTATTCATCATGCCTGACATTCCACTCATCATATCAGCCATACCTGCCATTCCTCCAGCGCCACCTTTACCACCACCCATCATTTGACTCATCATTTCAGCCATACCTCCCATTCCTCCTGCACTGCCCCCGGAGCCGCCTCCTGTACTTTTCATTCCCATCATACCCATCATAGACATAGCTTCACCAAATAAATCTTCTTGTTTAAGTTGACCACTACTGATTTTATCATGAATTTTAGTACTGACCTTTTTAATAATATCACCTACAATATTATTACTAGCTGTGAAATCCATTAATTTCAATATATCTTCAGGTTTGTCAACTTTAATATTGCTAACATCAATTTCATTAGAAATTTCCTTAGCGAGATTACAAATCATACTACCTTCCATTTGTCCAAAGGGGTTATTTTCATTGGGTTTATTTTCATTTTCTTCATTTTGAGTGTGTTCTTCTTTGATATTAGTAGTAAATTTATCAACTTTTGATAGAACATTTTTAATATCATCATCTAAAATTTCATCTAATATATATTGATAATCTTCACCAGTTTGAATTTTTGATAAAACGCCTACAACTTTATTGAAAAGTAAGTCAGTTTGTTCTAGTTCAGATTCATTATCTTCTTTAGATTCTAAAGTGGTAACTTCTCTATTAATAAGTAAAACAGCAGTAAGTATATAGCAATAATTCCAGAAAACTTTTTTATCAATATCGTTTGTTATAGTATCTAAAATAGATTTAATAGTAACATCTTTTGCAATGAATTTATCATTTAGAATAGTAACATCTTCATTTTCATTAATGAAAACGTTTAGATTATCACCAAATTGTTCATTAAAAAAATTGATATAATCTTCGGATAGTTTATCGATAATTTTGTAATTTTTTTTAATGATAGCTTTTGTTTCATCATTAGATGCTTTTAAATCTTTTATCAGAGAGATGTAAAATTTATTGAATGTCAATATTACTTTATTGTTTAATTGCATTTGTTATATTAACTAAAAAAAAGATATGTTTAAATAGAATTTATACGCTTATTTAATAAAATTATTTATTTTCACACTTATTACTTAAAACATATAATACGTGTAAATATTTCCAGATAATATCCTTATTATCATTATCAATTGTTTTCCAAAGTAATTTAAGTTGTTCAATAAACTCAATCCAATAATCTTTACGAGTACTTACGATACCGAAATCATTATTATCTAGGAAGAAACTATCATCTTTTGATAAAATAGCATCTTTAAATTTAGTAATTACATAATTATTAAAGATAGTTTGAGCTGATTTAGGATCAACATTTCTCAGAAGGTTTAGTCCTGATTTAAATCGTTTAAATTCTGTAATATCTGGAAATGACACTATTAAATCTTTAAAAAATTCATCAAGTTTTTCATTAAATAATTCATAATACACATTCTTATTACTCATTTTTATTATTAATAATCAATATTTCTTAAGTATTTAACCGAACAGATTAAAAGTATTATAATGTATATTTTATTTAAATGATATTATCTTCTTTGAAAATTCTGACCATTAGGTGGAGGCTGTCCTAATTGTTGTTGTTGTGTTTTTTTAATCATTTCATCATCATATGCTCTAGAATTCATAAATTGTTCTAATACACTAGAATCAAATTTATTAGATTTATTTTCAGATTCACGATCGAGAGGTGCTTTTATACTGTGATCATCAGATAACATAACAAAGTTATTATTTTGTAACATATCATTTCTTAAACCACCACTGGTTTCATAATTATTTCCATCAGCTGAGATATATGTATATTGTGATGAATTGAATCCAGATTCCATCATATATGGTGATATATCATCTTGTGGTTGTTGAACTGATTGTGTTTTTGAATTTAAATATTTATCTATCATATCTCCAGTATATAGATTTTTGGTAGATGTTAAAATACTAGGAACCCGGTCTATAAAAGGGGGTATTTTTAATCCTTGTTTATCAACACATACTAAAATAAAATTATCACGTAGATTTTTTCTAATTAATAACCCTATTAAATTTTTACAATGTTCACAGAAATTACTATAAAATAACACGTCTTTCTTATTAATGTCCATTTACTTTTATTTATGTACGCTAAAATTTTAAAAGAATATACACGCAAATTAAACAAAAAAATTGAATCACTTAAAACTTTAAATTATAACATATTAAAAGAATGTTTGTCGATCATAAAGTAATTAATCCCCAAAGAATCCAATTTACTATTAAAGATATAGAATTATCAATTGTAAATGCAATTAGAAGGATAATTTTATCAGAATTACCAAATGTTGCATTTTATTTTGATCCTTATGATGTTGACAATAATGATATTGTTATTAAGAATAATAATAGTGTTTTGCATAATGAATTTTTAGCCCATAGAATTTCACTTATACCGATTCATTTTCATGAAAATGAAATAAATGATTTTAAACCGGATGATTATAGATTTATTTTAAAGAAAAAGAATACATTATCGTCACAAATTAATATAACTACTAAAGATATTGAAATCTTTAATAATAATGATGAGAAATATGATGAAAAGTTCAGAGAGAGACTATTTCCAAAAAATAAAATTACAAATGATTATATTTTGATTACAAAATTAAAACCTAATTTATATGAACCTCAAAAAGGAGAGGAAATTGATATAGAATTTAAAGGTTCTATAAATATTGCGAAGAAACATTCTAGATGGTGTCCAACTAGTCAAAGTTGTTATTATAATAAAATTGACGAAGAATTGGCAAGTTCTGTATTTAAAGAAAAGGTAATTGAACAAGAAAAGACAAAGGGTTCAAAACTATCAGAAGATGAAGTTAAAGATATGAAATCAAAATTTGATGCTCTTGATATTTATAGATATTTTAAAAAGAATAAATTTGATGAACCAAATGAATTCATTTTCCAAATTGAAAGTGAGTGTAGAATGCGTCCGAATTATTTATTCTTCAAGGGTTTAATCATTTTAATATCAAAATTAGAGAACTTTATCACTAATCTTACAAATAATCATGATTCAATTAATATTACACAAATGGGTAATGTTGATAATTTTTATCAGATAGGTATTAAAAATGAAGATCATACATTAATAAATGTTCTCCAAACTCTTATTTATAAACAGCATTTTCAAAGATCAGATGTTGTTACAAATAAGATTTTAGAATACATTGGGTTTTATCAACCACATCCATTGGATAATCTAATGTATTTAAAACTTAAATTTAGTGTAGATATTAAAGCTGATAAAGACTTTACAAAAACATTTATGATTGATTCTATTAATAAAATTATTCAAGATCTACATATTATTACTAAAGAGTGGGTTTCTTTTGTAAAACTTGATAGTTCAGATATTATTGAAGTTCAAAATTATATTAAATCATAAATAAACTATTTATAGATGTATTAATTATTTTTTAATATTATTTTCTTGTGAAAATGTAAAATGGATCTTGACATAGACGATGAAACATTGTTAATAATAGAAGAATCAAATGTTAGTGAAACACTAAATGATGTTATCATTTATGAAGAACAAATTAAAGATGATTCTGTTTTAATTTTAAATAAAGATCAAATAACACATGAATTGACAAATTTATTAATAAATGAATATAAAAATGCATTTAAGACCCAGAAAAAGGTGAATATGTATATTGACTTATTTGATTCTATTGATACTGATGATAATATTCTAATTGATAATATCAAACCAATTATTTATTGTAAAAAATTTGTAGTTTTGCATGATACAAAGGATGATAAATATTCAGATGTTGACCAAGAATTTCAAGATACATATGCATTACAAACACAATCATTTCAAACATATATGGGTCAATTTAGAAATCTAAATACTGATAAAACAAATTCATACTTGCATTCTGCGAATGCTTTATATTCATTATCAAAACCTTTTGCTAATACTAATAACAATACATATATTTCTAATCAAATAATTTCTAATCAAGATGAAGATGTTTTTAGACATTTTTTATTTGAAGAATTTAATGAGGATGATTTAAAGAAAGCAAGAATAAATAAATATGAGACTTTTCGAGTATTAAAACAGAGTACAGTTGATATAGGTAAGAAACCAGAGGTTCCTGATGATAAGCCGGGTTGTACATCGGGTTTACATTATATTTCAGCGAGTAATAATAAATTCGTTTATGAAGGGGATAAAATAGATATTGTTGGTTATGTTAGTATATGTAATAATAATTTAGATCAAATATCCTTTTTCAATATAAAATCTTATTTTGAACAATTAAAGAAATTATCAATTAAATCAAAAGTAACAATATTTTTTAATGATTTTGCTTTTGATTCTACTGGTAAAATAATTACACAGATCGAAGGTGTTGTAACTTTAAATAATAAAGATTATATTATCATTAAACCTCATAAAAAAATAACAATAAATGGAATACAATTAGATGATATTAAAGTTAATTTTGATAAACCAAATTATTGTTTTGTTTATGATGTAAAGTACAAGGGTTATCAATTTAATAGACAACATCTTAAAACAAATACTATAGTATTTACATTATTTAATGATTCAAATACAACTTTGAGTATTATTAAACCTAATTCTGTATCAGAATTATTATTTATTAATATTGATGTATTAAAGAGTATAACAAATATTTTTGAGTTAAAGAAATTAATAAATGACGTATTAAATATAGATTTTGATAAAATCACATTAAATATACAGCGTATATTATATATTTTACTAAATATAAATCAAAATTTACCAAAAAGATCAGATAAATTAATTATAAATGATTATCATATTTCAAATTATAGTAATAATATTGGTTTATTAGACTTTAATAAATATAATAAGTTTCTTAAATCATACAAACAGTCATATAATGCTATTAGAACATTTAGAGATTCTACATTAAATAGGTATGCATATTTACTTGATAAAAATGATTATGGATATGTATATATATTACAGGTATTAAAAGACAAAATTCAGAATAAACATAAATATGTTAAAACTTATGAACAAGTATTTGTTAAACAATTAGATGTATTTAAAACCCAATTAGATAAAGTTGATAAGCAATTATCGCAATTATCGCAAAGTTCAAAAAAGGATCCTCCTAAAATAATAGCGAAAGAATATATGACTCTTGAAGATTTAGAGAATGATAATCAACAAAATGGGAATTTATATTTCGATAAACATTTGGATTATACAAAATATGACCTTAAAAGTAAGGTTAATAAATCATTAATTGGTAATGAGCAAAAATATGCTCTTGTAGATTTATTAGGAAAAGATGATGAATTTTCTAAAAAAACAAGAGATGAACTTGAAATAGAGGCAACAACGATTATTAATGGTAAAAAATTAGTAAGAGATGGACATTATGCAATACTACATTTACCGAATGGGCATAATATTTTATATTTAAGGAAAAATATATCAGGTACTCAAACGTGGATTAAAGTATTTAAAACACCATTTAAAATATGTACGGATAATTTAAATTCTTTTGATGAACTTCAAAATGAAAATTCAATTATTTTAGATCCCTTTGAGTTACTATGTAAAAAACAAAAAGATGTCAAGTTATCTATTATTAAACATATATTAAATCAACAAATATCTGCTATAGAGTCTATAATAATATTTATAAACGATATTGATAATATAATAGATTTAATTGACAGTGACATTGAAATTTATAAAAAACAGTTTGATTTATTTAAAAATGAGTCATTATTTAGTCTTCAAGAAGTGAGAAGATTAGTAAATGTAAAACTTCCAGAAAATCATGAGAAAAGTAATATATATGAAGACTATATTGGAAATGAAGATTTATTAGATTTGGATGCTATATTTGGAAATACAGAGTTTGGTGAGAATTATACTACTTTAAATACATATACACACAAAGAGGATTCTAAATTACAAGAAAATGAAGATATTTTAAAAACCTTTATTAAAATACTTGATATTGATATATCAGGACCTGTATATAATTATATTTTACAACAAATATTTGCTGCATATCCATTAAAAGATTTAAATGAGATTATTAATAAAAAGGAAACAAAATTAAATACAGTTATTCAAAATAGTATTAATAAAAATAAGCAGTTATATGATACAAATAAAGATTATAGAGCAAAGGTTGATGCTCTTATAAAAAAAATCAAGGATGATCATAAAGAGTTTGAGATAAAAGAATATAAAAAATATTATACAAATGTGATTATTTATACAGCTTCTATATTAATTTTAGTTATTATGATTGAATACCCAACAATTGTTATAAATAAATTAATTCCTAAATGTGTAGGTTTTTTTTCATATATTGGTTATCCATTATCATCTAATAGTGCGACACAATCATTGAGTAAATATTTTGCATGTATTATAGGATCTATAGGAACGCCTGGTGATTTACAATTTGATCAATTTTCTAAAATGAGTACTAATGAGATCGAAGCTGAGATAGTGAATTCTATTGATTCTATAAAAGAGATTAATTTTAATATATCAGAAACTCTTGAGCATAAAAAGGAGTTATTACAAAAAATAAAACATAAATTTGCAACAGATTTTTCATTATATAATACGTTAAATGAATCATTCAAACCGAATTTTGAATTTAAAGAATCTAAAAAGAGTGATCCAATTATTAGTTATTTGAGTGAAATTAATAATATTATTCATCATGCCAAAATATTAAAGTACTCGAATAATATTTCAAGTTTAATAAATTCTTGTTGTGTTGAAAAACTTACAAATACTATAAATTTTTATGATTTTTTAAAAAATGATCCTAATTTTAAGAACATATATGATAAAATTCATAAAATTAGTAATGATTTTGTTATTACAAGATCATTATTACCGGTTTCACAAAAATTTAAAACTATTGATATATTTAAAATCAAGACAATTAATGTACCCAATACAGAAGATGTATTATTTAAAGAGAGAGATATCTTTTTAAATACCTGGAATAATATTAATAATTTTATTAATATTAATAATTTGATAAAGGAGGATATAATATTTAAAAATTTAATTAAAAATTTCGAAGACATTGATGGTTGGTGGAGTAATACTTTTTATACTCATCTTGATTCTAATTTAATGATAATTTTGAAATATATTAAAAAATATTATGAATTATCTGATCCTAATATTTTGGAACAATTCAAGTTAATTATTACTGGTAAATCTTTTAGTAAAAGCGATTCTTTAAGGGCATCTATATTTTCATTTATAAAATTCAGATTACCTACTATATTATCTAGAATTGTGAATCAAAAAATTATACCAGAGTCTAAAGGCAGTCAAAATAAAGACAACAAAGATGATTCTGTAACATTATTAATAAAACTCCAAGATACGATAATTAATAATTCTAATTTTGAGCCAATTTTATTAAAATATAAATCATCTGCGTTTGTTAGAAATATCGATGATTTATTCTTTGCACAGACACAAATAAATAAAAAAGATAATGATAATGATAAAGATGAGACACTTATTACATTAAATATATCTTTATTATCATATTTATTAATTAAATTAATGACAAATATACTTTATATTACACTTTATGATGATATTAATATTGATCCAGCAAAGTTAGATTCAATTACATTAAAATTAAATACAATTCAAAAGCAAAATCAAAGAATATCATGTCATATTGTTTATTATATAATTGATGATTTTATTAAATATATTGCAATTAATGATACAGATAATGATAAGATTAAAAAAAGGGTTGAAGAATTACGAGAAAAACGTAAACAAGAAATGATAGCAGAATATAGTTCAGATGCTGAAAAGAGAAAAATGCAAATGTTACTTAAAAAGATGGGTCTTAAAATAGATGATCCTGATGATTTAAATAAGGATGATGAAAAAGAGAAGAATAATGAAAAATCACAAGTTTCAATTACACAAAACTTATCGGCTTATGATAATGAACAACAAGAAAATGAAAATTATAATATTAATTATCAAGGTGATAATGCAGATGGAGATGAAATTGAAGAGGATTATTTTGTTAATCAAGAAACAGAATTTGAATAAAAACCTTATTTAATATTATAAATATAGAATGAGTAAAAATGCTGCACAAAAAAAAACTGCATGCAGAGTAGTAAATTTAGAAAATGAAAGTAATGAATGGAAAGTATCATCTCCTTTAGAAGACTGTGAAGCTATTTTAGATGTTGAAGATGTTAAAAAATATATAACATCTTTAATGCTGCTTGTTGAAGAAATAAAAAAACTAAAACTTAATAATATAGATGATATATGTAAAGTATTTAATGAAAATTTTGATGTAAATGTACGTAACGGTTGGTGGATGCCTAATAAAGGGGGCGGAATTACTAAAAGTTCTTTTGGAAATAAAAACGAAGATAATCCATTCTCTTTTTTTGCAGCGATGTATTTATTAAATAAATTAATGAAAGAAAAACCTGAAGCAAATAGTGATCAACAATTAGAAGCAATTCATAATGGTTGGGCAATATGTAGACTTATGAGATTAGATGAAGAAGGAGAATTTCAATTTGATTATGTAACAAAAATAGTAGATAAAAACCCACCTCAAATAAGATTTGGTGGTATTACTGATGATAAATCTTCTCGTAATGATATCGAATTAAATATGTTGATTAATATCCCACCATTACATTTAGGTTTTTATAGTTTATTGGATAAAGGTTTAACAATTGAATTAAATTTTGACGACGATAAAAAAACAATTATTAGAGGGAATCAACTTTGTAATTTTGTACCTTTTGATAAATTATCAAAAAGAATAAGAAATATGGATAAACCATTTTTAGTAAAATATTTAGAAAAAGGAGAAGGAGGTAATCCTAAATATAAAATATGTACAGAAGCTTTTGTAGGGGGTGAGAAAGGACCACAACCACAAGGGCAAGTAGCACGACCCCCACCACAACCACAAGGGCAAGTAGCACGACCACAACCACAAGGGCAAGTAGCACGACCCCCACCACAACCACAAGGACAAGCAGCACGACCACAACCACAAGGGCAAGTAGCACGACCCCCACCACAACCACAAGGACAAGCAGCACGACCCCCTCCCCCACCACAAGGAAATGCTCAAGCTGCTGCACCTCCAGCATCTGTACCACCATGGCAACAAGGAGAAGGTGGGTCAGGTCGCAAGTCTAAAAAATCAAAATCTAAACCCGCAAAAAAATTCTCTTCACAACAAGCTCCTCAAAAGAAACAATCTGGTGGATGTGGAGGTGGAATGTGTGGACCAGTAGCCACTAATAAACGTGTGATGATTGGAGGTAGAAACAAAATAGTCTACTCAGGTAAACGAGGAGGTGAATATGTTAAGAGTGCTGGTGAATTTATTCCTTTAAATAAACTTAAGATCTAAATTGATAAATAAACTATAAAAATATTAATATGTAAAATAGGATGCGTTCCATACCATTATAATTTTATTGGGATTTAAATCATAAAACCATTCATCAATTATATATTCTGGTAATTCGTTTTCCCAAAAAATATAATTTTGTGCACTATTAGTTCTCGAGCTTTGCGAGTAATGCATCTTAATTTCTAATTTTGGATTAAACAAAATAATTAATGTATTAATAATATTATAAACATCATTAAAATATGAAAATATTACATCAGCATTAATAAGTACTATATTTCGACTAATTCCATGTATTCGAGTCGTATCATATGTAAAAAAATAATTTTCATCTTGTAAAATATTTTTAATATATATACAACAATCATTCGGTAGTTTTCTTAAACATTTTGCCAATAACATTTTTAAAATGTTTTATTCCTTTTCTTTAAAGTAATTTACTATCCATTCTTTAAGTGTTAAAGCAAATTCAGATTCGTGGCCTCCATTTTCTCCAATCCAATCAGAAATTAATTTACCAATTTTCCTATTATATCTATTAAATTCATCTGGTAATTGTTCTGGAGATTTATATAATATATTGTACATAAATTTATTAATATCTGTGACAACTAATTGGTATAATTCTCCATTTTCTCCTTGTAAATCTTTGATTTTATCAGACAGGCTTTTTAGATAGCTAGTATTTTCAGAAGGTGATATCATTTTTATTTATTATCTTTAAATTAAAGTCTTAAATATATTTTAATTTAAAATGAATCAGATTTTTTTGGACAATCTAATTTATCTATATTAGGTGCATTAATTCCTCTAAATTTATGTATATCATCAAAGTATTGACATAAATACTGATTTTCATATTTAGGATCTCTTATTTGTATATTATCCTTTTTATAATCTTGATAATTATTATCAATTAAATTTGATGGTTCAAAAGCATTAATTTTATCTTCAAATACATATCCGTATAATTCAAAATCAATTAAATGAATAGAGTTATCGACTAAACTATGAATAGTAGTTATAGATATAGATACTCCATATATTTTAGTATCCCTATAAATAATATGTTTGGATTTTAATACAAAAACTCCATCTACAATTATTTTAGCTAAGGTTTTTTCACTATATACATTTGAAAATAAGAATTTTTCATCACATGGCATTTCCTTATTTAAAATATCGACTAAATAATTATTTGATCTATTTAATATAGATGATATCATTTTTTCATCTATTAAATCTTGAGATTTTACATATCCTAATGATGTGATCGTCTTATTTTTATTAAGAGTATCGATAAAAAATCTATCTTTCATTTCAAATGCATAATGAGTTTTGGGTAATTCAACAGAGATATTATAAAAATCTGTAGGGATTGTTATAGTTTCAAAATATTTATCATAATAATCATTAATAAAATTTTCATTTTTTTTTTCAATCAATAAATCCAATACATAAATGTTTAATAATAAAATAATTAAAAAAATAACAAATACAAAAGATAATAACATTTAAATTCTTTATATATTTTTTATTAATATTAATCAATTTATATTTTCAAGACTTCTTCATCAAAAATAGCATAATCTTTTTCAAAACCAAACCAAACAGCAATAGTCCCATAATCACTGCATGTATTATTACATTCATCCCAAAGTTGTTTTATTTTATCAGTATCATATTGCCACTTATCATTATTTTGGAGAATATTTAACTTTGGTGGGAGATTTAGATTATGGATTTTTTCAATAATATCGGTAATCATAATTTGATTTAAATCATATGGATAATCTACTACATTATGAAATATTTTTCTAGTCAATTCAAAGATATACATATCATCGTCGCTATATTTTCGAATATCCCATCCATTGTACATTCTTTTTAAAGCTAAATTGAAAAGATCTAGATTTTCTTGTGATACTCGCCAATAATTTTCAACGTTATTTAATTTATATATTTCAATCGGATCCCATAGATTATTTGCAAAGCCACACATATCAGTTATAAATATAACTTTTTCTTTTTCACATGTATATAATTTGCATCTTAATACACATACATAAAAATCATCTAAATTTGATACAGTGCCAAAAATAAATTCTGTTGACTCATTATCTATTTTACGGATTTCTGCCCTATAATTATGACTACCAGTCCATTTTCCTCGAATGATATGTAAATTTGGATTTTTGATGATGATAATTTCGGAATCGGTAAATTCTATATCCATATTAATAATTAAATTGTTATTAATCTAAAAATAATCAATTTTATTGAAATTACCTTATTAAATTAAATTTTTATTTATTTTCTAATTATTAAACCATTTAATAGGATTATTTTTAGTTTCTTTGATTTCTTTCATACGTTCATGACTATCTAAACTAAACGCATAATCAGGAGATTCTAAGTAATTGTAATTTTTTCTATCTTTTTGATCATCACAACAAAATGGATCTGAAATGTCTTTACAATTATAACACATTGGTTTAAATTCAGGGTCATATTTTCTATAAGAAACAGCTTTCATTCCGATAGGAAGTTCACATCTACCATCGATACACCCACCCCGATAATTTTTATAATTTTTATTTTCCATATAAAAAGGGCATTCTTCATTTTTTTCACAACGGCGATCCCAATATTGCTTTTTGAATTTGGGTTTACCAAGAGAATCATATTTACTTTCACATAATCCCCTTGATTTAATCAATGGATCATCATAACATCCATATCGAGGATCATAAGTTGATTTTTCTATTATTTCTTCCTTTATTTTAAGATAAAACTCTTTTTCCTTTTTACCTTTTATTATATTAGAAAATTTATCTAAATTTGCTATATAAATATCATCATCATTTTTAATATCATTTAAATGGATCCCTTCGATCATTTCAATATTACTAATATTAATGATCCCATCTTTATATTTAGTATTATCAATAGGGTCATTATAAATTATGAATTTTTGAATGAATGTTTGTTCAATCATTCCATCATCAGTTTGAAATTTAACAAAATATGTTCCGTTTTCTTCAAGACGATCTTGTTGTGTTAATGTAATTCTACTGTGTAATGTTAATGGAATATCATTTATCATAGTAAAGTTTAAAAGCATAGATTGGTTTTTATTATCATAAAAGCCATCTATATTATATTCAGGTGAAATATCAAATACAACTTTTGGCTGTGAACTTTGTGAAGAATCTATGCTAAACTGTTCTAATATCGGTAAATTATCCTGATTTTTTATATGATTATTTGATACATTTAAATATTCTATAGTTTGTTTAAAAAAACTGAAATACATAGTATAAAAATTTATTACATCAAAATTCCCGAATCGAATTATAAGTTTATTAAATTTTAAACCTAAATCTACGTCATTTTCTAATTTACCATCACCACATAATAGAAAATCAAATGCGAAACATGTTTTAACAGCATAATCATTTTTAAAATGTATAAATGGAACTGACAAATCTATATTAATTATTTTAACAAATGGTATTAAAAATTTAATTATATTTATATCAAAATCTTCATAATTGAGGAAATCTATTTTAAAATCATTATGAATTGAATCTAAAATTAAATTATTTGAAAAAGACGTAAATAACATTAATGTATATATTTCATTATCAATAAAGTATTTATCATTAATAACTTTTGGAATAGGTACTTTTTTAAGTTTAATTAAATTTGGGTCAATACCTTGAGCGAGACATATATATTTTATTAATTTAGTATCTAAATCATCAATATAACCAATTACCTTCTTATTATTAATAACATCTTTCATAGACTCATTTGTTACATGATCTTTAGGCTTCATAAATAAACAGTATTTATTATCATTAATAACAGTTAATACTTTGTATTTTGGATATTTATATAAATAAGTAAAAGTATCTGTTAACTCTAATGCTGAATTATTGGATTTAACATTAACAATATTAACATTTTTGATATCATTAATTCGAGATTTAATTGTTTCATTATTATCAAGATAATTTATTATAATGTCAATACTTTTTGGGTTTTCTTCAACTTTATAAACAAGTAATGGTACATTAGTATATTTATCAATATATATATTATTATTTGTATATATTGGTGGTATATATACTTGGGTTATATAAAAGGTAAATATTATACAATTAATAATAATAAGAGAAATTATTAATATTTTAACTAAATGCATTATTAATATATTCTAATTTTATATTCATAATAATAAAATGAAATACATTAACGCTCGTATAATATATTCAATATTATTTTACGTTTTATTAATAATATTAATAATTCTAGCAAAACCATCAGTAATGTTTGAGAATGATGGTTCATTAAAACAATTTGGTATTGGTGATGAGAAAACTATGTTTTCATTAGGTGTTTTTACAGTTGTATTAGCTGTATTAAGTTTTTATGTATTCTGTATGATAGACTTAATATTTGCTAAATAAATAATATAAGATTATTATAAAATGGATGTCTTTAATATTGATGAAAAAACTGCTATGTTTGAATCAGAAGCTTATATAAAATATTTAAATTTGTTTCGGGATAATGATATAGAATCATTAAATTTTAATTCAAATGGCCTTTTAAATATTGGTGGATCATATATAAAACCTCCAAAAATAAAGAATATTTTTGATGAAATAGATGATCATATCATAAAGAAAAAGGAATTATCAATTAAATATCATAATATATATAACAATATTTTATATAGTGATAATCCTAAATCATTGCAAAATGATTATGATAATATTATAAATCAATTGGAAATAGTTGATAAAAATATTAATAAATTAAATGAATATTATGAGTTAATTAATGGGAAAAACTACAATATTTTTATTGGAAATATAATAAAAGATAATAAGACATTACTATTAAAACAATCAGAGCTTTTGAATATCGATAATTCAGATAAATCATCAATAATTAAAATGGTTAAATTATATAATGAGATATTTAAAAATGTTGAGATGCTTGAAGATGCTGAAAAGAAAATCAACAAAATAGATTTTTACATAATATCTCTTCCGGAATTTAATGTTAAAAATAAAAAGGATAAAGTACAACCTCCGCAAAAAATGGAGAAAGAGAAAGAGAAAGAAAAAGAGGAGTTAATTGAACCCAAAACCAAACAAGTATCTAAACCGAATCTTAAAGTTTCACCACAACAAATATTAAGTATTAAAAGTAATGTCAAAAAATTAATTGCAGATAAATTTAAATTTAAGTCAAAAGATGAATGTATATCTCAAAAACACAAACAATCATATTATATGTCCAAGCCAGAATTAATAGATGAAATAGAAAAGAATAAGGAGATTAAAGCGTTATTACCTTCAAATTATCAAAAATTATCAAAAGAAAAAATATGTGAATATCTAAATTTTTAAAAAAAATTGAATACATATTTAATAAAATATTTCATATGCTTTAATTCAATTTAAAAAATGGATTTAAAAGATGGACTATTAGTTTGGAATGATGATGAAAGAGATACATCTGATATTTATAATATTTATAACAAAAATAGCAAAGAATTTAAAGATGAGGATGAATATATTCCTATTTATAAAATTTTAAAAGAGTTATATGATGAGGAAAAAGAAGCATTATATAATAATTCAGATTATGAATCAGGATATTATTTAAAATACGATAATAATGAATATTTTAATGATTATTCAGATAACGATGAAGAATATGATGTATATTCTGATGACTATTATATTGATGAAGAATTAAATGGTTGTAGTGCAAAGCATGAGTTAGAAAGTAACAATGAAATTTATGATAAATTAATTTATGATAAATTCTATTATTACTAAAAATATGTGTTAATAGTAAAAATGTTTTTTGATAAAATTCGCCCACTCTATTTTTTTATAGCATTTGCTGTTGGATTGTTATTATGTTATGTGTATAATCCTAGTCCTGAGGTGATAGTTAAATTTCCATCCCCATACAATGCAGGTAATATAGTTTATAAAGATAAGGCAGATTCTTGTTATAAATTCGATGCTTCTAAAGTATCATGCCCTGTGGATACAAATCTAATTAAACAACAACCAATACATGAGGATTTTTCAATTTCAAAAGAAAAATATGGTCGTGGTAATAGTGGTCATATATAATAATTGTAATAAACGTATAATTGTCACTGAAAAAAATCATAAAGAAATAATGTTACATTAAATTAAAATGATTAAAGATCTTTTAGAATCTCCAACAGGGCAAATAATTATATCAGTTATTTTAGGTTTGGGTTTGGCTACATTATTTAGAAAAGTATGTACAAGTAATAATTGTATTGTAATTAAAGGACCTAATCTAAAAGATTTAGAGAAATATTATTATAAAGTTGATGGTGATTGTTATAAATATACACCATATGTTACAAATTGTTCTCATGAAACAAATGCAGAAAGTAAAAGATAATCATAAAGTTATATATATGATTTATGTAATACCATTAGAAGTATATATTTTTTGATATTATTAATAATTAATATTAATATTTCTTTAAAAAATCATTACAAGTGTGTCCAAAACTCGTTTGATATAATATTATTAAAATTTATAATAATAATATGAATAAATCAACACCTCTGGCACAGTTACCAAATACAAATTCAAATACAATGCAAAATCAGACATTTGTTACTGACCAACAGAGACAGTATATTAATCAGGCCCAAAATGCAATTTCAAATAGTCATATGCCTCAGAATACACAATTATCTGCAGATATTATAAATGACGATGATATAGTTGTACAGGATATTTTAAATCAAATTGCAAGTGCAAGTACAGAAAATTCTCAACAACATATTCAAAATGAACCTACGCCTCAACAAATACAACAAATGAATCAACAAATTATGATGCAACAATTGGCATCCCAACAACAACAAAACATGATGGCGCAACAACAGCAACAGCAGCAACAAAATGGGAATAATGGAATGTTTGTTCCTCAATCACAACAGCAAGCAATGTTATTAGCTCAACTTAATTCTATGGGAGGTAATCCCTATGAAAATATTATTCAAAACCCTCATCCAACAGAATTTAAAGATTATTTATTATTATTTGCAGATGATTTAAAATTAGCGGCTCTTGTATTTATTGTTGTTATTTTAGTTCATTTCATACCTTTAGACAAATTTTTATCAAGATATTTTGCTATTGATAAAATTCCGTATCATGAAGTTTTATTAAGAGCTATTATGGCGGCACTTTTGATAATAATAATAAAAAAACTAGCGAAAATATAATAATTTATATAAAAATTGATTAAAATTTAATTAAGATAGTATTTAATGTACTTAAATAAATTGATAGTAATAAATACAAAGTTTAGTTTGTGAGGTAGTAGGTAAAAATGTTTTTGTCGTTGGACATAGGAGAAAGGCAAACTAAAACTTGTAAAGATAAACAAGAAGTCTTCTTAAGAAGGGCGGCAGAATTTGCTATTAGATCTAATGTTAAAAGTCATAGGCATGGTTGTGTAATTGTAAAGGATGGAGAAATTATTGCAGAGGGCTTTAATCATCATATAAGTCATTTTGAACATACTTTTACAATTCATGCAGAAGTTGATGCTTTAACGAAAGTTAAAAAGTTAAGGCATGCTTTATCTGAATGTGAATTATATGTTGTTAGAATTGGTACAGACTTAATGGGTAATCCTTTAAAGTATTCGCGGCCTTGCGTAAATTGTACAAAGGCAATTCTTAAGGCAGGTATAAAAAAAGTATATTTTTCAACAGATGAGGAGTTTAATAATATTTTTAAGGATTGGATACCTCCAAATCCCCGGATTGAGCGGAGGTATCTGAAGAAGCAGGAATTTGAGCGTCAACAAAATTATTATACATAATAGATTGAAGTCCTTCTTTTTTAATTTTATTAGCTAAAGCAGTAATAATATTTTGTATTTCTGGTGCATGTACACCGATTTTAATATCTATATTTTCTTTATGAAATTGGTCATTAATTGCATTCATAATTGCGGGCATTATTATTTTAACAATTTGATTTTTATATAATTCTTTTATATAAGGATCTAATTCTGAAAATTCTTCAAGATCTAGTATATTTATTTTAACATCTTTTTCTACTTTTGATCTTATTATATCGATAACATCTTTTTTAAATAATTTGAAATCTTTTTGAGTATCATTTAGATCATATTTAAAAGAATTAATTAATAATTTTTGTTCATTATATTTATATTGTAAATTTATTGCAATAATAATATTTATTATAGAAACGACTAAAATAATGACAACAGCAATAACATTTAAAATTATTAATTCCATATTATTTAATATTTATAAATTATTTATAAATGAATAATTTTATAATTCCATTTCTTCATGGTCAATGTAATTTTCATCATTTTCATCGTTTTCTTCGGTCTCTAATATAGGTTTAATACCTAATGAAATCATTTCTTGTACGAATTGTTTGAAAGCATAAGGTGTTTCAATTTTAGAGACATCAAAAGCATTAGATAAATCTTTATTTAATATAGAATGAGTTTCATTATCTATATAATAATCGAATTTATCTGATCTTTCCATAAGGGATTCTTTTAAGAAAGCTGTCATTCCATGAGATAATATACTATCTTTTTCCATTTCACCTATTCTTAGACCGCCATTATTACCTCTACCTTTAGTAGGTTGTCTAGTCATTGCACTAACAGGGGCATCTTTTAATATAACTTCTTTACCTTCATTATAAATAGTCCTTAAATTAACTTGTCGATAATTAATTTTATCAGCAACCATATGTTTAAGTCTTTCATAATATATAGGTCCAATAAAAATATCTGTTTGAATTTGTTCACCAGTTAATCCATTATACATCATTTCATTACCATGTCTTTCAAAACCATATTCTTTTTCCATATTCAAATAGAATTCCGAATAATCATTATTATTAAAAGGTGTTCCATCTACAGTAGTTCCTTGACATGACCCTACTTTTCCTAATAGAGTTTCCAACATATGTCCAAGTGTCATACGAGATGGTAAACCATGAGGATTTATAATAAGATCTGGTACAATTCCATCTTTTGTGAAGGGCATGTTATGTTGTGGGATAACCATACCGATTACTCCTTTTTGTGCATGGGCGCTACAACTTTTATCTCCTAGTTCAGGTAGTCTTATTTTACGGAATCTTAACTTGCATGTTTTCAAATTTTGTTCATTAGTATAAACATATACTTTATCGACGGTTCCTGACATTGTTTTATCGGCTATCATGCTTCGATCGTAATACATTTCTTTTTTAACTTTACTACCAAATATACTTGTTTGTAAATTATCATCTTCGACCATTTCAGTAGCAATTTTTGTTCGCCCTAATATAGCATCTCCTTCTCCAATATATGAATTAATTTTAGGGAAACCATTTTCATCTAATTTTTTATAATTGGCCCATTTTAATTCATTTAATGGTTTTCCTGAATCTATTAATGTCATAGGATTATTAAATGTGATGAGTTCATTACTATTTTTATTTTCCTCTTCTTGATCTACAATATTTTTATAATAAGTGATATTAAACATTCCTCTTTGAATAGCACTTTCATTGATAATAATAGCATCTTCCATATTGTATCCTCCCCAAGGCATCATCGCAACAATTAAGTTTTCTCCATGAGGCATTCTATTTAAATTAAGATATTCACAGAAACGTGTATTAACTATACGTTTTTGTGGATAATGAAGCACATAAGACATGGTATCAATACGATTATTAAAATTAGTTGCATAAGCACCTAATGCTTGTTTTCCTTGAGCGCCTGAAAAAATGTTACGTGGAGCCTGATTGTGATTACATAAAGGTATTTGATGAGTTAAAATACCGAATATAGTTGATGGATGGATCTCACAATGAGTATAGTATTTACTTTTTGTTAAATATGTATCATCCATGGCAATATAGCTTGTATTTGATTCTTCAACATCAATAAATTCGATAGGGGCTTGATTTTCTTCAAGCATGGTGATAATGTCTTCAATTTCTAATTTTATACTTTTACCTTTGACTATTTTTGATGATAAAACAGTTTTAGGAGATATATATTTACTATTAAAAACATCAACTTCTCCAGGTAATGTAAAACCGGTAATCATTTTATTCCATTTTATTTCACCTTTTTTAATTTTTTCAATATATTTTTCGATGATTAATTTTTTATTATGAATTACATAAACTGGTCTGCAACAGCGTCCAGCTTCAGTTAATATATTAATTTCATTTTGAATTATATCCCAAGATATAGATGTATATATACTAATAAGTGCATTACGTTTTAGAAGTTTGAGTAATTTAAATAATTTTTCAGGTTCATTATGTATACCTACCCAATTACTATTAATTAAAACTTTTGTAGAGTTTTTAACAGATCGAATATCAACATCGGTTAATAATAAAATACTGTTCTCTTTAAGACAATTCATAATATTTGTTGCTGCACTATCGAAAGTTATAGTGCACATAATTGCCATATTTTTAAGCAATCCTATACTTGCACCGTCAGGAGATTCACAAGGACACATAATACCCCATTGTGATGGATGTAATCTATGAGGCGCAACAATTTTAGATGTTGGATCCATGGGAGTATTTACTCTTCTTAAATGGGACATAAAACCCATATAAGAGATTCTACTTAGATCTTGGACTAGCCCTTGTTTAATATCATCGAGATCTTGTTGTTCTTCTACCATATTAACGCCCCAACTTCCTTTAAGTGACTTTTTCATTCCATTATCTACAATATCTGATTTAAAGAAAGTATCTAGATTTCCTTTGTTAATTAAAAATTTAATATTTTCTAATTGTTTCCATGGACCGTATAAGTATTGGCTATCTATGTTATTTCTTACCGTTTGACGAAATTGATTGTAGTAGTCTCTAAATAAATTACCCATTAAAAATCCTGATATATCTACCCTTTTAAATATATAACTATCACGATCAGATTCCTTTGTTATACCTAGACATACCTTAATTAATTTTTTAACAATATGACCAAGAAATAAAGCTTTATTTTTAAATTCATTTCCTACATTTGGGAATAAATCGTTTATAATAACATGTTTTAATTTATCGACATTCTTATATTCAACAAAATTAGTTAAATATTTAAGAGCATCATCCTGTGTTTGAATAGTTGAAGCATGAATTATACTATATCTTAAAAAATCTATCATTGCTTTATTATCAGGATCATCAGGATCATCTTCTATTATATATTTCAAAATATCTTTATCACTTTCTACACCCATAGCTCTAAATAATACAAATAATGGTATTTTAGTAGAAATATTAGGTGATGAAATTATAATTGCATTAGGATATTTATTAATTTCGCTGACTTCTCCATTATCATCTTTCTTTTCTTTAGTTTCTTTATTTGGTTCATCTTTTTCTAGAGTAGAAGAATCTTCATCATCGTCATCTTTTTCTTTTTTGATTTCTTTATCATTATAAACATAAATATTAATTGTTTTTGGGAAAAGGGGATTTTCTTCTGAAGTACATCGAATAAGACCTTCATAACTAAATTTAGGATCTTTGCTATTATTTATAAAAATTCTATTTGTTACAATTCTTTCCTGTGCAACTATGACTTTTTCCTTTCCATCTATTATAAAATACCCACCTTGATCGTATATACACTCACCCATTTCATGTAATACTTGTGGTGGTTGATTATTAAGAACACATAGACAACTATGTAACATTATAGGTATAGAACCGATTTTAACATTTTTAAAAAGGTTTTCTTCAATTGTCTCTTTTTCTTTTGTTTTTTTTGTAATATATTTAACTATTATATTAGCATACAAATCCGATTTATATGTCATGTTTTTAAGTCTAGCTTCATTTGGATACATTAATCTTTGTTCACCATTTTCTATAATTGTTGGTTTATCGATAAATATTTCATCTCCTTTTTCTCCTCCAATATAAACATTAATTTCATGACTTGTTGTTCCATTATCTTGATTTTTAATGACTATAAATGGGTTTAAAACACGTATAGTATTTGGTAATTTATTTAAAATAAAATCATTATAAGAATCCAAATGATGCTTTGTCAAAAAATAATTAGATTTAAAGTATTCATCAAGAATACACCAAGTATCTTTAAAAAAATCCATTTTATATAATACTATATTTTCTTAATATTAAAAGTTACATACTATAATTAATTAAATATTCACTTTTTACAATTTTTTTTACATTTTTGTGCACCACCAGTTGTCGACACTTTATTTGAAAAGTAAGAAAATGGTAACATTACATCACTAGGTGTTCCATATGCTGTGAATTTTTGAATTAATGGCATTGCAGAAACTTGTTCACTGGCAAGTAATCTATTAGGTATGTCTTGTGAAGTAACAGTTCGATCAATATAATCTCCGTTATTGTTACCTTGATATTTAATTGTACTGTAGTCTAAACCTACAGTCTCTTTATGAGAGCTATCAGAAAAACCGCCTCGTTTATTTCTTAATGTATAAGAATTTCCTGCATTTTGTGACATCACTTCTGGTAAAGATTTAATATTCATATTACCACCTTTTTTAGGCACTAGACTTTTTTTTTGTGAAGGGGGACTTTTTTTTTAGGAGCAACTTTTTTTGAAGCACTTTTTTTAGTCCTTTTTCCTCCGTAATATTCTTGCATAGTACTTTCTTGATTAGTGAAAGGGTTTTTCATGACGGTAGGACTTACATTTGCAACCTTTAAAGGGTCTAGAAAATGACTAGTTGTTGGTTTAGCAACATTCATCATAGTTGGTTTAGCAACATTCATAGTAGTTGGTTTAGCAACATTCATAGTAGCTATTGTTGTTGGTTTAATTGATGCATTTGCAAAATGAGATTTTGCATTAATTTGTAAACCTACATTTCTAGGTAGTACTGAATTTAAAGCTTGTGCTGGTTGAGATTGGAAGACTGAATTTGAAAAGTTTGATTTTACTCCCATAGCTGCTGATGTACTCTTTGCTAAAGAACTCATAAAATCACCTAATGATGCATTTGTACCACCACCTTTTTTAGGCACAGGTTTAGCTTTAGGAACCTTGGATCCCTTGGTTTTCTTGGATTTTTTCTTGTAAGAACCTCCGCAAGTTGGACATTTATGCATACCCCCACCACATTGTTTACCTCCACCGTTAGAATAATTATTAGTAAATTCTGAATTCATCGTTGAATATGTATCTGAAGTTACAAGAGATGTAACTGCATCTGAAGCAACCGAACCACCTGTTTGTTTCATATTTATTATGATATATCCGGAGATTTTAATTTTTTGATAATCATAAAAAAAAATACTGGATTGTTATGATAAATGTTAATAAATTTTCCAATGATTGTTTTGCAATTTCAATTGCATTATCATGATTATATTTATCTATCATTTCTGTTTTTTTCATATAAATATTATAAAATTTATTAAAAGCATTTTTCTCATTATCATTTATTCTGTCAAGGGTATATAGATATGGATAGATATCTATATTATTATCATCACAAATTCTAATTAAATCGGCATATATATGATTCCAATTTTTACCTTTAACATTTATATACTTATCATAATCACAATGATCTATATGATTATTATCGTATAAATGTATTAAATAATTTTGACTATCTAAAATATAGTTATTTAAATTTACCTTCATCTTTCTTATTGGCATATAGGATATTTATTTGTAAACCTCATAAACGCAATTTAAAAAATATTATAATGTTTATCTTTCATTTCATCATATTCAAATGGAGCTTCATGACTCATATGTGATACAAATTTACCAAATCCATCAATATTATTCTTTTTATACTTATGATAGACGATTTTTAAGTATTTCATTGTTATTGATTGAGTTTTAATAATTCTTTGTTCTATATAATTATCCATATTTTTAATATCAATAATTGTAGATATATTTGGAATATTAAAATATATTGTTTTCATTGAATTTAAGATTTCAATTCTGATATCTTTTAGAATTTGAAAATTCAATTCAAAATCATATTTACCCAACATGACTTTATAATGAACTTTTAAAAAATACTCTAAATATGAAACTATTTTTTCATATAATGCTTGATCGTATATTTTTAAAAATTTAATATCATAAATAATTTGTTTTATGTCATCATTTTTCTTTATATATTTTAAATTCCTTGGTGTTTTGTGGATAAAATATATTTTATCTTCGGGTATTTCATAATCATGACCAAGTATTTTTTCAAAATCATTTATATGTTTATTTAGATTACTGTTCTTTTTTTCATCAATTGTTTTTTTATTAATATATATAATGTATAATACAATTAATATGACAAACATGAAAAATACACCATTTATATCTCTATTAATAAATAGGTTATAATATAATATAAATCCTATTAAAAAAACTATAAAAATATGTTTTTTAAATTCTTCATAAACACTCATCCTATTAATTGGTATTTATCTTTTTTTATAAAATATTAATTTCAAACTTTACTAGATTTTGATATTTCGACATAATATAAAAATATACTTATAAATATAAACATTATACCTATATACACAAGTCTATCATCTTTGGAGAAGATATCAAAAATATCTTTGCCGTTACTATTTAATAAATCATTGAACATTTCAATCCAAATATTAAAGAATTTATAAACTACTTGAGAAATGGTATGATTAATAAATTCTTTTTCTTTTACATCGTCATCTCTATAATTTTTAATAACTCGATTAACAGTGTCTAATACCTTATCTTCCTTATTAATTAATTCTTGATAAGTATTATCATGATTAGATTGTTCAAGTGTATTAACTAATGATTTATAATCACTGTATTCTAACATAATTTATATTTAATTATAAATTTAATAAAAAAATAACCCTTTTTGACGGAAGCGATTTTCAAAAAGTTTAAAAGGGATAATTTGGATTTATTTTAAAGTGTGCTTTTAAATGTTATAATGTTCGCTATATTCATCTAATGGTATTGACATTTTCCTGTATGAGGAGTGTCATATACATTTCACTTTTAAATACATCAATATTTTTAATTTATTACTGTTAGATTTTTGAAAACAATAATAAAATAAATATGATACTGATGATATCTAATTTTCATCATTTATTATATAATTCATTAGGATTTACATAATAATATTAGATATACTGAATTGATATGACACAATCATATCACATTCCTGTTTTATTTTTCGTTATAACCATTGATCTTCGGATTTAAATTAATAAATCAAAGTGTGATCAATGGAAGTTTGTACTCTCACCAAAGTAAGCAGTACGACTCCAGCTTTGCTGAAGAGCTTTACGACTCAAGTAATTATCAAGGAATTTTTATACATTATTTATAATCCTTGATATTCGGAGCCATATAATCTGTTTTTATTATAACCCTTGATCTTCGGATTTAAATTAATAAATCAAAATGTGACCAAGGGAAGCTTGTGACTTATCCTAATAATATAGGATAAGCACGGTTACTACTCAAGTGATTATCGAGGGGTTTTATAATCGTTAGTTTAACCCTTGATATTCGGAGCAGTGTATTACTACGTTATTATTTGTAACCCTTGATCTTCGGATTTAAATTAATAAATCAAAGTGTGACCAAGGGAAGCTTGTGACTTATCCTAATAATATAGGATAAGCACGGTTACTACTCAAGTGATTATCAAGGGGTTTTATATACATTATTATAATCCTTGATATTCGGAGCAGTGTATTACTACGTTATTATTTGTAACCCTTGATCTTCGGATTTAAATTAATAAATCAAAGTGTGACCAAGGGAAGCTTGTGACTTATCCTAATAATATAGGATAAGCAC